TTAGCTATATCAAAAGCACCATTAGCATAAGAACTGATTGAAACTGTATTAGAACTGGCCGTATTAGCTATACCAAAAGCAGAGTTGGCATAAGAACCTGCTGGTGTTGCTGTATTAGCTATACCAAAAGCAGAGTTGGCATATGAACTGGCTGTATTAGCTCCACCAAAAGCACCATTGGCATATGAACCTGCTGGTATCGCTGTATTAGCAATACCAAAAGCAGAATTAGCATATGAACTAATTGAAACCGTATTGGAACTGGCTGTATTAGCTACAGTGAATGCTGAGTTGGCATAAGAACCTGCTGGTGTTGCTGTATTAGCTATACCAAAAGCAGAGTTGGCATATGAACTGGCTGTATTAGCTCCACCAAAAGCAGAGTTGGCATATGAACTGGCTGTATTAGCTCCATCAAAAGCACCATTAGCATAAGAACTTGCCGTATTAGATCCACCAAAAGCACCATTAGCATAAGAACTTGCCGTATTAGATCCACCAAAAGCACCATTAGCATATGAACTGGCTGAATTCGAAGAATTAAAAGATGCATTAGCTTGAATAAAAGATGCGTTAGAAAATTTCAACAAGTCTGTACCATAACTGGTTATTGTATAACCGGCAACATTTGCTATAAGTGTGCCAACATTAGATTCTGACGCTGAACCCGGACTTAATGTATTATTTGTACCTGGGTCCTGTGTTATATCCCTAAACAACAAGAAATTATTGGAACCAGCTTGCCTCACAAGACCATGATAAGTTGGTATAGCTGATCCAGCTGTCAATGAACTACCATAAAAACCTATGTCCAAGGTATCACTGAATAAGTTATTATTAGCTAACTTGATTAACGAATCTTCCGTTTGTATCACAGTCATATTGACTGATGTTGTTGTTCCTTGAATGTAAAGGTTACCCGTTACAAATACATCACCTGAAACTGTACCACCTGTTTGTGCAAATGAATTATTTGCACGGACAAAAGAAGCATTGGCATAATTTGAAGCACTATTGGCTGAATCAAAAGATAAATTAGATTGTGCAAAGGCACCATTAGCATACGAACTAGCTGATGCAGCATTTAAAGTACTTGTATTAGCAATACCAAAAGCAGAGTTGGCATAGGAACTAATTGAAACTGTATTAGAACTGGCCGTATTAGCTATACCAAAAGCAGAGTTGGCATAAGAACCTGCTGGTGTTGCTGTATTAGCTATATCAAAAGCAGAGTTGGCATAGGAACTGGCTGAGTTAGCTATACCAAAAGCAGAGTTGGCATATGAACTGGCTATTGCTGCATTGGAACTTGCTGAATTAGCTGCTAAGAATGCACCATTAGCATAGAAACCCGCTGGTGTTGCTGTATTAGCTATAGCGAATGCAGAGTTGGCGTAGGAACTGATTGAAACCGTATTCGAACTGGCCGTATTAGCTATACCAAAAGCAGAATTAGCATATGAACTGATTGAAACTGTATTGGAACTGGCTGTATTAGCAGCAGCAAAAGCACCATTAGCATATGAACTAGCTGATCCTGCATTAGTGATGGCCGTATTTGAAGAAACAAAAGCACCATTAGCATATGAACCAGCCGGTATCGCTGTGTTGGCTACAGTGAATGCTGAGTTGGCATATGAACCAGCTGATACTGCTTTGGAATCTGCTGTATTAGCTGCTAAAAATGCTGAGTTGGCATATGATGCTGTCGCTGCAGGTGATGTTGTTTGTGTTGTACCATCGACAAATGTTATACCATTACCTGTACCTGTAATTACATGACTTCCGGTATATACATTACCAACAACACCCAAACCACCAGTCGATATGACAAGCGCGCCAGTTAAATTTGATGTAGAATTATTTGCTCCAGAAATAGAAACATTTGAGCCTACCGTTATAAAGGTATCTACTGATGTATTTCCGTATATTCTTGTTCCACTTAGAAGTTTTGCCATATTTTTATTTTTTGATTGATATGCTATTTATCATAGTATTCCAGTCACTTCATCAAAATAACCGTTAACCATTAATGTACCATCAGAATTTTCACGTTTAGCTATGTTTTGGCCTTGTAATGTAATTTCATCTAAATTTGATGCATGCGTTACTGTTGGTGATATACTAATTTGATTTAAAGTTGTTTCATCAAATTGAGAACCTATTGGAACGAACAAGACACCATTACTATTGATTCTTGAAATAAACCAAGCAGGTAATATTGTCCAGCCACTATTATTACCAGCGTTTGTGTTACCTGAACCATTAGCGTTCCATGTTGCTCCGCCTGTTACATTAATATCTTTGATAAAGGTATTAGAAATTGAAACTGTACCACTGACTTGACTGATTGTCGCTCGTGTTCCGGGGGTTGTGCTTTGCAGGTACTTGAGTGTTGTGCCTGATGTTACGAAAGAACCCACAGTGCTGGTCACGCCTGATTTGAGTTGCAGCGTGCCGTTAGAAAATGTTAGTGCGCCCGTCATATTCAAAGAATCCTGACACGCCCATGCGCCACCAACACCATTAAATGCAATAGGAAAAACTATTGTTTTGCCATTGGAAGTAATGGTTTTTGTACCGCTAGTTGACGCGAATGTAAGGGTGTTGGTTCCTGATGTAGAAATGACATTAGCCCCCAGCGTAAAATTACCAAAACAACGTGGAGTGTTTGCAGGATTAACTGTTCCATTAAAATTGGTAAAATCAATATTTCTATAACCGCCGGAAGTGCCTTGTATAACAACTACATCAGTTGCGTTGTTCAAAAACTCAACGCTGATGGATTGAGCCTCTGGCAAAGCCCACATTACGATATTTCTAGTGCCTGTACCACCAGAATAGGTGAATTGCACAAGTGGGTTAGTGCCTGAAACTGATGCATTTGTTGAAGTAGCACCACTAAAACAAGTAGCACCGGTGCTATTAGTTATAACCAATTTGCCTGTTGAACCAAAAGCCAGTGTTCTCACATTGGTATTTGATGAACTAAATCCATTACAAGTGGCTGTGTACCCATTCAAATCTAATGTGCCGCTGGTCAGGGTGTAGTTGCCTGAAGTTCCGGCAACTAATTCTACAGTGGTATTTCTAGCCAAAGAAACTGTGCCGTTAAATGAGTCAACTATAAAATTATTAAGGAATAGAGTTATGCCTGCTGAGTCTACTGTTTGCGTTAGACCCTGCCCGGAAAAAGTCCAAGTGGGGCTTGTTGCACCAGTCATGGTCATGGACGAAGTGAGCGTCACGTTTCCGTATATGGTTGGGTCTTGATTGCCTTGATTCCAAGTGAATGCTGTGGTGCGTCCACTAAAGTTCAGAGTACCCATGTTCCAGTTATCGCTTATCGTGATAGTGTTGCCAGTACGCAAGCCGTTGTTTGCAATGGCCCCTGCATCATCAATAATGGCGGTGTCTTGTGCCAAGGGAAAATCGTTCACAGCCGGTGTTGCAGTATCAGCCGAAGATGTTGACCATACAGTGCCGCCCCAGTTTGCGCTTGCGCCACTCACGCTGCGAAAGTATTTGTTTACACCTGCAGCAAATGTGATGTTGGTGTTGCCCAGGCAGTTACCCAAGCGAGTGCCGGACCAAGGACTAGCGGCACTTGCACCCGCAGCAACAATGTCCTGAAAGTCCACATCAACCAGTGCGGCAAGAGTAGCAACAGTCAATGTGCGGGGAGTGCCTAAAACACTGCTACTAATAAATATACGGCGGGTCGCTGATGCGGCGTTGCTTAAAGTCAAAGTTCCATTGACTGTTTGGTTATCCGCAAGGACAATAGGCCGAATACCTACACTAGCCGATGTGGCACTAGATAAATTATTAAAAGTATTTGGTCCTGAAATAGTAACTGTGTTAGCCGATGTACCTGTAAAACTCACGTTGTAGTATGTCAATCCACCACCAGCAAATATAGGGTTTATGACGCTACAAATGATTGTGGATGTGCCTGCGCTGAACGTCAGATTGGTTGTGGTGGTAAATGTCCATGCAGCCTGCACAGATAAGGTAAGCGTAGAACTTCCTAAAGTAACTGACCTAACACCGGTTCCACTAGAAGCCATACCCGCGCTACTAACGGCAAAATTTCCAGTACTAAATGCACCCGCAGTTACAGTAATTACATTAGTAATATTGGTAAAAGCACTGCCAAGAGTCCAACCGCCACCTACTCCGTTAAAGGTGACTGCCATCGCTCCCAGCGTCACGTTATTTGTGGTAACAGTTTTACCGGTCGTGGTAGCCAAGAAGTTTATGGCTGCACCGGTTGTGGTGGTAAAAACAACACCTGTGGCGGAATTTAACCAACTACCATAGCAGTTGATTACCGCCGTGGCTCCAGAGGTGATGGTGACATTGCCCGCAGCAGGGCCAGCAATGGTTATGTCTGCTGCAACAGCATTGGTTCCCACAGTCACAGCATAGGCTGTGGCATTAGATGCCGTGTCAAAGATCACATTATCCGCAGATGTAGGCGCCGATGCACCACCCGCGCCACCTGAGGCAGCACTCCAGTTGGTTGTGGTTGTTGCATCCCATGTGCCTGTGCCGCCTACCCAGTATCTATTGGCCATGCTTACTCCTCAGTAGGAGGTGAGGCTACAGCCGCAAGCCACCTGTTGTAGCGGTCTTGCTTCATTATTTCAATTTCAGCGTCAGTCATGGTTTGACCGTCTAGCAAAACAATAGCGTCTGCGTATTTGCCGTAGGGACTATCAAATTCAAAATAAATACTTATCATATTAATCTCTTATTATCCAAATATTGTATCTAGACTATTATTTGCAGCATTGTAGGTTACATATACAACACTGCTACTAATTGTGTTTGAAAAACCAACAACACCAGTATAACCAACATAAACATTTCCTGTTACGCCAATTCCACCAGTAACTTGTAATGCACCTGTAGTATTTGATATAGATGTGGTTGTATTTGTTATTATTAAATTACCAGTAATTGTTACATTACCGGTAATTGTACCACCAGTATTTGCATTGACTGTATTGTTTGCTCTTGTATAAGCAGAGTTGGCTTGTGCAAAAGCACCATTAGCATATGAACCTGCTGGTATCGATGTATTAGCTATATCAAAAGCACCATTAGCATAAGAACTGATTGAAACCGTATTCGAACTGGCCGTATTAGCAATACCAAAAGCAGAATTAGCATATGAACTGATTGAAACTGTATTAGAACTGGCTGTATTAGCTATAGCGAATGCTGAGTTGGCATAGGAACCGGCTGCTGTTACAGCAGAACCAGTATTAGCAGCAGCAAAAGCACCATTAGCATAAGAACTGGCTGATCCTGCATTAGTGATGGCTGTATTTGAAGAAACAAATGCACCATTAGCATATGAACCAGCCGGTATCGCTGTATTGGCTACAGTGAATGCTGAGTTAGCATATGAACTGGCTATTGTTGCATTAGTGATGGCTGTATTTGAAGAAACAAATGCACCATTAGCATATGAACCTGCTGGTATTGCTGTGTTGGCTATTAAGAATGCACCATTAGCATATGAACTAGCTGAATTAGCTATACCAAAAGCACCATTAGCATAGGAACTGATTGAAACCGTATTAGAACTGGCTGAGTTAGCTGTTAAGAATGCACCATTGGCATATGAACTGGCTGTATTAGCTCCACCAAAAGCACCATTAGCATAAGAACCTGCTGGTATCGCTGTATTAGCTATACCAAAAGCTGAGTTGGCATATGAACTGGATGATGCAGCATAGGAACTGGCTGTATTAGCTCCAGCAAAAGCAGAATTAGCATATGAACTAGCTGATCCTGCATTAAAATTGGCTGAGTTAGCAATACCAAAAGCACCATTAGCATAAGAACTGATTGAAACTGTATTGGAACTGGCTGTATTGGCTGTTAAGAATGCACCATTAGCATATGAACCTGCTGGTATCGATGTATTAGCTATAGCGAATGCGGAGTTGGCATAGGAACTGGCTATTGCTGCATTAGAACTGGCTGTATTAGCACCAGCAAAAGCACCATTAGCATAGGAACCTGCTGGTATTGCTGTATTAGCTATACCAAAAGCAGAGTTGGCATATGAACTGATTGAAACTGTATTAGAACTGGCTGTATTAGCTATAGCGAATGCTGAGTTGGCATAGGAACTTGCTGGTATTGCTGTATTAGCTACATTGAATGCTGAGTTGGCATAGGAACTAGCTGATGCAGCATTAGAACTGGCTATTGCTGCATTAGAACTGGCTGAGTTAGCGCCAGCAAAAGCACCATTGGCATATGAACCTGCTGGTATCGCTGTATTAGCTACATCGAATGCAGAGTTGGCATAGGAACTAATTGAAACTGTATTGGAACTGGCTGTATTAGCACCAGCAAAAGCACCATTAGCATAAGAACCTGCTGGTGTTGCTGTATTAGCTACATTGAATGCTGAGTTGGCATAGGAACTAGCTGATGCAGCATTAGAACTGGCTGTATTAGCACCAGCAAAAGCACCATTGGCATATGAACCTGCTGGTATTGCTGTATTAGCAATACCAAAAGCAGAGTTGGCATAGGAACTGGCTGAAGCAGCATTAGAACTGGCCGTATTAGCTCCATCAAAAGCACCATTAGCATATGAACTTGCTGAATTTGCAGTACCATATGCTGCATTAGCTTGGCTAAAAGCAGCGTTTGCTTGACGCCGCGCATATGCAGCACCTGTAAATGTGTTAGATGATTCAAACGCAACATTAGCTTGGTTGAAAGCTGCGTTAGCAAATTGCAACAAGTCGGTGCCGTAACTGGTTATTTTGTAACCAGCAACATTTGCTATAAGTGTACCAACATTGGATTCTGTGGCTGAACCTGGACTTAATATATTCGATGATGGGTCTTCTGCTATATCTCTAAACAACAAGAAATTATTGGAACCAGCTTGGCGAACTAATCCGTGATAAGTTGGTACAGCTGAACCGGCAGTTAATGAAGTACCATAAAAACCTATATCTAAAGTATCACTAAGAACATTATTGTTGGCTAACTTAATTAATGAATCAGTTGTTTGTATGACCGTTGTATTTACGGATATTGTCGTTCCATTAATAAACAAATTTCCAGTAACTGTAACATCACCTGTAATTGTACCACCAGATTGAACATTTAAAGAATTATTTGCTCTCACATAGGCAGAATTGGCATATGAACCTGCTGGTATTGCTGTATTAGCTACTAAGAATGCCGAGTTGGCATAGGAACTGGCTGAATTGGAAGAAGCAAATGCACCATTAGCATAGGAACTGGCTGAATTAGCAATACCAAAAGCACCATTAGCATAAGAACCTGCTGGTGTTGCTGTATTAGCTATAGTGAATGCAGAGTTGGCATATGAACTAGCTGAATTAGATATATCAAAAGCACCATTAGCATAAGAACTGATTGAAACTGTATTGGAACTGGCTGTATTAGCTGTTAAGAATGCTGAGTTGGCATAAGAACCTGCTGGTGTTGCTGTATTAGCTATACCAAAAGCAGAGTTGGCATAGGAACTAATTGAAACTGTATTGGAACTGGCCGTATTAGCAATACCAAAAGCACCATTAGCAAAAGAACTTGCTGTATTAGCTCCAGCAAAAGCACCATTAGCATACAAACTCGCTAATCCTACACTAGTAATGGCCGTATTAGCTGCCACAAATGCACCATTAGCATATGAACCTGCTGGTATTGCTGTATTTGCTACAGTGAATGCACCATTGGCATATGAACTGGCTGATCCTGCATTAGTGATGGCCGTATTCGAAGAAACAAAAGCACCATTAGCATATGAACCTGCTGGTATTGCTGTGTTAGCTTGTGTGAATGCACCATTAGCATATGAACTGGCTGATCCTGCATTAGTGATGGCCGTATTTGAAGAAACAAAAGCACCATTAGCATATGACCCAGCTGGTATTGCTGTGTTGGCTACAGCAAAAGCACCATTGGCATATGAACTGGCTGAGTTAGCTATACCAAAAGCACCATTAGCATAGGAACTAATTGAAACTGTATTAGAACTGGCTGTATTGGCTGTTAAGAATGCACCATTAGCATAGGAACTAGCTGAATTAGCAATATTATATGCGGAGTTGGCATAAGAACTAGCTGAAGCAGCATTAGAACTGGCCGTATTCGAAGAAACAAATGCACCATTAGCATATGAACTAGCTGAATTAGCATAAGAACTTGCCGTATTAGCTCCATCAAAAGCACCATTAGCATATGAACTGGCTGAGTTAGCAATGCCAAAAGCACCATTAGCATATGACCCAGCCGGTATTGCTGTATTAGCTACTGTATATGCTGAGTTGGCATAGGAACTGGCTGAATTGGAAGAAGCAAAAGCACCATTAGCATAGGAACTTGCCGTATTAGATCCAGTAAATGCACCATTAGCATAGGAACTGGCTGAGTTAGCAATGCCAAAAGCACCATTAGCATATGACCCAGCCGGTATTGATGTATTAGCTTGTGTGAATGCAGAGTTGGCATAAGAACTGGCTGAGTTGGATACAATGAAGGCACCATTAGCATAAGAACTGGCTGAGTTGGCTGTTCCATGTGCTGAATTAGCTTGGATATATGCTGAATTGGCATATCCTCCTACTATTTTTACATTTTTATTTTCTTGATTGCCAATGTATGAATATGTCATTTTAACTTATTTCTAATGCACTCATTATAACATCTGATGAAGATGCATCACTGGTCGAAACGGAAATATAATCTCCAGATTCTAGTACCAATTTTTGGTCACCCCCAATTGGAACTAAAGAATTTCCTGGATCTATTGGTACTTTTCTAGCCATATAATAGTTTGAACCGCCTATGTTCACAATAACATTTGCCGTTATTGAAGTTTCTAAATTATTAGATACTGTAAAACCAATAACAGTAGTTTGTACACCCGCGCCAGCTGTATATATTGTGGTAGGACTTATTCCTACAGCTGATTGAGCATAGTTTTTAAAATTGTTTGCCATTTGTAATTCCTAGTATTTTTTATTTATGTGTTAACCTAAAGCTATAGAATATGCTAATGCATCGGATATTGCAGTGTTAGCTCGCAAAAATGCACCATTAGCGTATGAACTAGATGAAGCAGCATTTAAAGTACCTGTATTGGCTGTTAAGAATGCGCCATTAGCATATGAACTGGCTGAAGCAGCATTAGAACTGGCCGTATTAGCTCCAGCAAATGCAGAGTTAGCATAAGAACTTACTGATGATGCATTGGAACTAGATGTATTAGCTATTAAAAATGCAGAATTAGCATAAGAACTGGCTGATGCTGCGTTGGAACTGGCCGTATTAGCTGCTACAAATCCAGAGTTAGCATAAGAACTGGCTGAAGCAGCATTAGAACTTGCCGTATTAGCTCCAGTAAAAGCACCATTAGCATATGAACCTGCTGGTATTGCTGTATTTGCTACAGAAAATGCACCATTAGCATATGAACTGGCTGAATTGGATACACCATAAGATGCATTAGCTTGAATGTAGGCAGAGTTAGCATATGAACTTGCTGAAGCAGCATTGGAACTGGCTGTATTAGCTCCAGCAAATGCAGAGTTGGCATATGAACTTGCTGAATTTGCGGAACCATAGGATGAGTTAGCATACGAACTTGCTGAAGCAGCATTGGAACTGGCTGTATTAGCTCCAGCAAATGCAGAGTTAGCATATGAACTTGCTGATGCTGCGTTGGAACTGGCCGTATTAGCTGCTAAGAATGCACCATTGGCATATGAACTTGCTGAATCCGAATTCAAACTGGCCGTATTAGCTGTTAAGAATGCTGAGTTGGCATATGAACTAGATGAGTTTGCAATACCAAAAGCACTATTAGCATACGAACTTGATGATGCAGCATTGGAACTGGCTGTATTAGCTCCAGTGAAAGCACCATTGGCATACGAACTGGCTGAATTGGCACCAGCAAAAGCACCATTAGCATATGAACTGGCTGAATTGGCAGTGATATAAGATGCATTAGCGTGTAGAAAAGCTGAATTGGCATAAGATCCAGTTGATAATACACCGGTACCAGAATTGGATGAATCAAACGCAGCATTAGCTTGCATAAAGGCTGCATTAGCAAATTGTAACAAGTCGGTACCATAACTGGTTATCTTATAACCGGCAACATTTGCTATAAGTGTGCCAACATTGGATACACTTGCCGATCCTGCCGGCATTACATTCGATGATGGGTCCTGTGTTATATCCCTAAACAACAAGAAATTATTGGAACCAGCTTGCCTCACAAGACCATGATAAGTTGGTACACCAGAACCAGTTGTTAATGAGGTACCATAGAACCCTATATCTAAAGTATCACTGTATAAGTTGTTATTAGCTAACTTGATTAACGAATCTGTTGTTTGTATGACCGTTGTATTTACGGAGGTAGTTGTTCCATTAATGAAAAGATTACCCGTTACAGTCACATCACCTGTAATTGTACCACCTGATTGTACATTTAGTGAATTATTTGCCCGAATGAAAGATGCATTAGCATAATTAGAAGCACTATTAGCCGAATTGAAAGATAAATTAGATTGTGCAAAAGCACCATTTGCATATGAACTAGATGAATTGGCAGTAACATAAGCACCATTAGCATATGAACTGGATGAATTAGCTACACCATAAGCTGAGTTGGCAAAAGAACCAGCTGATGCTACACCAGAACCAGTATTTGCAGCTTCAAATGCACCATTAGCATATGAACTTGCTGAAGATGCATTGGAACTAGCCGTATTCGATGCAGCAAAAGCACCATTAGCATATGAACTTGCTGAATTTGCAGTACCATATGCTGCATTAGCTTGAACATACGATGAATTGGCATATGAACTAGCCGTATTCGATGCAGCAAAAGCACCATTAGCATATGAACCTGATGAGTTTGCTGAATAACGTGCAACATTATCAATACCATAACCTCTAAAACCGGTAGCTTGTATTGTACTATCTGGGAATGTTATATTGCCATTTGCATCAAAGTTCCATGTACCGCCGGTAGTTTGAATATGTGCGCCAGATGGATCAACCCATACAAAAGATTGGTCGGCATTGTTTAATCGTACATACCCAACACCAGCTTCACCATTATATAAATCTAATCCGTTAGTATAACCACTACGTCCAACTTGTCCTATTATTCCCGGTAATGTTAATGAACCATCTTTAGCAAAAGTCCAAAGAGCACCTGCCGCACCCGTATCTGTAATTATCTCTACACGACCATTGGAATATACTTGTGCAAGGCCTCCATCACCGCTCTGAGCAGCAACACCAGTTATATCATTATTGGCATTTGCTGTAATTTTTATTAAATTGTTAGCTTCATTTCCTACTAATGCAGCACCACCAGTAAATTTTACATCACTACCCACACCAGAAAGTATCAATGATCCAATCATTGTATCACCGGATTTACTTACTTTGGTGTTTGAATTAATGTAGGCTGAGTTTGCATACAAACTGGATACATTAGCACCAGCAAAAGCACTATTAGCATATGAACTTACTGAGTTAACTGCACCATAAGATGCATTGGCTTGTATGTAAGCTGAGTTAGCATATGATCCTGCAATAATTACACCAACACCTGCATTAGCTGCTGCGAAAGCCGCATTGGCATGTACATAAGCGGAGTTTGCATAGTAACTAGCGGAGTTAGCATAAGAACTGGCCGTATTAGCACCAGCAAATGCACCATTGGCATAAGAACTAGCTGAGTTGGCTGTGCTATATGCTGCATTGGCTTGTATGTAAGCAGTATTAGAATAAAAGCTAGCTGATGCTGCATTGGAACTGGATGTATTTGTTGCATCGAAAGCAGCATTAGCATAAATACTCGCTGAATTGCCAACAGATAAAGCTGAAAATGCTAATACGAAAGCACCATTGGCATAAGAACTAGCATTATTCGCAGCACCAAATGCACCATTAGCATATGAAGCAACGGAGGCTACGGACGCCGTAGTATTAGCCGATGTGTTAGCCATTTCGAACGCTGCATTTGCTTGAACAAAAGCACTATTAGAATAAGAACTGGCTGTATTGGCTACAGTGAATGCACCATTGGCATATGAACTGGCTGAATTTGCTATAATAAAAGCTGAATTAGTGTGAAAATATGCCGAATTTGCATAAGAACTAGCTGAATTAGCATCACGGTAACCTGAATTAGCATAGGAACTAGCTGAAGCAGCATTTAAAATACCTGTATTAGCACCAGCAAAAGCACCATTAGCATAGGAACTTGCCGTATTAGATCCAGTAAATGCACCATTAGCATAGGAACTGGCTGAATTGGCACTATCATATGATGAATTGGCGTGAACATATGCTGAGTTTGCATATAAACTAGATGTGTTTGCTGTTATGAAAGAACCATTGGCATATGAACTGGCTGAATTTGCAGTACCGTATGCTGAGTTAGCATATTGACCGGTTGAATTCTGTGATACATAGGCCGAATTGGCTTGTATGTAAGCTGAGTTAGCATATGAACCTGCTGAATTTGCAGTACCGTAAGCTGAATTGGCATATGAACCAACTAAGTTAGCTGCGCCGTATGCTGAATTAGCTTGTATGTAACCTGAGTTTGCATATGAACCTGCTGAGTTCGCGGTGTCGTATGCTGAATTGGCTTGTATGTAAGCTGAATTGGCATATGAACCAACTAAGTTAGCCGCACCGTACGCTGAATTGGCATGTGTATATGATGAATTGGCATATTGACCTGTTGTATTCTGTGATACATAAGCCGAATTGGCATGTGTATATGCTGAATTGGCATAAGAACTGGCTGAATTTGCGGCACCGTATGCTGAATTGGCATATGATCCAGCAGCAACTACACCACTACCAGAATTAGCTGCATCAAAAGCTGCATTAGCTTGAATATAAGATGAACTTGAAAACTTTAATAAATCTGTACCATAACTAGTTATTGTATAACCGGCAACATTTGCTATAAGTGTTCCAACATTTGAAACAGTTGCTGATCCAGGAGAAAGTATATTCGATGATGGGTCCTGTGTTATATCCCTAAACAACAAGAAATTATTGGAACCAGCTTGGCGAACTAATCCATGATAAGTTGGTACAGCTGATCCAGCTGTCAATGAACTACCATAAAAACCTATGTCCAAGGTATCACTAAGGACATTATTGTTTGCTAATTTAATTAATGAATCTGTTGTTTGCACAACCGTTGTGTTAACTGTTGTTGTTGTGCCATTGATGAACAAATTTCCAGTAACTGTTATGTCACCTGTAATTGTACCACCTGTTTGTACATTCAGTGAATTATTTGCACGAATAAAAGATGCATTCGCTTGCAGATAAGCTGAGTTTGCATATGATCCTGCAACAATTACACTAGCACCTCCATTAGCTGCTGCGAAAGCCGCATTGGCCTGAGTAAATGCTGTGTTTGCATATATGCCTGTTGTATTCTGTGCTATGTAAGATGCATTGGCGTGAATATGTGCTGTATTTGCATATACACCTGTTGTATTCTGTGATACATATGCCGAATTGGCCTTAGTAAATGCTGTATTTGCATATTGACCTGTTGTATTCTGTGATTCATAAGCTGTGTTGGCCTGAAAATAAGCTGAGTTTGCATAATTACCGGATGAATTCTGTGACACATATGCTGAATTGGCATGAATATAAGCTGAGTTAGTGTATTGACCCGTTGAATTCTGAGACACATAAGAAGAATTGGCGTGAATGTATGCTGAGTTAGCATATTGACCGGTTGAATTCTGCGATACATATGCCGAATTAGCATGTAGATACGCGGCATTCGCATATACTCCAGTTGTATTTTGTGAATCATAAGCTGCGTTAGCTTGTAAAAAGGAACCATTGGCACTCGAAGTAAGGTCAATAGAATCACCTGTGTTTGAGGTAATAATCAAACTACCACCTGAATTACTCAAAATAATACCGTCAATGTCAACAGACCCTGGACCAACAAACAATGATTTGAATGGTTTTAATTTAGATCCCAAGAAATAAGTATTGGCTGTTGATGGAATAATATTACCAGTTATAACCAAATCACCAAGCATTGTATCGCCATTTTTACTCAATTTAGTACCAGCTAAATTGAATGCTGTATTGGACCTAGCGAAAGCACCGTTGGCATAAGAAGCTGCTGGTATTACATTGTTAGCTTGTGCAAACGCAGCATTAGCCTGTGTGTATGCAGTATTAGCTTGTGCAAATACAATATTAGCTAGATTGTATGAAGCATTTGCTCGAGCAAAAGCAAGATTTGCGTTCGCTCTAGCTTCTGTATCTGTTACAGATACTATCAATGAATTAGCTAAAGCAAAAGCTGAATTGGCGTATGATCCAGTTGTTATTACTGCGGATAATGCATTGTTTGAATTTTCTCTTGCAAATACATCAACACCTCCATTCGCAATTGTATTTGCTAATCTGAAGGCCGCATTAGCGAACATCCCCACCGTATTTGAAGAAACTCTGGCAACCACTTCATTAGTGGTAATTTGAATTTGCAGATTTGCAATATTGGACGTTTGAGTTGGTCCTGTGAATTGCGTAATTGATTGCACGGCCGCAGGAGAACCTGGACCAACTCGTACACTAATCTGATTTACTGGATTTACTATAGTTGCCATTATGCGTTAGGACCATTGGAATTAATTACTCCGGTCACACCAGGAGAAACATATATTTGTCCTTCCAATACGCGAGTTACCAAATTAGTTACTGAATCTTTAATATTTACATCGTAGACGTATTTTCCATAAGGTACATTTGCAGTATTTGCTGCAGGCAACGAGAGGAATATTACACCTTCTTCTTCCGTACTGATTTGTGCAGTAAAAGTGAAAGCAACATTAGCTGTTGTGTAAGATTTCTTTGCTCTGGAATTTATAGTGAAGGTTGTTAAGTCATATGGAACTCCAGAATCATCTGTTAACGCCAGACGGGCATTAAAGGATGACCCTTGTTCCATGTATTGGTCTGAATATCCTGCGGCCATTTTGTGTACCTTTTATTTGATTCGTTAACCATATTTATGTTTATTGGTTTGGTATTTTTGATTTTAAGTATTGAACTTCTTCGTTCAATTCTTTAATAGCCTCGATTAACAATCCTACTATATTACCATAGTCAACAGTTAGTGTTTCTTCTTTCGTTGTCTGATCCACATGTGACATTACAACTTCAGGCAATACTTCTAAAACTTCTTGTGCAATTACACCGACCTTTTTCGTTTCAATATCGTCTTTTTTGTTGTAATAAACACCACGCAATTGTAAAGTTTTTTGCAATGCATTATCAATATTTGTTATATTTGTTTTAAGCTTTATGTCAGAGAATGCAACGACGTTACCTGTAGCTGTTAGGACACCTGTAGCAGTTACACCTGCATTAGCTGTAACGAGCCTATCTGCTCCGTTTATTCGATGAAATATACCTGAAGTTGCATTCTGGACCGTGTTCGTTAAATCACTTTGGAATATATTATCAGGATTAACACTTCCACTACCATTTCCATTTGTTCCAAAATATACTGCGCCGGTAGAGGTAATTCTAAATCTTTCGTTGCCTGATGTAGATATAGAAACTTCATCAGTTCTAACAGAACCAATACCTGTATAAGTTGCAGATGGCGCTTGATTAGTCAAGAATCGCATACTGCCATATAAAGACAATTTAGGAGCAGACGCAGGTGTTGTTCCACCAATTGCTACGTTGCCTTGTAAATAATTGTCTGCGGTTCCTGAGAGATATAGATTATATTTACCTGCGCCAGCTGAAACAAGTCCTTTAATACCGTGATTAGATACTGTTCCTGTGGACAAATCGGAAATATATAAACCCGTAGTATTAGATACAACACTTCCACCACCTGCAGCTACACTTCCGGCTATGAAATGATAAGCGTTATCCATAAGTAAACCGGCGGCGGTGTTTATATTACTATAGAAACTTGTATACCAACCAGTCATACCACCACCGGCGGTTCCTTGCGCCAATATACCACCACCCGTGTTCGTACCTGTAACTGTTTTACCAAGAGTAAGATTCCACTGAGATACCCCTACGCCATTAAATCCAATATCACCACCAATGTTGCCTGTAAATGAAGGTGATGTTAATGAAGGTGAAGCACTCAATACAACTGAACCTGATCCTGTAGATGTTTTGACGCCAGTACCACCGGAAGCAACCGGAATTGCCTGTGAACTGGTTATTTGTCCTGCAGCAATATTTGTGTTTAATGTTCCATAATTTGCAAACGATATAGCACCAATGCTATTACTTGTTGGATTCGTTGTTATTCCTTGGAATAGAGTCCAATCACTCGAAGCTGTTCTTACTAGTCCTGTATATTTTGTACCTGAGTTTACATATTGGCCATAAAAACCAATATCAACCACATCTCCTAAATTGTTTGCAGCTAATTCAATTAGAGAATCGACTGTTTGGTATGTTGCAACATTTATGTAAGTTAATGGACCATTAACAGTTAAACTACCAGTAATACCCAAATCACCTATGATTTGACCACCCGCAGTGGTTAGTGCAGTATTTGCTTTACCATATGCAGAGTTAGCATAGGAACTAGCAGATGCAGCATTTAATGTACCTGTATTAGCTTGTACATACGCAGCATTAGCGTAAAGGCCAGTTGTATTAGCTCTAGCAAATGCACCATTAGCATAGGAACTAGCAGATGCAGCATTTAAAATGGATGTATTAGCAATACCAAATGCAGAGTTAGCATAAGAACTAGCAGAAGCCGCATTTAGAGTACTTGTATTAGCTCCAGCAAAAGCAGAGTTAGCATATGAACTAGCTGAATTGGCATCACGGTATCCTGAATTAGCATAAGAACTAGCAGAAGCCGCATTTAGAGTACTTGTATTAGCTCCAGCAAATGCAGAGTTGGCATAGGTACTGGCTGAATTTGCATCACGGTAACCTGAATTAGCATATGAACTGGCTGATGCTGCATTTAAAGTACCTGTATTAGCTGCAGCAAAAGCGGCATTAGCATATACGGATGCTGCAGGTGAACCTGCCGTAAATTGAACTGAACCATCAGTAAAGGTGATACCATTGCCAGTACCTCTAATAACAACATTACCAGAATACACACTGCCACTTACACCAAGACCGCCTGCAATAACAACAGCACCAGTTGTGTTTGAAGAAGATGCTGTTGCATTTGAGAAAGTGTATACTGTTAAGCTGTTAGCTGTTACTGATGTGCCAGTATTAGCCAATGCATTATTAGCTACACCATAAGCTGAGTTGGCATATGAACTTCCTGCTGCAGCATTTAAAGTACCTGTATTAGCTACTAAGAATGCACCATTAGCGTATGAACTGGCTGACGCTGCATTTAGAGTACCTGTATTAGCCTGTGCAAAACCGGCATTAGCATATACAGATGCTGCAGGTGAACCTGCTGTGAATTGAACCGAACCATCAACAAAGGTAATACCATTACCAGAACCTCTAATCACAACATTGCCAGTGTATACACTACCACCTACACCAAGGCCGCCCGCAATAACAACGGAACCTGTGACATTCGAAGTGGATGCCGAATTGTTGGCAAAAGTATACATGGTACTGCTATTAGACGTAACCATGGAACCAACATTAGCTAAAGCATTGTTAGCAGTAATAAATGCTGAATTAGCATACGAACTGGCTGAATTTGCGCCACGGTAAGCTGAATTAGCATACGAACTAGCTGAATTGGATACACCATAGGCCGAGTTAGCATATTGACCGGTTGTATTCTGTGACACATAGGCTGAATTAGCTTGCAGGTAAGCTGAGTTAGCATACGAGCTAGCTGGTATTGCTACATTAGCTTGCTCAAAGGCCGCGTTCGCATGAGCATAAATTGCGGTTGAAATTTTACTTGTTGGAACAGTTGAAATACTTGTAGATGTTGCACTATCAGAAATCATATTCGCAGTCATAATTTGCGAATAGTAAATGCCATTATTTGAATCTAAAATATCCCAATATTTGTTTGATTCGTTCCAACGAATGGATGCATTTGCATTTGGAATACCAGTGGGTTGATTATTTGCAGTACCCCTATTAACACTAAAATAACTTGTGATTGGTGTATAAGTGTTTGCGTTTATTACAAAATTATTTGTTGTATAAACTGTTGTTCCGTTAATTGTAAACGTACCACCAACAGTCAAACCGGCCGATGTTGTTAGAGATTGGAATGCACCTACAGCATTTGTTGCCGAAAGAAGTGTACTCGTAACATACAGTTTAGATACAGAAATATCATTATTTGCAATAAGATAACTAGTATATGTATTTCCTGTTGCTGAAATTGTAGTAGTGTTTACAGTATTATTAGATTGCAAATATCCTGTGTAACTAGTGCCAACCACAGACATTGTAACCGTATTAACTGTCGCGTTAGCTTGTAATGCATTAGTCCAAGTATTGCCAACCACGGATAATGTGGCTGTATTTACGGAAGCATTAGCTTGAACTCTATTAGTCCAAGTATTGCCAACCACGGATAATGTGGCTGTATTTACAACGCTATTAGCTTGTAACTTATCGGTATAAGCAATGTTAGTAACAGATAATGTGGCTGTATTTACAACGCTATTAGCCTGTAACTTATCTGTAAACGAAATATTGGTAACCGATAATGTGGCTGTATTAACAACGCTATTAGCTTGTACTTTATCGATATGAGAAATATTGGTAACAGATAAAATAGCAGTATTAACTGAACTATTAGCCTGTAATCTATCTGTATGAGAAATATTAGTAACAGATATTGTAGCCGTATTAACAGCAGTATTAGACTGAATTACTCCAGTTAAAACATTCGTATTGGCCTGAAGTGTGTTAGTATACGAAACACCTGTGACCGATAGTGTGGCGGTATTTACAACACTATTAGCTTGTAACTTATCAGTATAAGCAATGTTGGTAACAGATAATGTGGCTGTATTTACAACGCTATTAGCTTGCACTTTATCGATATGAGAAATATTGGTAACAGATAGTGTTGCGGTATTTACTGAACTATTAGCCTGTAATCTATCTGTGTGAGAAATATTAGTAACAGATATTGTAGCCGTATTAACTGAACTATTAGCTTGTAATCTATCAGTATGAGAAATACCAGTCACTGAAGAAGTCGCAGTATTAACTGCCGTATTAGATTGAAGTGTGTTAGTAAAACTTGCACCAGTAACGGATATTGTGGCAGTATTAACTGCTGTATTAGATTGTAACTTATCTGTGTAAGAAATACCTGTCACCGAAGAAGTCGCAGTATTTACAACGGCATTAGCTTGTAGTTTATCGGTATATGAAATATTGGTAACAGATAGTGTGGCTGTATTTACAGCGGTGTTAGCTTGTAAAGTATTGGTAAAACTTGCGCCTGTTACTGAAGACGTGGCTGTATTTACGGCGGTGTTAGCTTGTAAAGTATTGGTAAAACTTGCACCAGTAACGGATATTGTGGCAGTATTAACTGCGGTGTTAGATTGTAGTTTATCTGTAAAGGATGTGCCTGTTACAGATAGTGTTGCGGTATTTACTGAAGTGTTAGATTGAATTACCCCAGTTAAAATGTTTGTATTGGCCTGAAGTGTGTTAGTATAAGTGGTACCAAGAACTGATAAAACTGCTGCTCTGATAGCCGTATTAGATACTAATAAGTTAGTATAAGTTTCTAATGTTGCATTTAAATTACCTGTAATTATTGTGTCTTTACCAACACTCAAAGTATTTTGAAGAACTGTTGATTTAGTAACAGTTAATGTATTTGAGATTAATGTTACACCACCTACCGTTAAAGAACCTCCAATTGTAGTATTGTTTGCAACGGCTAAACTTGTTCCTGTATTGCTAGCATAAACTGTACCATTTGCAGTAACAGAACCACTTGCAACCAAGCTTTGTGTAGTGTTTGTAAAATATACTTGTTTACCTACAGTTAAATTATTGTCGATAGTTGCTGAAGAAGCTGTACCTGTAACCAGTAATTGACCTGCAACAATGACATTATTAGCAACAGTTAAAGCAGTACCTGTACCATTTAAAGTCAATGTGCCAGAATCTTTGGTCCAATCGTATTTACCAATAGAATTGATTTCATTGGAACCTGCATTAGTTGCAACGATCCAATCACCAAATGTGTTGGCGTAGCCTAAAATATTAACTGTATTTGCCATCTTAACCTTTTATTAGTAATTGTTGCAACAGGGATTTTATTTCACACATATCCGATTTGATGCAATCTATTTCTGACTTTACTTTATTTATTTCATCTTTTTGCATCTTAACCAACCTAAGCTTAGCATAATACTCATTTTTTTCTGTATTATCAGTAGGCATTAGAGCTCTACTTTCAATATCACGAACAAAATTTGTATTGGTAACTTTTACTAGTTGCATGTTAGATTCCTGTTCCTGCCGGTAATGCTAATGCGCGAATATCTGTTAGGAATGGAACAATGGTATTATCACTTGTTGCCAAAACTACCTTGATTGCAAATTGGATGAATGAATTATACGTCTGGCCTGTTGTGGAATTGGTGTAACTTATACTGTTATCAGCTTGATTACTTGCAAAAATTCCAGGAGCACACTCATATTCATATAGGTCAGTCCTAGATTTGGAGTATGTATTTGGATTTTGGAGAGTGGTCATTAATTGCCAATTTCCAGATTCAAATGTTGAAGTATCGTCAGCGTTTAGAATTTTGTAGTAAACATAAACAGCTGTCCCAGGTGGTTTATAAGCTGTATAGTATACACGCAAATCACCTGAATCATTTCCTGGTGCAAGTACAACTTTCTTTGTGAAGTATTTTGCAATTGAATTACCACCTGAAGGTGAGGTTTCACCTGCAACAGTTATAACAACATTTGCATTTCCGCCGCGAGTTGCAGCATCGGAAATTGTAATTGTTGGTGTGTTAATGTAACCAGCTCCTGATGTGATGGTATAAACTGAAGTAATTGCACCATTTGCATTTGCAGTAAATCCTAATGATGCAGTATTGGAACCAATATCAGGACTTGAAATTGATATTGTTGTTGTATTAACATTATAACCATAACCTGGATTGCTAATTGAAATAATGTTATTACCAATACCCATGTTGTTAATGTTATAGGAAACAGTATACAGTGTAAGACCATCATCGGAAATGATTGGAGACACATCGGAATCATTTGTAACTAATGATGCATACAAAGAGAATGAACTATTTGAGGATCTCAATAGGACTCTTTCTCCATTACCATCGGACAGATAAATGTCTTCATATGTGGGACTTCCTAATTTTCCAGGATTGACTGATTTAACACCTGTCGGAACATTTCCGGTACTTAATGTTGTAGCATATGTATAATTAATATCAGTTCCTGAAGGTGTGAAATCTGTTGTAGTGATGTTTAATGCATGATAATTTTTATCTAGTGAATAGTTTCCAAATAGGTTTGAAGCACTATTTGCATCTAACTTATTCAAAATTTCTTGACTTCCCATTTTTCTATATGGTAGATTTTTAGGAATAATAAAAGGTATTGAAACTCTGTCAGTTGAGAATACACATTTTTCCATAACAAACATCATAGATTTAGTTTGGTCTGCTGACCATGTTATACTATTTTGTGATTCAAATAGAGAACCAATATAAGGTGAAGCCGTAATTTTTGTCGGACTGGCTGGATTTGGATCAGACACTTTAGCCTTCGCTGTAGAAGGTATAGCAATTTGATTTTGTTGACCGTAATAAACCAAATAATCTTTCGAAGAAGATTTTACAATGAAAGCATACATAACACCCGATTGAATATAAACAGGTGCAGGGAAAATAAATTCAGTATAAGAAGATGGATCCAAATAATGTGGTGTAGTTGAAACATTAACCTTACTTGGTTCTAGGTATACAGTTGAATAGTCCAACGTATCTCCTGTTGGATAACCATTAAGTGTGGGAACAACAGTAAGTCTGACTGGAGAATTATCTGTAGCTTTTGAATAGAAAAATAATTTAACTGAATATAAGAAAATTCCATTAGGATAATTTTCTTTAGAAACAATAAAAGTCTGGGCAAGTGGATCTGAATTCTGTGGCGGCGGTGGCGGTGGTGGTGGCGGCGGCGGTGGAGGCGTCAAGTCCCAACTTCTTGTGGTGCTACTTCTATTTGAACTAATAAATTGATTTGATAACTCACTCACCTGTGTAAACACTGAGCTGGATGAATCTAATGAAGGTGCAAAATTTACTTGTTGTGATACTGTCGATAAACCGGAAGCAACAAATGTAGCTTCAGCTATTGTTGTTGCGGTTGATGGCTGAGTTGCAACAGTTCTGTTATCTATACGAAACACTCTGCTACCTGTTTTGAATACTCCAGGTGGTATATTGAAAACAGCAACAAAATTACCAGCTTCATCTGTGGATGGTTTAGCTAGTGAAGTTCCTGCTTGAACTGCAGCATTAATTTTACTTAAATTACCACTAATTGAATAAACAGAAGTTATATCTCCACCTATTTGTGAATTTGTTCCTAATGATAAATTAACAGGTGTGGATAATGTGACTAATTTTGTTGCGTTACTGTAGGCGGTAATAGTTGAATTGAATGTCTGAGTTTTACTGTAATATCTGTTATTGAATATATAAACATATTTTGAAGTTACACTTATAGTTGAGCCTACATAATAATCTGAAATATTGGACGCAGTTGATGGATCTAATCTTAATTGTGTGGCATCAATGAACCATTCACCACCACCAGGCAATATAGATTTTGTACCTGCATTTACATATGAGATTGGTGGATTGATTGTTGAATAAACAATATTACTTCCAGAATCTTTGATCGTCATACCAAAAGCTGAGGTTGTTGTACCTGAACTTGTCGCAGAAAAACCAATTCTTACTGTAGCTGGAGCAGTTGCGACTGTATATGTGAATGTTGTCGTAGATGCGGGTGTGCTTGATAAGGATGCACCAATACTTGTTCCATTTGCATAAACAAAAGCGCTGCCAGATGCACCAACTTCTATGGTATATGTTCCTGCCGTTGTGAATGTTACCGGCGAAGTGAAATTAAATGTTGTTCCGTTAGTTGCATCACCCCAAATACCATAATTGTTAAGTAGAGTTGAATAGTTTTGTACTACTGGTGTTCCATATAATTGAGTTGTTGTTCCACTATTTAATGTGTTAGACCAACCTCCTCCAACACCACTGATTGATCCTGATTGACTTATGTTTACTATTGCTCCAGCCGGCACGGTTCCTGATGCAGAAGAAGAAACATAATTACCACTAACGTCGAAAAATGCATTTCTTAATATTGTTGATCCTACTGCATTTGGTGCGCCAACTATATCTGCAACATATAAACGAACTTTTGATGTATTTGGATAATAATATACGTTAATTACTCGAGCAACTGGATAAAAAACATTTGCTATGTAGAAACCAACAATATCATCTTTGTTGAATGTTCCAGATACAGCAGTTAATTCGATGGTATTTGGATTAGACAAATATTTAGATACATCTACACCATCAAAATATGTTGATACATTTGAATTAACTAACATATTTGTTGCACTAATAACAATTCTTTGACTTCTAATGTATGGTAATATTGCAACATTTGTCAAATAACCATTATTCATTGCAAAAGTTGAAGATGATGGATTATAAGCACCTGAAAGAGTATTTTTTATCTGATTAACATAAGTGTCGGTTACTATGGTTGTTGTTGCTGACCCCACAACTTGATTTCCTGTTGTACTTGTTGATGTAGTGCTTTTAAAGGTTGTTGTTCCTGGTATTGTTTGATAGTCACCTGAACTTAATAAGTTAACGCCATTACTGGATTGATAAACTTGGAAATTAGGATCAGTTATTAGAATTGCAGGAGATTCGTTGTTATCTACCCAATTATCCATTGGAGGATTTAAATTTAGAATACCTTCAGTTACTGAAACATTGAAAGGATTAACCGAAACTGTACTGCTTGCAAGTGGTTGATATGCAACATTTTCAGTTGTAAATGGTAATGTGAATAGATTAGTTTGAGCATTATTGATGCCACTAATGCTATAACTGCCTGTATTTGCTATCGTACCTAAACCAGCAAGAACGACAGGATTTTGTAATTGAAAATTTTCAACAGTTTGCAACGCCGACATTTGATTTTTGCGTACATTAATGTTTGCAGCGTAGTCTGGATTATAAGTATCTGCTGTTCCAAATGATGAAAAATCATCAACTAAAATACCATTTTTAAATCTATTCAAACCATTAGCATCAGGAATTTGTTGAGAACTTGCTTTCGATTCTAAAATACTTAAAGATGTATAGTATTCCAAATTATTAATACGGGTTTCTAAATCTGTAATGTCTTCTTTAGCCCAACGCTTGTGAATAATCTTATTAATAGATAGGTTAGAAATTGTACCTGGAGTACCTTCACCTGGAACAAAAGCTGTATAAGCGTCATGTGAGAGATTTGCTATTACTAGAGAACCGGCAGGTTGATTTGGAAAAGAAGGATTGACAGAAGGTGTTCCTTGAATAATATTGAAACTCTTATCTTTTGTTAATACCAATTTATCTTTTCTAGCCAAATAATATTGATAGAATCCTGAAAAATTTGATAAATTATTCGGTATTAACATACCAATATCATTACTGGAAGTTTGAGATCCTGAATATTCCCAAATATAGGCAGTCTGGCTATTTACACGGCAAGGCCTGAAATCAATACAATCACCTAATGTATATTTAACACCGTCATTAGCTGTGTATGTTCCAATTTGTGCATAAGCTTCAGCTGAACTCGATACGCCACCGTATGTTGATCCTGAAGTATTGTATGATTGAATGCTAAAGTAACCATCACCAGATGAAGCTTGACTATGTGAATAGTAGTCCACAACAACTAAGATGTTGCCTACTGGGCGAGGTGCACCTGGAATTAATGATACAGATGCATGGTCATAAAAATTGTCTCTTTGGCCGTTGTCTAATTTATAGTAGGAAGTAACATCTGTGTAATTTGACAATGAACCAGTTGGGTTTGTTCCTGCTACACCCGAATCAAAAACTTTTGTAATTTTCTTAACGTCATTTACATATAAAGATATTTTTCCAGTTGTGGTAACATCTGAATTTTTAATTGTAATTTGACCTTTTGTTAAGTCCTGATAAGAATTTGTACCCGCAATTGATGCGAGTGTACCAACAATTGTGGTATTTCCTGTAACTAAACTCTTAGATTTTAAAACATAACTCGAAGAATCACCACTACTCACTTGAACTTGTGCGATAATTGTAACATTTTTATTTGTTCCAACGCCTGATCCAACAGTGAAGGTTGCTGTGGTTTTATCGCCTGAAATGGAAATTGTATTACCTGATGTGGTAAAATCCATAACACTTCCTGTTGAATTATCAATAACCATGAACAGTTGTTGAGCTGATGAACTGTCTAAGGTTCCAGAACCTGTAAATTTTAATGGATTGCTTGCATTTCCGGAAGTAGATTGTAGCGTTAATGTTGTACCAGTAAATGTTTTTGATCGGTATACTCTTTGTGTGTAATATGATGTTGTAATCAACTGAGCAACATAAGGATATCCAATTTGATATATTACTTCAGGTGATACTTGAGAGAATAATATTGTTTGAGAATTTGCAAGGCCGTTAACTTTTCCACTGGTGGAGTTAATATTAACATTTGCAGTTGTTGCATATGAACCTGAACCTGCGGTTTTAATAATAGACTCAACATCAGTGCCTCTGAATATTAATGAAAATATTGAACTTGCTGTAGGTGAAACTGTAAACGGATAATCAACAGTTGCTGTTTTGGTGGAACCATTATAACTAACAATATTTCTAACATCAATTAGACCACCTGTATTCATACTGACGGTCATATCATAATATGCATTTGCAACAGGTGAAAAAGAACCAGTTGTATCTGTAATGGTAAATGTATTTGTGGTACCTGAAGTAACATTTCCGGTTAATTTGTTTGCGGAAAAATCTGAAATATATGCATTGTAAACATAAGATTTTGTATTTGTTCCAGTTCCTGAAGCGTATTTTAGATTGCGAATAAAAGCTGTACCCGCCAAAGTGGCTGAATAAGTTTTGGTATTGGTCGAAATGACGTTAGCTGCAGGAACACAATGCAAATCAACTTGCGGCATTGTTGAAATGTCGAAAACGCCATTTGCAGTATCGACAACAAAATAATTTCCATAATCAATAAAGACGGGATTATTACTAATATTTGCAACAGATTGAGCTCTGTCGTTTGTTAATTTAATATCAGATTGGCTCTCAACTCTATAACCGTGAACATATGCAACACCTTTACTAATGTTTAAATCATATTCCGTTGGTGATATTGAGTTTGCTGATGGTGTCAGTTTAAAATCATTAACGATATAATCACCGTTTGTTTCATAATCACGTTTTGCAAAGTAATCATCGATGGTTGAATATACTGTACCATCAACTTGTTTTGAGATTTTACCATTTTCAATACGAACCAATTCAATAAAATTGTCATCATTACCTAGTGTTAATGGCAGTGTTACGAGTGTTAAGGTAATAACATAACGGTCTGCACCTGGCGCTTGATAATTTGAAGCACCAACCGCCGGATCTAATAGAGAAGAATCATTTATATAATCATAAATTGTTTCTGTAATTTGCAGACCAATTCTATAAGATGGTGTATTATCATATTTGTTTAGTATGATTGTTTGTGGATCAACTTGAACAAAATTACCAATTGAATATTTAATACCTGTGGTGTCTGAAACGGAATAACCATTAACTACATAGAAAACACCACTAGAAATTGAGGCAACAGAAGATGATCCTGTTGATATATTTGTTGTTGTAGATGTTATAACAGAAGCGAAATATGTTGGACCACTTGCTGTTGTAAGAACAACTTCATCTGTAAATTTAGCACCCGACAGATATGATATGATTAATGTTGGAGGATCACCAGCAACGGAACCACTGGCTGTTGACTCGGATGTGGCTAAAACTCTAGCGAGAATTGTTCCACTTGCATCTTGAATTAATTGACCTGCAAAATTTTCTGCAACAACAGTTATTCCATTATATGTGTTATTCAATTTAATAAAATAACAATTTTGGTTAACCGTTACTTGGCCACCAGAAACTGGAGTATTTGTGGAAAAGATCGATGATGCAAAATTTGAAATTTGATTTTGCAGAATGGTTTGAGATTGCGTTAATTCACGAGCTTGGACCGCAGAACCTGGTTTGAAAAGTATACGGTGAAAGTTTTTTGATGGATCAAAATCGTCAAAATATGGGCTAACATTGAAATTTAAAGACATTTTTTTCCTTTAGTATCCTAGTACAAATTTAAATTGTTCGATGCCATCATTACTTCTTTGAACACCAACTCTATTATCAACATAGGTTATATATCCTGAGAATGGAATGAGAGAAGGTTCAGTTACATTGAAAACAACCCTAGAAGCGCCTGTGGTTACACCAAGAATTGTTTGGCCAACAGTATAATTTCCACTTGTATTTATCAACTGTAAAATATTACTTGATGTGTTAAAATTTAAAACTGTTCCATAGTAAGTTACATTACCATTTGCATCTTTTTGTTGCACAATCTCACCGGATGTATATACATTTCCTTGACCAGAAGAAAGTAAAAATTGTGTAGTTGTATTATAAATTGCGCCATTTGCTAACACAGGACCTGATGTTCCATAAGTTTGTGGATTGACAAGTATACCAACTTGATGATAGTTTACACCAGTTGTAGGTAAAATTCCATTTTCTGTTCCGTTAAATTCAGCTGCGTACATAACATGGTTACATCCCAATTCAGATATTGGATCATATGCATGTCCCCCTACTGGTGAAATTGGTGCAACTGCTGTTGCTCCTGTGCCTGAGGAAGAAACCACAACCATATTTGCGGAAGTATATGCAGTTATTGTGACATTTGCGTTAGTGTAGTTTTTACCTGAAAAACCAGGTTTTACCACAATATCTTTAATTACACCAGATGTTATTTCAGAACTGGTTATATTAGCAACACATCCTGTACCATCTCCGGTGACGGAAACAACAATGAATGTGTTTACTGCATCATAACCTGTACCACCATTTGTTACATTAATTACCTGAATGTCTCCAACACCTGCATCAGTCAAGTATGGTTGTGGTGTGTTTACACCGACAGGAATAGGCATCCAAACAGTATCCAAGAAGGTTTTCTTGAGGCCTGCATCAATGGTATAAATATATTTCCACTTGTATAAGTCATTGCCTTGGTAAATATTATTTGTTCCATATGAACCAGGTTCAAAATATGGTTCAGATGTGGACAAACCACCGTTGTTATTTGCTAAGCATTTAAATACTTGGTCATATCTATTTTTTACATAAAAATTATACAGTGGAAAGCCATTTGCATCTTTTGCATTCAAATTCACAGTGTCGGAATAGGCAAAAAAATTCGTGTTATTTTTCCAATTGATTCTTTGGATTACTGGATGAATATTGCTGGAATTTATCAATTTAACCGCAAACATATTCTTAAATATTTTCTTTAATGATAATTGGTCTTCTTGTGGTTGTGTCGGAGTTTCTACGGAAGATATTGTTGGCCATGTATCTTCTTGGCTAAGAAATATATAAGTTGAATTAATTGAATCGCCATTAAGTTCTAAGGACGGATTATAATAATCCGTCTTGACTCTGATTACTTTTGCTTGATTTGTAAGAATGTTTTTATTTGTAGCCATGATTTATTTATTATGATTTTACAACAGAAACAAAAGTATTTGCAAGGTCTCCAGCAATACTAAAGTATTTTAAATAGATAGTGTGTCCAGCTGAGACATTTGTTGAAGTTGTTCCTGTTGTTGAATTATTTGCCAAACAACCGTGTGTCAAACTTTGGGTATTGCCTGCTGTGTTTGTTAACCACACTTCAACAACCTTACCTGCAACATAATTTGATAATGTATTTGTTACTGTAGCTGCAAAAGTAGCACGGATCACAGAATCTGTTGCAAAATCGATTGTGATAGCTGTCTGAGCACCTTGTAAAATTCTAGGTGTAAAAATGAATCCTTTTTGTGGAAATGTATTGCCTGTAATAGTTAAGTTCTTGCTGTTACCAACAACCAATTCAGTATTCGCAAATAGACCAGCTGCTAATGTTCCAGCAGTATAATGGAATGTTTGTGCAGACGGTATATCAACACCAACAAACAAAGTGTTTGCTGTGTTTGCATTGATTGTATTGAATTTAGGTAATTCTGAAATTTTAATTGTTGACATTTTTTATCCTATTAATAACCATGCGCCTGTTTCTGAAGTTAATATATCACCGTTTTCTGTTCCTAGTTCCGAGAGATATTGTGTTCCCACTGGTCCAATAATTTGGACTTGATTGTATAATGAAGTTATACTTCTTCCCACTGAAATGTAACCGTTTGCACCACTTGTCAGAGGACCACTTAGAGTAGCTGAAGTAAAAGGTGAACCAAATGCTGTTACTGTTTGAGCCACTCCATTAACTGTAATCTTATCTCCAACACGAATAATATCCTTTACAGGATATGCGGTGTTGCTGTAATGGCCATTGTTGATAATGTTATAACTCCATGTCAATGACTGTATATTTATGACTTGGTTATTACCATTTGCTGATGAACCGATAGCCACATTAGCAAAATATGTCCAAACATTATCTTCCATTGTTACAGTATTGGATGCATTATCTACCTTAACAACTAAACCATGAAAGACATCATTAACTTCTGTTCCGTATGTGAAGACTAATTCTGTAGAATTTGCGGTAATAAAATCTGAAACATTTGCACCATACAAATTGTTAAATTTGATAATATTGTTACTTGTACTCGTTGAAGTGCCAGCTGGAATTGTTACGGTAGCAGTATTTCCTGCATAATAACCTAGTGTATATCCTGTATCCAATGCATATTTTGTCTCAAAGTCCATATTATTATTTGAAGTCATAACAACTCGACCAAGAACTTTTGTTCCAGATGGATGTAATAGGTTTAATAGTACATCACGATATTTTTCTATCTCTTTTGATAAAGTAATTTGATAGGTATAGTTATTATAATCTTCACTTTGCAATACATCAAACGAACTCGGTTGGCCCGTTTTGTCTAAGTATTGACCGTTTCCTATGACTAAACCTGACAAGAAAGTTGCATTCGCTTTTGCAAAACCGTCACCGTAAGTAATAACACCGTTAGCTGAATCAAATCTTTTGTTATCAACTGAGTTATCGAAAGTTGTATTAAAATTATTTGTATAACCTCCAACTAATTTAACTGACGCGCCTTTTGAATCAATTTTCAAAGGTAATGATTTTTGTGGTATTGAATTATAATTATATACTCTTAGCTGATAGATGCTATTGGTTGCAGGAATGGAATTTTCCAAAACATTAATAGAGTCTACTAAAGCTGTATATGTTGCTGTATTAGTGTTTGCACCTTGGTAAATAATGTCACCGATTGAAGGAATTATTGAAGGAGAAACATTAGATACAATTAAATCTTGTACTTTAAGAGATACTTTAGGTGCACCAATATAATCTTCACCGTTTTCTATAATATTAAATGATGTAATTGAACCAACACGATTCAATACTTGGGAAAATGTTGCGCCTGTTCCTAAAATACTATCAACTGATAATATTGCTGTTCCCAGATAGTATGAATTTGCATTTAACGTATAATTAGAATTAGCAGTCAATATCATTGAATTAGAATTTACAATAGATTGAACTGTTCCAATAATAATATTAGTATTAGACACCAGTAAAGCACCATTACTAAATTGTGTGGTGAAGCTTGTTCCGTTTCCTGTAACTACATTGCTTGTGGTCGAAACGGTCACATTACCACCACCTGTTCGGCCAACTACAACTTTAGGTAAATTAAAATAACCCATTCCACCTAATGTCATTTTGTTTGTTGAATTGCTTACATAATCAACAGAAATAATTGATCCTGTACCATTGACAGTTACATTCGCAAACGCACCATAACCGGTACCACCAATAAATACAATCTGGTCATTATTAGAATAACCTGAACCCGGTTTAATAATTTGAATTGGTGCAAGAATTGCCAAGTTTGATAGGGTTGTTTGAGAGTATACATCGGTAGTATATTCTGAAATTGCTTGAATATCTGGTGGAACTGTGATACCACCACCTTGATTTTGAACAATAACAGAAGATAGTGGAAATGTAGAAAAACTACCAAAACTAAATGCATTAACTAAAGTTGTGTTTGCATTTGAAAAAGCTAAATTAGCAAACTGATAAGATTGTTGTGTCCAAAGTCCTGTGGATGAATTAAAAGTATTTGCACCTGAGCTACCTGCAATGTTACCTAGATAGTGGTATCGTTTTAATTGAATACTATCTTTAGGTATAAATGTCACATTTGCAATACCTACAGGATTTAGAGAACCAACAACAATAATAGGTGCTTGCGGACTTGTACCTACCAAATTTGTTATATTGATATAGGTATTTGATCCACCCACTTGTGTGTTAGCTTCACTGGTTGTGTAACCATAACCTTCTGTGATAACAGTAACCCTTTGTATGGAACCTGAAGTAACTGAACCAACTTCAACAGTAGCTCCAAGAGGATTTGCTACATTTGAATTTAATCCACCATAAACAACAACTGGGTCTTTTGTTTGATATGAAAGGCCCCTATTTTTTGGATCAATCTTAACTTGACTAATTTGGCCAACAATCTGTGCTGTTAATGTTTCGGATCCTGCTGTTCCTGCCGGTACAATTTCACCGTTCAAGAAATATACAGGCTGATTTGAAGAATTTACAACTATTACTTTTTCACCTGATTCGAAAAGTCTTTCGATATTTGAAATGAATACTTCAGTTTTAAGACCATCATATATTGCAGATTCAACTGTTCCTATAGATTTCGAGGTTTGACCAAACAATCTAAGATTCTGAATGGATAAAAAGTTTTTATCACTGGTCGCCAATTTCAAACTTTTAGAAACATACCATTTACCTGAGGAAGCTTTAAGAACGGCGTCTTTTGTGTAGAAAAAATCCACATCAGTATTGTAAAGTGTCCTAAATAAAAACTTATAGGATGCAGGTGTACCTTTACTTTGATACAATTCCTTTGCTATCTTGATTGCTTTTGTTTTATCTGCCAATATTTCCTGTGGGAAATATGACATAAAATCATTCACATAATACTGTAAAAACTGTTCTGTGGTTGTGTCCACATCCATGTAATTGAGTAAATTTTTGGAAAAATCTAATGTGTTATTTTGTTCCTCTAACCATTCATAGTATGCCTGTATGAATAGAACAAAATTGGCGTAGTTTGGGTCCTCACTAATGAATTTAGGAAGCTGAAAGGGAACCAGTAACGATGTTTTATTGGTACTTTGTAACATTTAATTAACTTCTCTTAGCTGTAATAGAAATAGTTACCGCAGATGGGTCGTATGGATCAATTGTAATTATTCTATTTAACGAAGAAGAAATGATGGTTGTCGTTGGTTCAATTGAAACAGTTAATTGTCCTAAATCATTTTCAATAGCTACTGGATTCATATTCACTAGAGAAATTACTCCATTCTCATAATCAATTGTACCAGCATTTTCAGAAACCACAATCTTACCTTTTACTGTATCATTATAGTAACTTCTAATTGTACCATATTGACCTTGTAGTTTTAAAACCACACCAGCTCCTGTTCCTGTTGCGTCTCCAGTAGCGGGAACAATTGTGGCCAATGCAGTTGTATAACCAACGCCTGCATTTGTTACGGTGACAGAATATAACTTGTTGTTGACGATTTTGGCAGTAGCTGTTGCACCTGTTCCGTCACCATTAATTACAACGGTTGGTGTTTTGGTATAATTATAACCTGTGTTAATTACTGAAATGGAATCTACACCAACGGTTAGAGTTGGTACTTCCTCAAAGTAAATACCTGTTAAATTTGTTGTAATGTTACTAGGATTTACAATTGTTATTCCTGGATAAGTGGTCAAAGAACTACCAAACATTCCTCGTTTCAATGAACTGTTAAAATAAAGATTATAAGTTGTTGCAGTACCTATTGTGGGATAAAACTTCTTTTGAACCTTAATAGTGAAATCGGAAGAAAGAATAGATTTATTGTATGAGTTTATTGTATTCAAAACGTCATAAGAACTAAATGTTGAATTGAAAGTGTTTAATTTTGTAGATGCATAATTGTAAATTGCAGTTTGTATTCCTGTTTGCATTGTACCTGAAGACAAAGTGGTTTGCGCTGAATTGTAGAGTACATTTGCAGATACTTGAATGTAAGTATAATCAGGATTTACAATCACAGGTTCAACCGTCATCATACTGATTGGTTTGAGAACCTGAGACATGATTAATTCTTTTTGTGTTGTTGTCAAATCATAAGCACCGGCTGGTTTTAATGCAATAAACACTTGACCATAAACAGGCGGTTTATTTTCCTGACCGCCCCAAACCGAAACAGCATCAAAAGAAATACCTAAGGAGTTTTGTTGAACTGCTGTAATATAATCATTTTTACTTACTGCACGACCTTGTGATGCAAAGGCCTTTGGTGCTTGAAATTTAATAGAAGCAATTGATTCTTTTTCTGTACCTTGTGTTGCCGCCATGATTGGATTTATGGTTAAAGCGGAATAAGAACCAATATTATCCATAAGTACGAAATTATTAGCTAATCCACCAGCAGTTCCCGATGTTGTCAGATAAGTAACACTTATAATATTTCCATCAGACAGTTTATTTCCTAAAACACCATCACCAAAATAAATCTGATAATTTCCATTTACAGCTTCTTGAACAAAATATACTTTGTCTGTTGGACCTAATTCCAAATAACTGGTTTGACTATTGTAAATATCATAATAGGTATTTGTACTGGACTGTTGGACTAATACTTCAATTGTGGATAAATCAATGTTGGAATCTGGAATTTCGTATGTATAATTTGGATTGTTTGTTGAGTTTACAGTGAAACTATATGATGAAATACTTCCTTGTTTCAATTCAATAAGTGGAAATTTTGCAACAGTACCAATTACACCAACTGTCGTTTCTGAGGTTGTTACATAATTATAATTTACACCATCCATTGGTTCTGAAAGAAAGTTTGTATATTTTGGAATTGTAAAGTTTGTAGTTGTTACACCACTAAAAATAACATTTATTTCTGCAATGGGTCCAATCGCTGACCTTGGAACATAATTCATTAATTTTGCATGAGATACAACTGAAGAACGCTGCAAGGCTGAATCTAAAAACATTTCATTTGCAACCATATTTAAATAGAAAGCGTTGTACTGTGTATTATATGCAAGAACGTCCATTAGTGTGGAAAGAGCTGAACCTGTAAAGTTGTAGTCTTTAAATGTATCTTGTGATTTCAAATAGGTAATGAAATTTTGCTTAATATCAGCAAAATCTAGATTAGCTATTTGTATGTTTGTATTTGATGCCATTATCTGGACCTTTGAAGAATTAGGTTAACTGCCGTTGGTACTGAATTGTTTCCAACATAAAAACTCAAATATACTGAAAATGCATTTCCATCTTCATTAAGTGTTACTGTCAATTCATTAATCGCAACCCTTGGTTCATAATTTTTAATGGTATTTCTTATTTCCATATCTAAAATTGATGCGGTAATTGCTGTTGCTGGTTCAAACAGTAATTGGGTTAAATTGGAACCAACATCTGGTTGAAAAGGCCTCTCGTAAAAATTAGTCAACAACAGATTTCTAATTGAGGCTATTACGGCATTTTCATCATAACGGAGCGCAACATCATTCGTACCTGGCACACGTTTGAATGTGAGGTCTAAATCTGAATATAATTTCTTTAATGTTGCCATCTTCTATTTATTACTCTTATTGGGAGTTTATTCTGGTTTTTAACTTCTCGGTTCCAATATAGTTATTGACCAGTGTTTTTTCTGCGGATCCCAATTCACCTAGAGGAGAAACGGTCGAATAGTCACTTATTACCGCTTTAGAATTTGTAAAAAAAGCATTATCTTGTGCAGGATAAGTGGTCATTAAAGTATTAATTGAACTGACAGTAGTTTGTAGAGCTTGTGTTTGTGCTAAAGAGAAAGAGGATGTATTGGGTGAACCCATTGTTATACTAGATGAAAGTGCAGTTTGTTGTGAGGACAGTGAACTACTCAGGGTACTTAATGTATTACCTAAAGTTATACTGGTAAAATTACCCATAATTGGAGAATTGTTTTGCACCCCATCGGATTGATATGTTAAGTAAGATAGAATTTTTCCATAGCCCATGGCCATTTTATAGTGAACTGTTGTTGTATCAGTACCTGGATCAACAACATTAGATTCTCTATTTGTCACATACAAATAATTTGCAGCAGTCGATACACATGAAGCCGCACTATTACCTAAATCTCGCAAAGCTTGTGTTACTGTACCTGAAATGGTTGATTGTACATTAACACCAATAGTTGCACTATTAATGGAATTCATAGTAGAAGATATTGTTGCGGTCACGGCTGCAACCGGATTAACAAAATAACCACCAACATTCGAATCTCCAATATCTTGAGTTTGCCATTTTTTTAATAGTGGTGGCATCAAAGCAACATTATTGGCAACAGCACTACTGTAATTTGTAATTGTTGCATTTGTGGTTGGGTCTGATGAATTAAACCCTAGTCTTCCGTAAATACTCATAATATAATCCTTAAGCTATTTCAGATGGTATTGGTGGACTTGTTGCGCCGTTTGGTGCAATATGGAATTGCATATTACGCAAATTACCATTGATTGTATCTAATCCTAACATCGTAGATGATAAAGATGATGTTATGTATGGCGCAGAGACCATAGTTTGTGAATTAATCGGACCTGTACAATTGATAGACAATGGAATTGGGTACGCTAAACCGACAGCTAAACCACCAAATGGAGTTGAAAAACCAATTTTTTGACTGGTTATTCCAAGTGCGGAATCGATTCTACCGGTCGATGTTATTTTATCAGCAACAAATTCACCGCGTACCGCCAAATCACCATTAATATTGATATAACCTCCTTGGCCAGGAATAACACCTTCTCCTGTATTTAATTCAAGACGACCAGCTGATGAAATAACTTGTTTACCTTTTGAATTTGTACTGATTTGGCCTTCGACTGCTGTTGTATAATGTCCTTTTACAGAAAGTTCATAGTCACCTCCAACATTATGAATGTAATTACCATGTACGTTCATGTATACATCACCTTTGATTTCTACAGTTAAATTTCCTTTACCTGATGCGCCAATCAGTATGTTTTTATCTTTGATTGTAATCTCATAACCATCACCGTATACCTTATGAACCTCATCACCATTAGGATGCATTTCGATAAATGTACCTGTACGATGTTGTAATCTGATTCTTTCTCTTGTTGGAGTGTCATCCAACTCAAATGCATGACCACTAGGTGTTGATGTTGCATTGTTAAATGGGTAAATGGGTGGAGTTCCATTCTCTAGGTCAGCGGGAGAAAAAGGTTCATTCCACAGTCGAACAAATTCTGGTTTTTGTATTGTCATTATAAATTATTCCTCATACACTTTCTGAATTATCTATTTTATCAGCAAAACTAACATCTGCTGTGGCAACTTGAGACTCAGCAACATTCGCGTCAATTTGTCCCGTTACCTGAGCAGTATCTAAATTGGCAGGTTCATAAACCAAACTTTCGATAAATTTTTCTACTTCTTTTGTATTTGCTTGTGGTGCTTGTTCTTCAGTTTCTAAATTAACTGTTGCAGCAGCTTGTGCGGCCGCTAAACTAGTTTTAAATTGATTTGAAACGGATTCTCCTACTTGTTGAAAATTGAATAAACAATTTAATAATATTTGCTTTACTCTACCCTCAAGTGAATTAATCCATTCTTCAATTTGTTTCAATTCTTCAATAAGAAAATAGACCATTGCAATGTCGGCTATAATTTGAGCGGCTTCTTCCAGTTTCTCGTTAATTTTTCTTGCTATGTTTTTTAGTGCAGAAAATGCAAATGATAATGTTCCTGTTGCATCAAAATTTAATGCACCTAAAATGGCATCAATTGCAATTCTAAATATTCTGTTTAGTTGAGCGATTGCGGCTCGCATGATATTAGCAGCTGCATTTTTACCATTCTTAATTGCACCTGTTATTAGACCTAAATTTGGAATCAAAGCTGTAAGTGAAAAGTCTGTATTCAAATTAAATGTGAAATCACAAACGTGGGCGACTTGACTATTGGTGATATAAACACCTGTGTTTAGTAACGCACCTCTAGCAATACCTGGAGTAGTTTGAACTCCTTTAGTTAAAAACTCTCCTCCCCATTTCCATTCAGCTTGTATTGGTGCATTAATTGTTCTAGTAACAGGATCATATGATCCAGGAGCACTGTTGACATAATCTAACGCAAATTGAGCTTGAATCGCCATACTTCCTCCTATTAAGTTGAATATCCAGCTTTTTGTTCTGGTGTTATTCCCGGCATAACACCCATCATTACAGGGTATTGGCCACTCTCACCATCCAAAAAGAAACCAACAACCCAATCATTAAGTTCAGGTACACCAAATGTTTTTGAAGCATTTATGGCGTTCATCGGCGTGGCCCAAGGTAAATGGTCATCTGGTATCAAGGTAACATTATCTGTATGCCAACCAAATATTCTAACCCTACATCTTCCAAGACCTAATGGGTCGGTTCGGTCTTTAATAACACCTACCCACCAAACGAATCCATTCAAACCTGCAAAATTACTAGTCATCTTAGACATTATATAACTCCTTTAACCGCATTACTCCAACCAACTTTATCATTTTTTGGATCAGCATATGGTGTAGGAACACTTTCTTTGCATATTTCCAAAATAGTTCTATATTGAAATGGAGGATTTAATATGTGTCTTACCGCGGTAACCAAATAATTACCAGAATAAAAATCATCAAGACCTTTTTTTTCTTCAACTGGATCTTTTGAAAGTAAATTGAACTTAATGACAGTGCCAACAGTCAATGCAGGATCACCCCAAACTGAAATTTTCATTCTATTATAATTTGCCAAAGGTATTTGTGCGGTTCTATTTGGTATGTAGGTCTCTGCAAATATGTCATGTGCAACTGAACCTGGACTATTTTTAATGAGAGCAGAATCGTTTTGGTTTGAATTTGAGAAAGCCATCTTGAAAGCTGCTTCCGGGGTTTCATATAAGTTGTCACCCATACGATTCTTATAATTATTTGTTATTGGCCAAGAGTTTAATTTTTCAACTTTATTGCTGTAACTAGCATAATTAAAATCTGTTACTTTATATCTTCTCAATAAAGGATCAAGAGACAATAAACGATTTGCAAAAATACCTTGATTAACTCCAGCCAATGTATCGAAAGAGTCCATTATCTCATATGAAAGAGCATTCGTTAGGTTATTAGCCATGTCTGTAATGTCCATATTTTTAGGAGAATAACTATACTCCCTCATTGGACTTTGTTCATATAAATTCTGCAAAGACCTAAAATTATATCCAAATTTATTTTCATAGAACAACATATCAGCTCCAACCATAGTAGTGGAACCAAAGGCACCAGGTCTTGCATATGAAGACAACCAATTGATAGCATCAAAAGGTTTTAAGAATGGAATTATGAAATCGTAAACACCATATGTTTTATCTATTTGCGCCATTCTATTGGCCGGCACCTTCAAATATGTTTTTAATATGTCTTTTATATTTGTGGTAATGTCTGAATTTTTATATGATTTACTTATTTTGTATTGTTCGGAAAGAAATAGTTCTTCAGAACAAAAGTAAATTGAATACGTTTCTGTATTTCCATCAATTAACGGTTCTCTTTTCTTTATTGTGAAGATGCGAAAACTCTTTTTAATGATATTTGTGGTGTTATTATCTTTACCAATATGTAAATACATAAATTCATTGCCGGACAAACTAAGTTTATTAATATATCCCATAGAATCTTCAATCATTACATAACCAGACGTTGTGTTATTAAACAGGTCTTCATTATAAGAGATTTCTTTAACATTGAAAGATAAATCAACATCGCCTGCCGCCGAATGGACAATTACACTAATTAATTTAAAATCACCTGAATATTTTATACCTGTTGCCATATCACATCTTCATTAAATTATAAAACTGCAATTCAAATTCTGAAACATATATTGCGTTCACCAAATAAATTGACCTTCGAGACTCATTTAAATTCATTTCATAATCATAATATGATTCTGTATACTTACTAACCGTTTGTGTTACCTGAGCACCAGTTGTAAAAGTTTTTACTATAGTATTCTCTTGAGTGGATTGATATTCATCGAAATCAATTCGGTAATTCAATATATTTTTTTTGTTTGTGCTATTGTCTAGGGTTGAAATTGATTTAACATAATATTTTATCTGGCCTTGTGTATATGATAAAATTTGAGCAGAAGTTACTGAACTTTCTGAAACATTATAAAATGTCGCACAATCTGAAGTATATTTATTTTTAATATAACTACCGAATACACTAGAATTCATCGGCCAATCCCATTGTGGGTCAATCATTTGATTTGCAAACAGAACAATCCAATAACGATAAGGATTATCATAGTATTTGGTTGCAATTATTTCAGGTGAATCACCATCTTGTATATCATAAGAATAAAATAACAAAGGATTTTTCAATAAACTAGGTAGGATTTCAGACCTAACCATCAGATTTGTCATTAATATATTATTTCCATTATAATCAATGGTTGTTACTTTAGGTAAAGTTTCAAAATAGTTCATTATCTTAATCCCCCATCTTTGCCTTCAAAACCAGATGTCAATCTATCTCTATCTAATATTTCAACCTCTTGGAATGTCAATGTTAGATGTGTTTGTACTGGAGCACCATCACTATGTGCAGCAAAACCATTAGGTGCATAATCCACAGAAACATCTTCTAACACACAATCTGTATATTTTGGCAGATTTATGTTTTCATACTTACCATTCATGAATTTAATTTCAAAAAGACTGGGTGGAGTTAAAAACATAGCACCTTTTGCTTTTTGACCTACACTTAATGTAGGTGCTGCAAAAAATTTGAACAAATATATAATTTCCCTTACTACTTCCGCTTCGGGAGCTGATGTGGGTGTAAATAAAAATTCCAAAGAAAATTGTCTAAAATGTGATCCCCTATAAATCATCTGTAATTGTGGATTCGATGTATATCCTTGAGCTTGCAATAAAGCTTCACCTATTCCACCTCCACCACCCAGAGCGTTAACAAAAGTATCAATTGTAAATTTTATGGCTGCTGGATCGGATGCTATGGCTTGAGCAAAGGGTTCACCTGATGTTTTAATTGTATCAGCTACTGACGCGGCTGTTCTTATTGCACCCAATGTTGAACCCAATTCATCCCTTATACTAATTGAAGCATAGTCGGATTGATAGGAATCTTTCAAAGAATCTGGCATATATAAACCGATATATGCTTTAGCTTCTTGTCTGTTGTGCTGTATTGACAAGTTTTCAGTTACAGCTCGAATAGATGTACCAAAATCACTTTGGCCTAATGTCATTGGATCTGGTATTTCTGTTTCTTTCAATTGAGCTTCTCTAGTGATGTTATTGTAAGCATTTGAAGCTGAACTAATTTGTGCTTGTAATTTTTTATCGAAATCTTGTGATGCAATGTCTTTAATAAAAAATATCACATAATGGTTTAAATTTTTATCACCCAACTTTAATGGATAATTGATTGTTTTGGCGCCGCCTCTCCCGTTAGCGTCTTTTAAAACGGCCAATGGACCACTACCTTTAGTGCTTGGTGTCGATGCCGGCGCTATAATTACTTCTGCCATTTATTTTCCTAAAAAGAATATACATACTATTTATGGCATACTCAGGCAAATTTATCCCCAAATATCCACAGAAGTATGTGGGTGATTACACCAATATTATTTATCGCTCTTCTTGGGAGTGTAAGGTGATGTATTGGTTAGATTCAAACCCAAATATTGTCTCATGGGCTTCAGAAGAACTTATTATCCCTTATATATCACCGGTGGATGGCAGAAAACACAGGTATTTTCCGGATTTCATAGTTAAATCTAAGACAAAAGATAATAAACTAAAGACGATTATCATTGAAGTTAAACCAAAAAAACAATCTATTGAACCTGAAAAAAAGAAAAAGGTCACAAAGCAGTACATTCAAGAAGTTATGACATGGGGTGTAAATCAAGCTAAATGGAAAGCCGCAACAGAATATGCACTGGATCGAGGTTGGGAATTTATGGTGATAACGGAAGACCATTTAGGCCTCTAACTAAATAGTACATGGAATCTAAATTAACAACATTGGCAGAAGAAAAGAAACAGGCAGGTCATAAGACCATGTCGAGGGATTCTATCGCTTGGTTAAGAGAAAAGATTGTCGAAATCAAAAGACCAGATAAAATATCTGCGGCCATTAGGGGTGAGACTTTTAGAAAAGCTAATCAATTCAGAGTAGGAATGATGTATTGTTTTTTCTATGATCCAAAAACAAAGGCAGATTTACCATATTGGGATAAATTTCCGGTAGTTTTGGTGTTAGAGAAGTATAGTGATGGTTTCCTAGGATTAAACCTGCATTATCTGCCGGTAAAGTTCAGGATGTTATTTCTATCCAAATTGATGAAGTTTGCACAACTGACACCAGAAGATGATATTAAACGCCTGCGTATATCCTATGAGATTCTAAACTCTGCCAAGAGATATGCGGAGTTCAAACCAATGTTAAAAAGATACCTATTTGGTCGCCTTAGGTCTAAATTACTAATGGTTCAACCAAACGAATGGGATGTGGCATCGATGTTACCTCTACAACAATTTAAGGGGGCTAGAACCTCTACAGTGTGGAAAGATTCTATGCAACATTACAAAGACCATATGGCACACTTTAATCAGGAAGAAGAATAAAATGGCATCAATAACCGACTTTTTATACAATATTAAAGATGTCGCAAGACCTAAACTTTTTGATGTTGGAATTATCCTTCCTGTTGGATTTAGTACATATTTGCAAAAAAATGATTCTGTGTTAGATAATTTAAAATTAAATTTCAAATGTGAATCTACAAATATACCAGGAAGAACATTTGCAACCACAGAACAAAAATTTGGATCTAACCCGGCTGAAAAACATGCATATCACACCACATATAATGATGTTGATATGACTTTTATTATTACAGAGGATTCTAGACTCATTCCCAACATGAAACGAAATCTGCCGAGCTTCGAAGAATTTGGCCTAAAAGAAAAAAGATTATTTGATGAATGGATGAATTGGATTAATCCAGTAGATTCTTACGATTTTAGATATAAAAAAGATTATGTTAGTGACATAAAAATTAACCAAATTTCAAATTCCGGTCAAAGAGTTTTTACCTGTGAATTATTAGATGCTTTTCCAATTTCAGTCAACCAACTAGATTTAGATTGGTCAAATGATGGTTACCACAAATTAAATGTAACTTTCGCTTTCACTCGCTGGAGAACCCGTTAACTTATATAATTAATGAAAAGGAAATAAACTATGGCTTTACCTAAAATAGATTCACCAATCTTTGAATTGACTTTACCTATGAGCAAGAAACTGGTGCGCTTCCGTCCTTTCTTAGTGAAAGAACAGAGGAACCTAATGATGGCTATGGAGGCAAATGAAAGAGAAACAATTGAAAAGAACATTAAGCAAGTTCTACACAATTGTACCCTGACAGAGAACATTGATATTGATAATTTACCAATCATTGATATTGAATACTACTTTATCCAACTGCGAGCACGATCCGTCGGTGAAGTAGTAGAAAACAAATACCGCTGCGAGAACATAGTAGAAGAAAAAGCTTGTGGTAATTTGATGGAAGTTAGTATAAACTTATTAGATATTCAAATTACTGAAACACAAGAAAGTAAATCTGAAATTCAACTTACAGATAAGATTATGATTAAACTATCTTATCCAAAGTTTTCTGCACTCGATTTAGTGAAGGACACACAAAGTTCTACCGATATGGCTTTTGAAATGATTGTCAATAGTGTTGAATACATTTTTGACGGTGAACAATTCTATTATGCAAATGAAAGTTCAAAAGAAGAAATGGTTGAATTTATTGAATCTTTGAATCAAGAACAGTTTTCAAGAATTGAAGACTTTTTTGACAATCTTCCTGTATTGAATAAGAAGATTGAAATGGACTGTAAGAAATGTGGTTTCCATCATACCATTGATGTGGAGGGCCTTGAAAATTTTTTCGGGTAGTGATGCGGCATGATACTCTGCGAAATTATTATACAACCAATTTTGCATTGATGCAGCATCACAAATACAGTCTAACCGAACTAGAAACCATGTTACCTTGGGAAAGAGACATTTATATTACTTTGCTTACACAATATATTGAAGAAGAAAATGAGAAAATAAAACAACGAAACGCAACTAAGAAATAAAAATGGAACAAAAAGTCTTCGACAGTATGCTTAAATCGGGAGAATTTGAGCAGATGTTCAACGAAAATAAAATCAACGAATTGTTGAGTGTTGGAAATTTGTCTAAAAAACAGGTAGACCAACTTGTTGACCTCGGTAAAAAAATGTCAAAGAGTGAGCTAAAGAAAAGGCAACTGGAATTATCTAAACAACCTGGTTATAGAGAGCATATACTTGTTCCCTTAATTCAAAAGATTCTTGCTGAACAAGGTCGTGCTCGTGATCCAAAAACTGGTCGTTATGTAAAAAAAGAAAAACCTGAAGAACAGGACGATGAACAAGACAATGAAGGTCCAAACATAGGACCAATGTCTAATAAATCTAACAAAATAGCTAAGAAGTTTGCTCCCAAAAGAATGAATAAGATGTTTTTGGGTAATAAAACAAATACAGCTAAATCAATAACATCTAAAGTTAATGCAGAGTTATATACTAAGGTTGGATTATCTACAAGGCCTAAACTGCGTAAGGGTGATGGCCCAGCCACCGTGGCTGCTAAAATCTATTCTATTCTAAAAAATGATATAGCAGAAAAAAAATTAATCAAAGATTTAAAGGAAAACTTTGGTGACACCAAGCTAGAGAATGAAAAAAGAAGACATAAAGAATTGATGGAGGCATTAAGCCATACTGGTGGAAATAAAAATGTTAAATCAAATGAAAAAGATGATGATATTGTTTCTAAAGGTGCAAAAGAGTTAATACTTGCATTAGGTTTAGGTGCAGCTGCACTTGGTATGGCTGGTGCCGCAGCTGCTCAAACAACTCCAACACCTCCTCCAGCACCGCCACCAGCACCTTCTCCAACACCACCTAACAGAGAACAAGCACAAAAAGAACAAGATGAATTGGAAAGACAAAGCGCAGCGTTTGAAGAAAGGATACGTTTAAAAGCTGAACAAGAAAAAGAAAAAAAAGCAAGAGAAGATGTTGAAAGAAGACGAGCTGAACAAGAAGAAAAACAAAGAGAAGCTGATAGATTAAGGCTAAAAAATGAAGCTGATGCTAAATCGGAGGCTATTGTTGAAGAAAGAAGAATACAAAGAACCAACGCTGAAGCTGAACGACAAAGGGAAATAGAAGATAAAGCAAGACAAGAAAGAAAGTTGAAAGAAGAAAAAGCCGCTGAAGATGAAAGAAACAGAGAAAAAGCTAAGTCTGAAAGTAGACAAAAAGAAAGAGAGAGTGATGCTGCTCGAGCAGAAGAAGAAAAACGTGCGGCCGCAGAAAATCAAATAAGGCAACAAAGAGAACAAGCTGCAGCTGAATCTGCAAAAGCTGAAGCTCGTCGTTTACAAGAAATAAAACAAAAAGAAGAAGCTGACAAAAAACGTCAAGATGATGAAAAAAGACAGAGGGAAGAAACGGAAAGAAAGCAAAGAGAAGACAATCAAAGGCAACAAACGGAACAAAATGCAGCTGAGGTTGCTCGAAGAAGAAAACAAAAAGAAGATGATGATAGAAGACAGAGAGAAGAAACTGCAGCTATTGAAGCTGAAAAAGCTCGTATAGCAGCTGAAACTGAGAAAAAACGTAAAGATGATGAAGCGGCGGCTTTGGCTGAGAGAAGACGCCAAGATTTTGAAGCTGCTCGTGAGGCTGAAATTGAGAGGAGGCGTCAAGTCACTGAAGCTGCAGCTGAAAGAAAACGCCAAGAAGAACAAAAAATAGCTGAAAGAAGTGCATCCAATGATGAGTCATTAAAGAATCGTCATGGTCAACCAGTAACAGCGCAACCTGTTCCTGAACCTGCGCCGGTAGCACCAAGGCCTCAACCAGCGAGACCTGTTACTGTTACACCAATTCCACCAAGAGAACAAACCGCAGTGCCTGTTCCTAGAGTTGAAGAACAGTCTTCAGATGTATTAAAAGCAGCAAAAGCCAATATCTCAAGAGGTGAATCCGCTAAAGTTCCCGATGAATATTTAGGTGCAAATCAAGCTTCAAAAGACCGTTTTGTGTGGTCTAATGAAAATTCCCAAGAACCTATTCTTACAAGTATAATTAAAAAAGGTGAGGGTGACATAAGTGATCCTGGTTCAAAATTAAAATTAATAACATTTGATAAAAGAACAGATCCTGATAATTATAAAAAATATCCTAAAGGAAAATTGGTTTGGGAAAAAAGAGTTAATTTTGAAAAAGACTTAACTGACATGACAATACGAGAAGTTAATGAACTACAAAAAAGTAGAAGTAGATACTTCAATGCAAAAGGTGCTGGCTCAGCCATGGGTAAATATCAATTCATGCCAGATACACTTTTATTTAGAGCTAGAGATGTTTTAGGACCAAATTACATGGACACAGTATATTCTGAAGATGTCCAAGAATTGTTGATGAATGAACATACGATTGAAAATGCTAAAAATTTAGGATCCAGCATTTCCGAATTAACTCTAAGACTGGCTCACTTTAACGGAATAACTTATGCTAAGGCAATAAAAAAAGCATTTGATGAAGGTGAAGATGATAAGCTTTTAAAAGACTTTCTTACACCTGCTGAAATTAGAGCAAACCATTACCTTGTTTATAAGAATAATGATGAAAATTTTCCAAAAACTATAGGTGAATATAAAAATGAATTGGGATATTTATCAAGAAAACTTATTCCTTTACAAACATTAAAAGATTTATCTGAACAAGAAACAAAAGATAGAAAAGATAAAATAATAATACAACAAACACCACGCAGAAGTTCTAGTTTAAATTCGGAAAATATTTTAGATGGTTTGGCTTTAAATCAAATGTCATCGTTAAATTCATCGATGAAGAAAAGTAAAAATATGGCATCTATTATCTTTGTAAATAATAGTACAACTATAATAGGATCAAACAAGAGAGAAACCATTTCAATACCAACCGATCCTGACCACAATGTATACTATGCGTATGCTTAACCAAAGAGAATAAAAATGGACTACAGATCAGCAAGAGGAATAAGAAATCAAAGCCTCAAAACTCTAATTATCGATAGAACTTTAGATGGCCAAGGTTTTGGTAAATCTATTTCCAGTTCAATAAAAGATAAGACTAAAGCCAAACTAACAGGCCTCAAAGAGAAATTTGATCCAATGAATATCTCTAGAGCAATTGGAGGAAGATTAGGTGCATATGCTTATGGTAAAATTGCAGGCAGAAGTCAGGAAGACATTGATTACTTTACCGGCAAAAGAAATTCGGCTATAACAGCAATTAAAAACAATCCATTAATTTCAAAAGTATCTGACGGCGAAAACAGGCCAGTAAGGAGAGGTGAAGGTCTTTCTACCATTATGGCTCGTATTTTCAATTTGTTAAAAAAACAAATATTGGATGAAAAGAAGCAGAATGAAATTACTGCAAATTTTGAAGAAGAACGAGAATTTGAAAGAGAATTAAGACATAAAGAATTGATTGATGCACTTGGTCATTTAGGTGGAGGTACTGCAACTAAACAAGATAAAGGTAAAGGATTCCTGGAAAGAATAATTGAAATAGTCAAAAAAATGTTGGCCGCGGTATTTCTAAAACTAAAACCTTTATTAAAATTTTTGAAAACGATGATAAAATCGATTGCCATGGGTAAAGACTTGAGCACCTTGCGAAGTATTGCATCATTAGCTTTAGCAAATCCTTTAACTTTTTTAGGTGCAGCAGCCATTGGCGCAGTAGTGGTAACAACAAGAGAAGTTGAAGAACGTCAAGCCGCTGTAAGGATTAATCCTTACAAAGCGGAGTATTTAAGTGATCCATACGCAATGATTCAGAGGGGTGAAGCTTCCAATAATACTGAAGCTGGAGCATTAAACGCTCAAAAAATAGGAAAACAAAAACCTAGAGATTTAGTCGAATCAATAATGACTAATCCTCTTTTTACTGAAGCAGAAAAAAAGCAAGAGTTATCTGTTCAAAATTTACAACAAGTGACAGATTGGTTAGCGAGAACGCAGGGTAATCAAAGGGCTCAATTTCAAGGTGAAGTTACAAATAGAGCTGGAAAATTGGTTATTCTTTCTGGTGGTGTAGGTGAAAATTTAGTTGTTCCTAACACAAATCCAAGAAGTCCAAAATATGTTGCACCACCGGCGCCTGTACCGGTCATTACTAATGCAGGACCACCTGATCCGACACAGGTTCAGATTGCTCCGGGCGGCGCAGAGGCAAATCAAATGTCAAGCCAACCAGATACATCATCAGTTTCTGTGAGACCAGTAACTGCACAATCACCAGGTTCTACAGCTGTCGCAGTTGATAGGAGTGGTTCTCGTACATCAACAATAGGTACATCTAATTCTAGTGGTGGTGCGACAACAGCAACCCGCGAGTTTGGGTCGGCCAGTGGTACAGTAGGTCTTCCACCTCCTATTGGTGAAAGTATGCCTCTAAGAAGTGTAGATAAACCTGCTGGAACAGACTTAAACTTAGTACCAAATCAAAGTGGTAAAAGTAGTTTTTCTCCAACAATGCCGGCAGCCAGTAGAGCGGCTCAAAGTTTTTTACAAAATCAAAATCTTTATGCTAGTTTAAATTTAAATGATAGTGGTGGAAGTACAAAGCCTACTATAATTGATGCAAGTAAGAATGTTGTAAAAACTGGCACCGGCGGCATTGATTTTGCTGTGTCAACTCCTGTCCGAACAACAAATGAAACTCTAGTAGCAATACTTAAAGCTAATCGTAGATTTAGTGGACCACCTATTGCGATGGCATAAAAAACCCCGCACTAGGCGGGGTATCAAGTTCCATGAAAGAAAGAATTTTAGTCTTCTTCAGCCAACTTTGAGAAGTAGGCCATATCGTCATCATCACCAGACAGTGACAATTCAGGTTCAACAGCCTTAGGTCTAAATGCCTCAGGTGTTGCCTTCATTTGTTCAACAGTAGTCTTAGGTTTAATAGTCTCACCATTCAAACCAAGAACACGATTCAAGCGAGTCGATAGTTCATCATATGTCTTGAATTCCTTATCAGCAGTCATCTCTTTCAAAGAGTGTTCTGATTTCCAGATTTTCTCAAGCTTTGCATCATCTGTAGACAATGGTGCAGGAGATTCAAATTCAGACTTGTCATAGTTTTGGTAACCCTCAACTTTACGAATCTTCAACTTGAAGTTAGCGCCAGCCCACAGGTCGAATGGGTTGATTGCCTGTTCATCAGCAAACTGTGGGTTCATTGCTTCTGAGATTTTGTCAAAGATTTTCTTACCGAAACGGAACAACTTGATTTGTCCTTCGTTCTCAGGATGTTTTGGATCCGAAACGATATAGACATTTGCAATGTAGTTCAGTTTACGCTTTTGTTTGCGTACAATGTCTTTGTTGGCTTCGATACCAGTATTCCACAATGAAGAATTGTGTTCACACACAGGACATTGTTGGTTCTTGGTTGTCAAGCAGTTGTCAATAAGCCAACCACCAGGACCTTGAAAGCCGTGTGAGAATAGTTTGACCCACGGAAGTGCGTCATCACCATCTACAGCCGGAGCTGGAAGAAAACGAATAACAGCCATGCCGTTACCAGCTTTGTCTACTTCAGGTTTCCAATAATTGTCTTTGTTGTCAGAACCCTCTGTAGTGTTTAAAGCTTCAATAGCTTTAGAGAGTTTGTCAAGATTGCCCGAAGAGCGTTTAAGATTTGCGAAATCTACCATGATTTTTCCTTTATATAACGGAGTGTAAAAAATTAAAACGGATTATCCACTTTATACATAATATAAGTGTATTTAGGCGCTCAATAAAGCGTCTAATGAAGCAATAGTAGATGCAGCATCCGTGTGATGGATTGCTGTACCACCTGCCTCAACCCAGTCACTAATAACAGAAAGTGTGTCATCAATGATAATGGATTCTGGTGCCGCAAAGGTGTACTTCAGGCTTTTACCTGGTACAAAATTGCGTGGATAATTGATACCTTGTGAAATCAACCATACTCTTTTTTGGTCTGAAATGTCCACATGTGAATCTTGTTTTGCTGTAGAAGAAAGAATCTCTACAGGAATATCTAATGTGTTCAAATGATCCAATAGCATCCTTGCATCTGGCATCATATCAAGGTTTGCGAATTGTTTAGTATCAATAAAAGACTTAAAGTAACCAGCAAAATTGCGGCTCCTATCTGCTTGTTCAGGTGTAATAAGGAACAATTCCTTATATCTCTTGGCAAAGTCAGCAATTACGCCGTCCATGTCCAAATAGATTTTTGTATATTTACTCATTTGTAATTGCCTCTTTTAAAATATTCTTAAACTTAACTTTATCGTATGTAATAAATGGTGCATACTTTTCACACTTCAATTTCCAGGACGGCCAAATAATGTCATCACTTATCTTTTTGTCCCACATGGAAAAGAAGTTCATCATATCATTCAGTATCACCAGTGTTTCAATCGAAATTGAATTCTGCATCGCACCAACTAGTAGGTCAGGATACTCACCAGACCTTACCTTCATCAATTCATCAGGACTATTTACCTGTTCTAAGATGCGTACTATATCAGATTCAAAATTATATGTCAAGCTCTGAGAAATCTTTTGCCACTTTTTATATACATCTTCACCATTCGGTCCAGTCATTTCACCAACCCAAGTTGAGTCACCGTATACAAAATTAGCCACAAAGAAGTTCCTGAGTTCATCCAACGAGTATTTGCGTGATAACTTGTAGAAGCTATATTTATCTTTACGCCTCAAAAAGGTATCTTTACTCACATTAGTCTTCCCATGATACTTAAAGTAATCATAGGAAGATGTGAAATGTAACTTCAATGCATTATATAACGCAAAGGCCGCAAAGCCTGTACCTTCATTCATAACGGTAGCTTTGCGGCCTTCTTGATTAGATTAACCGACTGTGCTTCTTCACGGATACGAGCTTTTAGAAATGAAGAAATCATTGTTGCTGCAATTTCTACCTCGATACCTGTTTCATCACAATATTGGATAATGACATCCATACAAGGTTGACCTTGTTCATCAGCCATCTCCAATATTCTAGTGGAGAAATCAGATATTTCTTCTCTAGTTGCCATTATCGTTTACCTAGTGCAAATGTGATGCAGGTTGCAGTGGGTAATTGTTCATAAGCACACTTCACCGACAATGGATCAACACCTTTGGCGATTGCTGATTCCATGTTCTTTGCAAAGTTGTTGCGTTCATTTAGGTTGTAAACGGTGAAACCTGCAATAGCAGAACCAATTAAAATGCTCACACAAACAATATATGTCACTAATTCTTTATTCATAAAAATTCCTATTTCTGTCAATATTATCCACACGGCTTCTATAGAAAATGTGATGACCTATTTTCTTCACTTTTTCTAATTTCCACTGTGGATTTACATAGTCGGCATGGTAGTATGTTGCACCTTGTGTAACATCTTCCTTGAGGTCACGATTTAGAATCATGTCCACAGCCAACTCACGAACTTCATTATACAATGAACTATCTCTAATTGTCAAGCGTTTACTGGTAATGTTTTTGTCACACAACCAGGAAAACTGACAGGTATCCCCCGTCTTCTGATGAACAACTCCGCAAATATCTTTACTGTAACCGGCTTGTACACGATTCATGGTAACAAAAGCAACAGCTTGTTTACCACTCAATGGTTCATGTCCAGCCTCAAAGTAAATGTTCTCTGCAAGGCATGTAACCTGCCTTTTTGTTGCCTCAGTAAGATTTTGGTAATCAGCTTTTAGGGGCATCCTAAAATTAATGTTTACCATGGAGAGGCAAAGAACTATTGCGGAAACTACTATGCTGAAAAGTATTGCTTTACTTCGCATGGGTTTCCTTTCGAAAAATTGATAGGTTATTTGGACGGGTCGGCCGCCAGGGAAAACCTATTAAACCCTTTTTAGTTTAGAAACTAAATTTAACGCCAGCAGTGATACGGCTACCGTTTTCTGCAACAACACGGTCTTGACCAGCTTGGTAACTGTAATCAAGGCCTGCTGAAACTGATTTAGTGATAGGCATACGAGCACCGACACCAACCGTAGCGGCATAACCATCATAAGCTGAACCTGATTGACTGTCAACAAAGACAGCACCAAATTTAGCATCAAGTGATACAGGTCCAAATTTTGCTACCTCTACAGCATTTACCAAACTATAAGAGTCGGCAGTTGTAGAACGATTGAAGCCTGCGGTTAAGTTATAACCTTTCACAGTTTCACCTACTGTAACACCCCAAACATTTTGCGTTGAGCTAAGATTAGTACCATCATTGATACCAACTTCTAAAGCCTGTGCGCTTGCAAATACACCCATAAGGGATGCGATAAGTACGAGTTTTTTAATCAAAATTTTCTCCTTTTGTTGAACAAATTGCCGACTGATTGGATAATAAGGACAGTCGGCGAAACCTCAGCTTAGCTTAAGCAGCTAGGCGATATGCGGAGTCGTTTGCATTTACGTTTTTTGCTTGATTAACGGTCATCGCCTACCGTGCTGTCCACTCTGTTACTCTTTGCCCTGTCGAAACTATGCAGGCCCATCATAAAGATTGTGCTATTCCTTTTAGGAACTCTGCAATCATTTCAATAGCAGTTAATATTTTTTCTTTCATTACAATCCTTATGGTGGACCTGGGGGGATTCGCACCCCCGTCCAGAACACTTTTCTCTTTGCTTCATACAGCAATAAAAAACACTATACGGTCTATCTGCACTTTTAGGTTTCCCTAGAGTAATCTGGTGTACCAGCCCTGAGATTTGATATTATCTAATCTTCTATAGTGTTAAAAAACACACTCAGGGAGATCCACCCTCCCGTACCCACAAAGTGGGAACTTAGTCTAATTGCACAGCCGAGCCATGTCCCAGTTCATAAGTGTGTTAATTATATATTGTATCACAGGATTAGAGACTTGTCAAGCCACCAAAGAATCTTTATAGAATTGTATGGCTTTTACTAGTCCATCGATATGGTCTTGAGTCTTTTCAATGAACACCAATGGTTCAGAACCATCTACTGCCATAACGGTAACAATCTGGTCAACAGGTATATCAATCATTTCTTCTAACATCAATGCATATGCAGTTTCTTGCCAAAAATAGGACATAACCTTATCTCTGGTTTTAATCCTGCTACTGGTCTTGAAATCAATGATAGATAGTTTTCCGTCCCAATGTGCAATCAAGTCAACACGACCTGCAACACCAAGTTTTTTGGAAAACAATGCACATTCTTGGTACCAAATATCAGACACATTTGCATCTATAATTGGTTTGAGGCTCTTGAACATTTCCAATGCATCAGGCATAGCCTTCTTTGAATACTCTATATTGTTGTTTAGATATGCTTCACAGATGCTATGCATATTGGTACCACGACCAGATGCTTTGCGTGAGATTTTATTGGCTTCTTCATAACCAACACGCTTACGCCATGCAAGTATGTCAGCCTTACTTAAAGCACCCAGTACAGTCGTAATTGACGGCAATCTTGCACCGTCTTCCATTACATAGTATCGGCCATCTGGGAAAGTCTCAGCCTTAATATCTTTTAGTGTAGGTACAGCGCAATAGTTAAACATTTTTTAATTTCTCTATGTAATCGTAATGGTCATATAACAGTTCACTATTTTTTTCAAAAAAGTCCTGAAATATAACCTCATTTTTAAAATTTGGATATTCAGTATCCAAAACTTTTCTTGCAATATCTTCTTTAAAGAATTTTATGCCGGCACCAACTTGATGCCAACTTGTTTCGGAAAAAATACCCCGATGGTTACTACGCGAACAACCTATGTTAATATTTTCTGTTAATGTAAGGTATTTTAAATTGTGAGATTCTGGAATTTTATCTTGACACAATTCTTTAAGACCTTCTATTTGCGGTAATACCTTGTTTTTTACTTTAAAAGTATTCCAAAAAACACTATCATTACGATTAGTTAAATAGTGTAATTGTATAAAGTTTAAAATGTCTCTGTTTATTGCCTTAATAGTTTGATTATATGATTCAATAGAATCACCAGAGTCGTTTAAGATTTTGTTTTTATTCGCTTCAAATTCAGTCAATTGCATAATGGTAACCCATATGCTTGTCGCTTCAAGTGGTTCAATAAAAGCGGCTGATAAACCAATAGCAATACAGTTACCTATACACACCTCTTCAAAACAACCTGGATTAAAAGTGAATGTTCTTGGACTTATAATTTCATGTCCAAAATATTCCTCCAACTCTTTTTTGATTTCTTCATCAGACACCAAATCCGAATCAAACACATAACCACAACCAAATCGACCTTGTACCGGAATCTTCCAAACCCAACCATACTTCATAGCAATACTTTCTGTGTATGGTGGAATCTCTTTAGTGTCGTTCTGAACAAAGAAAGGCATCGCTCGTTTCATTGGTAAATGGTCATTATAAGAATTCCATTTACCTTTGTAGTGGCCACCAATTAGAAATCTTTTAAAACCAGAACAATCAAAAACAAAATCCGTATCTATCTTATTATTTGATTTTAAATTAAATCCAACAATCTTATTGTCCTTTGAATCAACAGAAATAACTTCATCATCAACAAGTTTAATATTTCTTTCTAAACCAACAGTTTGAAAATATTTGGCTAATAAATTTGCATCAAAATGTAACGCATCCGATCCACATTCTTTATCATTAGATTTTATATATTTTACTTTATTTTTTTCAGATATGAGTGGAGTAAAATTCAAGCTATCTAAATTTTCATGGTTTGAAATGTTATTTAAAGCATAGGGATTAACATCAATGTGTTTGTAATCTTCGAAATTTACTAATGAATCTTGAAAGTTATGATAGTAATGTTCACCATCTCCATTCCAATTAGTAAATTTAATTCCATTCTTAAATGTTCCTTTAGCGTTTTTAATTATATCATGAACCGATATATCAATCTTTTTAAGAAACATAGGAAATTGAGGTGTAGTGCCTTCACCTGCACCTAAAATTCCAATTTCGGAGCTAGCAATGACAGTTACCTCATCATCTGGACAAATTTTTCTAATGAACAATGCAGTTAACCAACCAGCACTTCCGCCACCCAATATTGTATATTTCATATGTTAATAACTATCGACTTTCTTGGTTTTTTATTCATATTGTTTTCTACTGAATGTACCAAATATCCAGGAAACATAATTAATAATCCGTTTACAGGTTTAATTCTATGATAAGTTCTGGAAGTTTTTCCTTTTATAGGGTCATTCGGTTCAAAATCTAAATTATCCCAAACAACACCACCTCTGGGATCGTGTAACAAAAGGTCACCCGTATCAATCTCAACATCCAAATAATAGACACCAACTAAAAGTGATTTACCTATGTGACTGTGTGGTGTATCATTTTCTCCATAATTTATTATATTCAGTCTACCATGAATTGTGCGTTCTTCAAGTATGTATTCATAGTTGATGTTGATGTATAATTCTCTAATAATGTTTTTTAGTTTATTTGTATATGTTAGGTTCATATCAAATATATTACCATCAAATTGAGTAGATTCTTCTAATAATCCATTGTTCAATTCAATTGGCAATATTCTTTGCCAAATTGGTGTTGCAAAAAGATTCTTTTTAAACATATTCAATATCAAAAACAAAAACATTACGAGGTAAATTATTGTGATGAACACTCACAGCATGATATACATCAGGAGAGTGTATTAATAACTCTCCTTCTATTGGTTGTATCCAATGAGTATCTTCTTCTACATAATCATCAATCCAAGTCTCAGGTTTGCCATCTTTAACTATGACTAAATTTGATGAAGCTTCCGGCACATCAAGATAAAAAATACCAACAGCATCTGGTCTAAAATTTTCATTTGTATAATCCGTAAGACTCGCAATATAGTTATCCACTTTATTGTGATTATGGCATAATCCATGGCCGCCACGAAATAACCTATTTGCCCAACTTCTCTTATAATACACGATATTTCCTTTATTGTCAAGCCCCAAAGGTTCTTTTGCCAATAAAAATTGCTGTGTAATCCATTCAGTTAAATTACCAAAACCCGGTAGATTTACTAAAGAAAGGTATGATTCACTAACCGTGGTTAGACCTGCACCTTTATGAGAATCTCCCTTGAGTGTTCTATCTCTACTTTGAACTTTTGGAAAATTAAATACATTGTTAACCGTTTTGGTTATTTCATTATCTCTATAGAGAGATTCATTTGTACATTGTATTCTTGTTATGTTATAACCAAAAATATTCTCGATTCTCATAATATTTTAAGATTGACTAGTTGTTGTATTTCCTGTTTTTGCTTGTTCGAATAACTCATTTGCATTATCAATCAGTTGTGAATGCATTTCGAGATTTGTGCATGTACTAAAAGGCACCACAAAATTAATTTTTCCACCTCGAGGATGTTCAATAATATCACAAGTAAAAAATACACTATCGGCATTGCCTGATGTTAATGAATAAACATTAACATTAAATAGTCCAGGTAGATCCTCCAAACTATTCACTAATAATTGCAATTCAGTATTTGCGGCAATTGGTGCTATATCTTCTCTGACCACTTCAACTCTAGTTGTTTCGATATTATTATAATAACAAGGTTCAATCCAATCTGGATTCGTATTTTCATCTAAGAATTGTAGTCTTTGTGTTATAACATTAACAATATCCATAAAATCTTCCACTGGATGAGTTGTTGCACGAATAATCGCATTTTTAGGAATAATATATTTAATTGTATTACCCATCTCGTTAGTTAAACTGAATACGAAAGAGTCTACATTTTTAATTTGTGATTTAATAATGTCTGAAGCTTCAGATACTGCAACTGATTTTACAGCAGGAATAGAATTTAAAAGGTTAATGCAATTCTGCAATTCTTGTGTGATTGTAACTTTCATTTTATGCCTCTACTCTTGATTGTCCGTAAATTTCAACATCATTTAACATACCAATTTTTTCTGCTATAATTTTAATTGGTATCATTTTTTTCTTTTCAACTTCTTTGTGTTCATATAGTGTTCCCCAAATGTCTTGTCTTTCTAAAGCTAATCCATCACCTTTAATTTTAGTTGGTATGTAACCATTTGTAATTCTTTCCAGAGCTAAAGCAAAGAAAACAACATTATCACTATAAGCATTATTGCAAGTTATATCCCAAAATTTACCGTCAAGGTACATACAAGAACCTTTACATAAATGCAACACAGGACAATCCTTACAACCTGCTCGGTTCATCCAATGAGTAACAGATTTCAGTTCAACATTTTCGTAATCATCTAAGTTACCACCTAAGTGTGACTCACCGTTTTTACTGGTTTCCATTATAGAAACATTTTGGCAAGTTGTGATGTTACCTTTGAGGTCTACAGAAATTGTTCCTTCGTTGTCCATTCCGCATTTTTGACCAACAAATTTAGATTCAGTGTGATTCAAAACACCACGAACAAACATGTCTGTTTTGTCATTAATAATACCAAAATTAATTTGTTCATCTGTATTATCTGTACTATAAATATCATTAAATGCATTTCTTCGGTATTCAAAATGTTCTTGTTTTGTTTCTAATGAACTATTGATAGCGGCTTCATCATATGCATCAATAAAACCACCCTCACCAATTGGAACAGTAGGATCACCTGTTAAATTAACAAACCAATCATGGATTTGTTTGCGGCTAGTATTCTTTCTATTCATCATAGAATTAAAACTAATACGATTTTGGGAATGCATTACTTTATAAAACTCTAAGATGATTTTCTTTTTTTCTGGATCTTCAAATGGATCAGGACCACGAGCATGTTGACCTGGACCATCATGACTAATACCAACACCAAAACCCATATAATATAACCAAGAACATATTTCTCTTGTCAATAGTGATCCATTAGTCACCATGCCAAAAGATGGTTTCTTTTTCCAATGAGAAAATTTCTCAGCAATTGTTTCAGCGAGAGGTTTTAATGTTTTCCAATAGACAAGTGGTTCACCACCCCAAAATTCAACTCTTAGTCCAGCTTTTTCTGTAATGTTTAGATTATCCAACTTAGAGATGAAAGATTCAATATCCTTTTTACTAGTTTCTGGTGGCCTTTCAACAAACCTTTGTGAGCAGTAATCACAAGAGTAGTTGCATGATAAACCTAATTGGATTTTAATGACAGTAACATCTTTTGATTTTTTTAGTGGAGTATTTTTATCAAAGGGTTTAACCTCTTCACATTTATGGAATAACTCCAAGCCTGTACCTGTTACGGGTTGTGGAATCTGTGGTTCCGGATACTCATAAACAAATCCAGTAGAATCTGAAAGTATATTTTTTTCATTATCATAATAAAAAGTCTTTACGTCTGAAGCACTACGCTCCGCATTAATTTCAAAAATCATATTTTTTCCTAGTTTATTAAATTACCAAGTACAAGCACAGATCCAACAATCACAGTTAAAAGATGTTGACGAAGTGGTACAATTATATGTACAATTGCAATTACAATTCGGTTGGATAAAAGCCGAAGCATCGCAATTTGCACAATTTACGGTGCCAGTAATAATACAATTACTGCAATTTTTATTACCGCAATTACAATTAGATGTACAATTACCATTACTACAATTGCCTGAAGTATTATCTCTATAATATGCCTTATCGCGTAGGGATCCCATGTCATTAATAACACCAGTGGCGCCGCCTTTTGTGAGTTTGCTGTTGTCCTTGACCCATTGCATAGATGCGGAAAAACCCGCAGGTTGGCCCGTTTCATCTCTTATATTTTGAAAAGATATTCCTTGAGATGTGTTTGGTAATGTCATTTTTTGTTCTCCGAAGATATGGTCTATTTATCTGTCATTTATATAGTGTTTCGTGGGAATATGTATATTTGTAGCAATGCCAAATCTTGTTTTTTCTGACTTATTTTCTTCAACTGAATGTAATAGATACGATGGAAATAAGACCATTTTACCTGCCTTTGGTGTAATTCTTTTATATTTTACTGAGTTTACACCATTCTCAACATTCAAATCCCAAACAACAGAACCCCTTGGATCTACTATCAGAAGGTCACCACTATTCTCATAAGTTTCTATATAATACACGCAAGCCACCACACTTTCACCATGACTGTGTAGTGGAAATGATTGTCCTGGTTTTTGCTGATTCACCCATCCATTTGATATAAAGGGTTTTGATTCGTGGTAGTTTGAAAAATATTCAGGTAAAATTAAATCCATCATTTCATATATTTTATTCTTCAATTGTCTGCAATAGTCGGAATCTACTGTCCAAATATCGACATATTTGTTATGTTCACTTGCACAAATCAAATCAAGTAATTCATTTCTAAAACACAAATTAAAATATTCATCAAATCCTGTTTCAATCTCCCAAACAGGTGTTGACCACCATTCATGTTTTGTAATCATAGTATTTCTCTTTTACCTTATTTTCATTTTTCATATCAATCATTATTTCATTTATGAAGAAATTTAATGTTAGTCTTGAATTATCTATAGTTTGACCAAAACCAAAATTAGCCGAATGTGAGTAGTCTCCACGATATAGGATTAACTTATTGAATTCATTGCGGTAATTTAAAACGTCACGGCCTATGATTATTTTGGTACCATGGTTATTATATTTATCATTGAAACCTTCACTTAAATATATCACACCAGAATACAATGATGTATCTTTGTGTATCCAAGAACTGTTCGGTATGTCCATTTCAGTTAGATAGTGAAACAAACAAATAATTTGAGCCTTTATATTTGACGATGGTACATTTTTGAATATTTTACTTATGATTTTCTTAGTTAATTCATAGTATTCACCATCACTCAATATGTTGGCTAAATGGTCGGTTCTCTCACCACTATACTTGATATTTGTATTTTTTACTGTAGGATTATCTTCACAAGAATAGTATCTTTGTTTCTTCGCCAAATTTATAATTTCTTGCGGATCATCAAAGATACCTTCAATACATAACACATCATCAATCATTATATTCCTAATTTATCGCAGGCAACAATCCATGATTTGACCAAACTGCTGCGAACAATGTCGTTTGGTGTAAATAAAATTTCAGTAAACTCATCCATATGTCTTGCAACATTCAAAAACTCAGCAAGGCCCGATATATCATGTTTACTCTTAATTAGGTCATTCTGTTTCAGGTCACCAACAAATATAATCTTTGAACGATGGCCAACACGGGAGATAACCGAACTCAATTCATGAAATGTCATTGACTGGCATTCATCTACAATAATGATAGAGTTGTCAATAGAGATACCACGAATAGCGGTAGTTGAAATGAATCTAGCGTAACCTTGTTCCTTTAATCTTTCCCATGCATCAGAACGACCAAAAAGTGTCTCACAAATTTCTTTGTAAGGCACTTCATAAATCTCCATCTTTTCATCCAATGTACCAGGAACAAAACCTTGGTCTCTTACCTGTACAGCGGAACGAACAACTACAATATGTGTAAAAGGATTATCCTTGTTTAATACTTCTTCGATTGCACGATACAATGCTAAGAATGTTTTACCTACACCTGGTGATCCTAATAGGCCAATAAAGTAATCACCTGTTTTGTATGCGTCAAAGAACTTTTGTTGATTTTGTGTTAGTGCTTCAAATGTTTTTAAATGGTCTAATTTTATTTTTAGTGAGTTTGAAACGGGTTGGTGTCTGTGTGTTACCTCATCACCTTCAATTGAATCATCACGTTTTTGTATTGCTGTTTTTCTATTGCTTGCCATGAAACATCCTTGTTGTTGTTGCGGGATTATTTGGAGGTTTTTGTTGTTGCAGAATCCTTCTTTAGTAAAGCAGCTACTTTGGTTTGTGGGACTTTCTTGGGTTGTGCTTGTTGTTTTTGTGGCTGTTTGTAAAAGCCAGTACCAAGAAGTGCGGGAATGCGATAAGGACGATTGATTACCATTCTCTAGGCAACTTTGTTTTATGACCTGACATTGTGTTTCCTGGAATGGATTCTTTCATGCGCTGGATGACACCACGCTCAAAGGCCATATGTGCCTGACCAATACCAGGAACAGACATACGAGAGCCGTCGGACATAATTGGAAGATTATGTGCTGTGTGATAGCGTTCAAGATGTGGATTGTTTTCAACAAACGAATCTAGTTCCGCAATTCTCATACGGTGTTCTTCTACTTCGTTTGTATCTTTGTTTAAGAAATCATAGCTGGGCATTATACCATCCTGGAACATTACGAGAGTTAATCTTACCACGCCATGAGGCTAGGTGCGTCTTATTATTTATATAATAATTCCGATATGATGCAATAGAATCACCGGCAATTTTTACTTCATCAGGCATAGCTGGTGTTGGTTCAGTAAAAGTAGGATGTTCTTGTTGGTGAATTTTTGTAGGAACATGCCATAATTCCCAAAGTAGACCATCACGCTCAACTTTATGCACTTTACCATAACGATATGTGTATTCTTTACACAAAGCTTTTAAAAGATCCCACAACCATGCATAATTGTCACGGGATTGTCTTACCCAAACTGCCGATGGGTGATTGATATGAGTAGCAGAGTAAAGAGTGGCGTCACGGTTATCGGCAAGTACATATGCTTTTTGTTTACGACCAGAAGAACTGAGGCGGTCGATAATAGTCCCGTCAAGAACACGATGAGCAGTTGAGAGTAGTTGTGCATATTCAAGAATCATTTTAATACAATGTTTGTCATTGTGCATTTCTGCACACACTTTTGGATCATGGTCGAGGTAAAAGATATTCATAGCGGTAATTGAATTCTTGGAACTCCTTCCCAAGTTCCGTGTAGTTTAATGTTTCCGTATTGGTCATGTGTATGCATACAAAACTGTAAAGCAACCTTATCTATTTTTCCATCTTTCATAAACTCAACCACTCGAAACTCATAACTGACTGGATCAGGCATCACAAAAACCTGAGATGGTGGTGGTGTTTGAACTGGTGGAATAGTAAATGAACCTGTAGTTAATTTCACAGTATCATCCTTAGTAATCCGATAAAGTCGATGGTGACCAATAAGCAATAATTAGCGAGCATACCAAAGGAACGCCGACTATAAGCGCACCCAGCGTATATAAAACAACCTGTAATCCAGATTGGGTACATGATAAGAAGGGGGGGATTAGGCACGGTGAGGGCCATAGTGATAGAACAACCAATAGATATAGCCCAAGCAAGGACCTCAAAACAAAAACGTATTCTATTACTTTTGTAATCATTACCAATCCATTTTAAAATGTTACTCATCAAATAAGGTAGACCATTGTTTAAGTTTTTCAATTTTGTTTTCTTGTGCTTCACGCACTTTAACAGGATCAATAATTTTTAAATCATAACACATATAAATCATTGCCATTACATCGCCAATTTCTTCTTCTAGGTGTTCACGATTAGTTTTAGGTTTACCTGGTTTAATATTATCGAGGCCAAACCTAAAACATTTACTAATCGCTTGTATTACCTCTGCACATTCTTCTTGTGCAATTAACAATACTTCTCGGTTTTTTTCCATTATTCAACACTAGAAGTTACTTTTGGTGGTCGACCTGGACCACGACGTTCTTCTTGCGGTTGCATCCTTTGAATTCGTGCTGCAATATCTTCAGTTGATACTGTTTGCAATGCAAATTGCTGGAACATTGAATAAGAATCTGTAACCTTCATAGAGTTTTTACCACCGACGGCCGCAGCATCAGGGAAAAACAAATTACATCCACCATCACGCAGCGGTGCAATTTCTAGAATTGAATCTAGATTGATAATTACTTTGGTGTTTTTTTCAACAGAAAATACTTCGATAAATGTGCTCATAATATTCTTTCAAGTTAGTGATTAGGTTGTATTTATTCGTCTTTGCCCTTAGCATTCACACCCATCATATATCGTTCAGATGTTGATGCAATGTATTGAGCTTGAATCATGTTTCGTTTCATAGCCTCACGTTGTTCTCTATTTGAGAATGGCAACAGCGCAAGCATAGTCTTGTTTCTTTTAGATAGTTTAAAAGTGGAAGGGATTTTCATATAGTCCTAAAAAGTTATTTACAAAATACAGTATAACACAAAGACAAACGATTGTCAAGGTCACATATCCTAAGGATACCATTTCATCACGGTAATAATCAACTTCTAATTCCAAGAAGTCTCTTTGGCCTAGAAGCATAGGTTGACATTCATCTTCACCACCCATCATTAGGATAGTTTTTTTAGCTTCACGCAACCTATTCTTTGCCTCAAAATAATTAAATATCGATTTCATCAGATAAAACCATCTTCGTTTTGCAGAGGAATACTACCATCATCAACGGTATGTCGATATTCATAGATTGGTTCATCAGGTATATTATAAGGAAATGTCACAGGAGTACGAGATTCAAAACATGTGTAATGGCATTTATATGGTTTACCGTCACCATCTTTGGCCCAGTCCCAGAATACCTTACCATCAATATCATAACAAAAACCATCAGCATCTTTAAATACAGAACCATGTCGGTTATTTTGCCAATGTGGACCTCCATCTCCGTAAGGTGTTACATCAGTCCATTCAGAATCTTCACCAATCAATGGTGTTAGTGGTTCATACTTTAGTAATTTTGTCAGAACACTAATTGCATAAATCGCAGAGAAACCAGAATGTCCTTCAGCTGCAAATTCTTTAACCATGTGTAGAACATGTTTACGCATCGAAGCATTGTATTCATCACTATCAGTCAAACCTAGAAGGTCCAACTCTTTCTCAGCGTGCTTAACTAAATTACTCATATGTTTTCTTCATTTATATTCAAACCATTACTATGTTTGTTTGTTTGTGCATCAACGTCCTGAAACAGGCGCTTTTCTTGTTGTGTTGGTTCTTTAAACACTTTGCGCGGATTACCACACATTACACAATTTGGATTGCCACAATTCATTGCATGTTTCTTGGCAAATTTATGTGGTTCTTTAACCTGTACACCAAATGCTTTGGCAATTTTAGTCTGCTTGTTTACAGCATTCTCATCTTTGAGTAGGCGTTTGCTATGTTTGAATTTGTCATCCTCGTGGCTCATCTTTCACCGCCTTTTCATAGTTATATAATTTTATATAGTACGCAAAACGAATTGGTTCATGTATGGGATCAGGCAGTTTATCACCAAACATTTCAACCAACTCACGACCAATTGTATCGTAGTCCATCAGTCCCAAAGACCTCTATAGTAACGACCAAATAGAAGCATAGCATTGTCAATACGGTCCGCATGGGCCTTGTAACCTTCAATGTCGAAATGGCTGGTGTCTTTATCTGTTTTCTTCATTTCAAACATTCCATTTTCCAATTCAATCCATTCAGTGTCAATTACACCTGTATGGTATTGGGCATCCCAATCATAATCAGGATGTTCCTGTTCAAAACCCCAAATGATTTCATCAAGCACCCAATCCCAACGCTTGAAATGGTTTTCATCGGTGTCCCATTCATTTTCTTTAGGTGGTGCTTCAGTAGAACGAAGATTCAAACCTTCAGGTACATCTTCATCACGAACATATGGTGCGCCGTGTTTTTTGTCTCTTAGTTGTTTCAACATTGGCAGAATAATCAAAGCCAATGTTCCATCCATGTTCCAAGTATCCCAACGGTCAATCTTTATCTTGACAGTTTGGCTTCTTTTAGAATGTACCCAGTGGCAAAATTTAGATAGAAGTGATTCTTCACCTTTACTATTTTTACTCAATCGTTTACCGAATTGGTGTACCCAATCTGGTTTATCTTTAAAGCCATGTTCATCTTTTACTGGTTTGACCCAAAAGCAAAGCATATCTGCAATTTGATATGGGCCAATCCAATTGATGTAAGGACCAATTTTAATTTTCATTATTTTTTAGGCGTCAATGTGGTAACATTAGAACCTTGATTTTCAGGTAACTGAGGACCTACCTCTTTTTGTATATCTTGAATCATTTGAAAAACTTCCTGAAAAGGTTTTGTTCCCAAATATTGAAAGACTGTGTTCAACAGTGCCGAAGAAATTGTAAGTTTTTCTGTAGAATTATCACTCATAAGTGCTCCATTAATTAAAAATAAAAAAATCACCAACTAATTGGTGTACAAATATTTATACGACATTTAATCGCATAAACAAATTTTATTTTATGAACCAGCTCTTCTCACAATCATTTTTTGAGAGGCTCATAAAACGCATACAATCAATAATAAAGGATCGAGGTGCTTCATTTATAGAATAATCTGATTCTTTATTTTTTACAACAGGTTTTTTAGTTACAATTGTATCCTCAACATCTTTTTCCAGTTCTTCAAAATCAATCGGTTTAATCACTTTAGTTTTGTAGGTACTTACATCTAAAGCCAAATAATTTTCAATGTTTTTACTTTCGTATGTGTTACCCACTTCTTCATTTGTGTATCTAGGTGATTCCACAGTAAAAGAAATACAAGTTGATTCGAAAATATCTGGTTGTTTCTTTTCTTTTTTAATTTTCTGCAAAAGAGATATTTTGTCCTTCTCCATCACCCTTGCACAAGCAGAGGGTGTCCTGTAATAATTTGAAATTACAGGTTGCATGAATTGACAATCACCACCAGATGAAATGAAACACATCCAGAACACGGGCATGTAGATGGTTCCCATTTTTATTGGATGTAAGGTTCGCAGTTAACAGACACAGGCACCAAAATCTTACCTGCTTCTGCACGGACAGAAACATAGGTCACGCGAGGACGCAATTTAGAAAGAACACATTCACGGGAATGCATTGCTAGTTCGTTAGAGTCCATTGCTTCAGGACCTTTATAGTTTTGCAACTTGTAGGTATCTGTTTCAACAGGTTTAGGCATGTTAACAATAACAGTAGGTGCATCTGGTTGTTTTGCAGGTACACTTACTTCCCATGCTGTTTTATGTGCTGTAGAACAGCCGGTAACAAGGACAACAGCAGCAATAGCCGACAATAATTTAACTTTCATAATATACTCACTTTTCACAAAAAACGACCAGTATGGTCACTAACAAACTTTCGAACCATTGCATCATAAGGTTTACCTAGATACATTGCTTCCCAAATCAAACGCAATTCTTCTTTTGGATCACCTAGGTCACCGACAACAGCAATAGTTTTAGATACTTCATAACCTTGACGCTCCATATAATCAACAATATCTTCATTATCGAAATCATCTAATTCAACATCAACATCAACACTAACATAAGGCATGATTATGCTCCGAATGTAATCGACTTAACAGATTCAATACTGAATGCACGCCAGCTGTTAATATCTAGGTCATACACAGAAACCGATTTTTCAGATTTAGCACGCTGAGTAGTTCCCTCACGAGCAGGCACCGCTGTATCAGGCATCCATTCAGGCATAAGTGTACAACGCATATTGCGTTCAGTTCCATCTTTCTTAACAAAAGCCACTGTCACAACTTGGTCAGTTAGCAATTCTTCAAACCATTTACGATTCATCATATATCCTCTATTTACAATTTACTCTTAATACTATTGATTAGGTCATTTGCCTGGGCAAAATCCCCGTCCTCGGGACCATCATAACACAAAATCTTACGGTTGTCAAGCTCTTCGCTGTACATTTTCAAAAGTTCGGTTGCATATTCTTTGTCCGGCATAGGGGCTGACAGCCACCACGCAAGTAGTGTCATTTCATCCAAACTCAATAGGTAATGTAGGTTTTTGCGGTCTCTTTTTTTCATTTACGGAATCCATGTTTTCGTAGTAGATAGTTAGCAACCATAAGGACAAAAATAAATCCTGCTGCCGAATATTGACGCTTGATTAAGGAATCCATCACAGACATTGTTAAGATGCCAAGTACATACCAGGTAATCTCTACATTGTTTTCAATATACCATTGCGAGATACTCCTCGAATTGGTCGTATCATCTTCAATCTTGTCGGCAATCTGCCGTTTTCTCCATCCACTCATGCAGTCTCCAATTCTTCCGTTACAATTTGCGTTACGATATTTTCTCTTTCAGTAACAGGTGTCACAGTAGTAGGTCGACCAATGTATCGTCCTTCTGCATTAAACTCGTTACGATTCATTAGTTGATAAGCAGTGACATTACGACCTGTCTTGAACACTTTAATCACGCCTCCATCACGACGGATATTGTATATATTAGTCGGCAACCGATACAGGACTGCCTCTTGGTCGGTGCCCTTGAAACAGGCCTTAATATTATCTGGTGATACAGGCAGGCCTGACAACATCACAACTGCGATTTTTTCGTGGCGATTTTGTTTGCCAGTGCGTACTTTAAGTTTTGTAGCCATAATATATTCTTTCAATTAAAAGGGAATTTCTTCATCATCAGGTGCCGGTGCAATTGGTTTTGCAGGCGCCGGATCTGGCACTGGTTCAGGTGCATGGACTTTTGCATCGACTTTGCTATACAGGTCAAGGAATGCAGTCTTAGTTTCTTCATCGAAACGATTAACACAGAGTGTAATAGCCTTCATGCGGTCATTGAAAATCGTATATGCTCGTGCAATGTGGACCAAACGGCGAGTAGAAATGATTTCATCTGTACCACCCTCTTTGAATGTCTTACGAACTGTATCAGCCCATGTAACCAAGCAGGTAACGAAATCTTCTTCAGCAATCAAAGGCTTCAGAATCTTTGTTTCAGTCTTAACATCAGGATAGTCCTGTTCGACTGTAATAGGAAAGCGTTCAAGGAATGCATCATCAAGAATTTGTGACAGATACTTACCTTCATCTGAACCACGACCTTTGGTGTTTGCAGTAGCAATGATATTGAAACCGGTTTTAGGATGTACCAACTCACCAGATTTTTTGTTGTAATAAGGTTTGCCTTCAAGAATACCTTGCAAGCACATTAGTTTGTTTGAACCACGGTCAACTTCATCGATTAGAAGGACTGCACCACGTTTCATAGCAATAATGACAGGACCATCACGGTTGACGACATTGCCGTTGACAAGAGTAGGACCACCCAACAGGTCTGATTCATCAGTTTCAATAGAAATGTTAACACGGATGCACTCACGCTGGAGCTCAGCGCATACTTGTTCAACCATAAGTGTTTTGCCGTTGCCAGAATGACCAGTAACGAACACGGGATAAAACATAGAAGACTTAACAATATTGCGAAGGTCTTTAAAGAAACCAAAAGGGACATAATCAGGATACTTTACGGGAATAGAGGTGTCAGATTCATCAACCAGTTTAGGTTGGCGAAATGAAAGGACTTGACCAACTGCCATGTCAACAGTAGCAAGTTCAGGTTCAGGTTCTTTTGCTTTCACAGGTACAAGACCTGCAATGTAGGGAACAATATACTGACCACGACCTGCACGGTGTTCAGTCTTAGTTACCAACCAGAAGGGATAGGTGCAACCAGATTCTTCTACAACATCAGAAATTTGGTCACGGGAAATAATTGCACCGACACCATACTTTTGTGTAGCTGCTGCAATAAACTCTTTTTGATTCTTATTCATCATTTTCTCCATCTACTGTCAGACCCAATGTAGCCTGCACTTGTTTAATATCAACTTCCAACATCAATGCAATTTCATCAGTATCATAGCCATTATCAGCCATGTCTTGAATCTCTGCATAAACATCTTTCATCCTTGCCATACAATCTCCAGTTAAAAATTACATTATACACCACTTTGTGGTATATGTCAAGCACTTTTTTGGTTTCAGCCCTTGACAATATCGAAACTCAGTATAGGATGGCGGTGTCCTTGATTGAACATAGGTGCTGTAGTGGTTTCTTTCCATGTCCAGATTTCCTTAAAACCTTCCTTCAATGTAGGAGGTTCATATCCTTGGATCATATTATCAATTACATCCACAGGAATAATTTTACCTCGCCGAAGTTTGAGTCTTTCATTCAGTTCCAACCGGTCAGGTGTAGGAAATACCACAGCGATAGCATAGTAATCAGGCAACATATCAAACTTTTTACGCCGACTGTACACAGTAGTGGAGGTTTGATCCCAAATAATATCTTGGTTGTTTTCGCGAGCATAGATAACTTCACAAGTCATCAACTCTACGGCTGCTGGCATGAAAGTAGAGAAAATATCAGTATAATCTCGACCTAGTTCTTCAGCCCACCTATCAATGTGTTTGTCTGTAGAAATATAACTACAGGGATTAGGAGAATTAGACCATTTTTGTTGTTTAGCCCAAGTAGATTTACCTGAACCTGGAACACCAACTAACATATACAAATAATTCATAATTACCTCGGACAACTTGTTCTAACTAACTTAAATGTTGCATCATTGTTTAACCGTATCAGACCACAATGAGCACAATAAACGAAACCCACAATTTTGCGAGTGAAGCTGTGGGTGTATTGCTTCTCACTCATTCTTCAACTCCAAAATGTTCTTTTATATCCCATGCAGCATCCATGAGATTGAACCCAACCGGATGTTTTGTCCCAATCTTGCGACCTTTGTATTCAACTATCTCAATACATTCCCTAACAATCAACTCGGCGAATTCATCGGCGACTGTCTGCCAGTTCATAGGATCCTTTGTATGTTTCAACACACAGTCACGCCAAAGTTCTCGAATTCGTTCGTTCATCATACTACCTCAAAATCCCATTTGGCGTTTTGGCAAATCTTACCCCAAGTGTCGTGGTGTTGGTAGATTAGTTTTGCTCTGGGATCTTCATTGTCAGAACCGACTTTGCCCCTAGCACACCATTCTAGCGAATCCCGAAAATGTCTTAAAGTAGCATAGTTGATATATACATCAAACAACAACTGTCCCAAATCTTCTTGTTGTGCTTTTAGCATTCCTGGAGTTTCATCGGGCAACTCAAGTTCAATAGTCAGTTTAACTTTCATTCTTCAACTCCGAAAAATTGTTTGATACCCTTGCTGGCATCATTCACAGCCATTTCGTATCCATAGTCATGGTCGGACCAGTATTGCTGTTCTTCACACAGACATTCTTTCTGTTCTTCCACAATGCTGATACATTCCTGTATAATCAACTCGGCGAACTTTTCCAGTTCATCTTCCCAACATTCAGCAAATGCCCTCATTGGCGTTTCTGTTGGATCATAAATGAAATCTATGTTAGCCTGTAGAGCCAGTTCTTTAATTCGTTCGTTCATATCTTCACCTTTTTTACCTCGACAAAGGTCCTGTTCTTCAGGTTCATTGTCAAACCATTTTTGAAAAATGCTACCTCATCACTATCTTGCCGAATGTAACCTACAGCCTTCACGGTTTTACCTTTAGGTTTATCTTCAAACAGATATACATGGTTGCAGGCCGAACCGGCCATTTTCCAATTAGTTGTTTCTTTCAAAATGTGATACATAACTCATAATACCTTCAACGATAGCATTGTAAACCTTACGAACTGACATATAGTATTCGTAATTCAAATCACCGGGTTGAACATGCTCATATTGATTAAATGTTCGAAGATCCAAAATATCACAGGCTAAATCTATTGGTAATTTATAAACCTTAATGAAAGTTTCACGGTCAGTGTGTTTAGTAAATCCAACTCTATTGGAAATAAAATCATACGACCTTTTGGTCATAAATTCAATATCTTGGGTTGCACAAGCAATCAGGTTACTTGCAATAAGCACCTGGTCAATATCTGAAATTGGTTTTCTCATATCAAGTTTAATTGAATTTGAAATGAATGCTCTTTCATTTCATGGTCGAATGTTCGTATTGTAGTACCAACACCGCCACAGTTTTCATTTTTCATTATGTGCAGGACATTCAGCAATGCTGTAGTTTGTGTGCTGAAAGGACCACACACAAGGTCTTGAATTGTTGTAATATAACCAACACCATTGACGATAGCACGAACCCGCTGTTTGTTTTTGAAACCGGGAACAATTTGTTTAGTACGCATAAAAATCCTATTTACTGAGTCAATAGTGGTATTATACACTATTCGGCATAAATGTCAATGGTATGTGTTGTTTTTAGGCAACAGTCCTAGGGTATGTTTTCATCCACTCCACTAGAATGTCTCGAGCTTCATACCGGCTGAGTCCATATTCATATTGGATCAATTTGGCACCCTCAAACATATTGACGGCACCAGATTCTCGGACAGCGTCCAGGAAATCGAACATTTCATCTTTCTTATCGTCAGTCATAATAAACTCCTATTAACCGCAGATAGCGTATTCCGCCAATTCTTTCCACTTACCATTCGGATTAGATTTCCGAATCTTAATCACTTGCATAAGAGTACGCAAGGACAATTCTTTGATTTTCTCACACAGAGTATCAATCAGCTCCATTGCATCCGACTTGTGAGTCATAGCAAAATCTTCCATGAAGTCTGCTTGAGTCAACAGGAAACGCATACGCTCGACCTTCTGCTTAGCAGTCATAGTCAGGTCAACAGCAAGCGACCGAGTGATGATTGCTTGGTCCATAGAACCTGAGGACAGGTTAGAGATAAACACCACGCGGCCTTTGAATTCAAAGACATTAGGCAGGTCTTCATCTTTAATATCTGCACGCCAAGAAATGATACGGCGAGAGTAAGAATCGAGAGCAGCTTTGAGCAGATTCAAGGACACAGGATCCTTGAGCACAGAGTCACAATCATCGAACACGATAACCGAATTGCGGTTCTCATACAGGACGCGATACAGACCTTTAGGTGTAGAGTAACCTTTGATAACACGATATGAATTCTTGGGGATATTGTCGCCAACATCGAGCTCATCGAGCACAGATACATCATTGAAACCGGCGTCACGCAAAGCAGCCGACACAGTATGAGATTTACCGAGACCACCAGGACCAGTAACAACAACGGACGCTTGGTCGCCGTTAGCGAGCATAGTGACCATATCTTTCACAAAACCAAAACGCTGGTTGATTGTGAATTTAGATTCAACGACAGGTTCTGCCGCATCGGTACGCTTGAGCATACGCTCTAAAGCACGGCGGTTGGAACGCTTGACGGTCTTGCCGTCGATAATAGCTGCAAACTTGTCGCCGATAGTGAAAATATTAGACATAAAATCTCCAGTTGTGTATCAATTAAGAGTCTATTATATCAGGACTGGCAGAAATGTCAAGCAACCACAGTTGTGATTTTTGTTGTTTTTATACAACAGTTAGACTTGTCCTTTTAGGCCGTCCACTTTTGCATTGATACAGGTGCCTTCCAATGTCTCAATAGGAAATCCTGATTTCTCGGCATTTTGAATCATCACTTTCTTTTGTGTATCGATAGATGCTCTGCATTGTACTTCACTCTTATAATGTGTTTGCGCCTGCATAAAATTGCAGTTGCCATTTAGGCACATGAATAGTACCGGTATAAAAATTTCAATCATCTTGTTTCCTCTGCTAGTTTCCTATAACCCGACCAACTTGGATGTATTTTGTCTTTCGCAAGTTTTTCAATTGGTAATACAATATCTCCGTGGTCTTTTGCTACCAATTCAACCATCTTCTGAACATCAGGTTTGATTGCAGGCAGTATCCAAAACACTCGTTCAGCATTGACCTTAGTCCTTAATTGCTGTAGTTCCCACAGCGTCCTAACACCCTCATGGTCATTTGACCCTAGGCTGATAATGACTGTATTAGCATTCAGATTCTTATTCGCATTCCGTTTGTTCCATTGAGAACTATTGATACCACCTTCTGCATATGCAATACACCTAGGCCGAAATTGCTGTGTGCCAACTGCAATACTATCACCAAGAATCAAACAATCAATCATTTAACCTCCGTAATAACTGATAACAGTATCTAAAGCTTTGATGATTACCGCATCACCTAGCACATCTTCTGGATGCATCCAATAACCATTCGGATTGGAATCTGACTTAGGGTTGTCCTTCCATTTTTGCAATCCATTAGCGAGATATTCTCGGTGTTCTTTGAGATTAGACAAGGTAATACCATCAGCAACTTCCGCACTTAATTCAATTGTTTTCATTTACTCACCTCCAATTCTGCTTCCATATTGTCTCTACAAGCGTTTCTGTATGTGTATACAAAATCACATAGTCCTTCATAAGAACCCCAACCATTCTCTGGATCAAATTGCTTGAAGAATTCTGGATCAGACATTAGAATGTTCCATCCTTCATCCAAGTAATCAACAATCATCCGAGCATGGGTAAACCCATGTTCTTCGGGCTGCCATAGAATGTCATAGAGGGTGAGATTGTTTTCACCGACCACAACCTGACTAGCCATTACATTCAAATTATGTGTGATGTTTCTACTGTAAACAGATACAGGTTGCATCACCATCAAATCAACATCTAAACTCATTATCAAATCTCCAAAAACTTCACTTGAAATACATCGGCCTGTGCATCATGTCCTGCATAACCGCGGGGGTTACAAACAACACGGGTGGTACCAACCATGTAATCACAAGGATCATGCATATGACCATGGGTCCACAATACAATCTGTGGATTATCCAAGATAAATTCACTCAGGTCACTAGCATAACCACCATTCATCAATTGCTCATTACGGTATTTTTCATGCACACTATTAAATGTCGGTGCATGGTGTCCGACAACAACCACTTTACTATCTTTTCTGTCAGCCAATACTGTTTTGAAATAACCAACGGTCTGTCGGTGCCTGAATACGGTGTTCTCAGGCTTCAACTTTATATAAGCTTTCTCATCATTGCGGATAACCCTAAAGTCATTCATCATACCAGATAATGCATTGATTGTCAAGGGGTCACCATTATTGCAATCGGTCCATAGTGTACCACCAATGAATGTAACATCATCAATAACCTTGAAGTCCTGTTCCAGAAAATACACATTTGGAAACTTACTGTATTCATCCCGCAGGTGTTGAATAGTACCTTTCCACCGGCCATGATAGAATTCATGATTGCCTGCAATTACCACAACATGAGGAAATTGAAAACTACAACGCTTGATAAAGTCACGGAAACGCAAAGCTATTGCTTGCCTGCGACCCAAATTAGGAATATTCACAGGATCCATTGGATGGATTTCCGGGTGGTTGTGCAGGTCCTCGGCGACAAGAATATCACCAGATAGAATCAAAACATCTGCACCCTCAGTATTCTGAATGTTAATGTCCTGAAATTCCAAATGCAAATCACTACACAATGCCACTTTCATATATTATCCTTATGCTGAGTAAATAAAATCCCTATAGACACCATAGCGGCGTATCAAAATCGTAATTAAAACGCCTATGGTCAGTTCCAATGCGAACAAAACCGCCAGTACAGTGCCTAAGAATATCATTCTTTGGTTTTGTGGGTCAATGAGCTCTTGAGCAAGAAACCGGAGAGAATGTTAATACCCCAGGCCTGCAACCAACCAATTTCGTTGACACCATCAACGGCACCAACCAGTGCATTATTCCACAACCACATTATTGGCCAACTCAGCAGGAAACCAAGGACGATAGCAAATATCACCAAGGCAACAAAGGCACCAATAGTAGTAGATATATCCATTTTCATTTTACAATCACTTTCACAGTCCAAGTTTTCCAATCACGGCGTGCAATATTCGTTGTCGGAATACCTGCCGTTATACAAAAGCGATACGCTTCAAGAAAAAATCCAAACTCTTTCATGCCTGTTCTCCAAATATAAAATTAACGATTGCAAAGCATACAATCAGCACCATCAGGGCCAACCTTTACTTCGTCATACCATACCAAGTCCATCCCATCAGTTAGCATGAAATCGACACGAACCTGTGCTAATTCTGCTGTGGGATAAACACCAGAAATATAACTCTCAGGACATCCCCGGGTCTCTGCACGAACAATAAAAATTGAAGTCATAATAATCCTTTAACCAAAAATCTGAGCGTCCATCTCTTGGACTTGTAACTCTTTAGTGGTGTGGTCGATAATCTCCCAAATACCACCTTTGACAGGCAAGGCCATCACAATATCATGCGAATAGACCGAACCAATTTCAGTAAAATAACCTTCTACCTCGACCATACGGGTTGTACCTCGTTGGTTATCCATCATAGTACCGTACCAGCCATTACGCATACGGACACGCATACCTTTTTTAATATCAGCAGTTTTCATATTAACCTCTTACTTGTTATCAATCACAACAAACTCGGTGATACCATACTTTTTGGTCAGAAATGATTTTGCAGCATCGACCGTAGGACGGGCCGCTTCCGATTTACCACCGAACCAGGCCATATATTTTTGACGGTCTGCACGGAACACGATAGTACCATCTGCAAAGGTTTCTTTAGTAGATGCTTTCGCTACTTTGACTTTTGCTACCTTGACAGCCTTAGGTGCTTTTGGTGCTTTAGCGGGTTTTGCTACCTTGACAGTCTCAATATTGGCGACCAATTCAACGGTCACAGGTTGCTTGGCCAGGACCTTGACAGGACCACGCCACGGTAGGAAACCGAGAGCACCAGTCTTACCTTTGGCCTGCATCACATCTTCCATGAGATACTCGCAGCGTGACCATTCCTGAGACTCGGCATCGAACCAGCGATACGGAGTACCGAGTTTCTCACCACGGTCGACCACATACAGGCCAGAGTGAACAGGATTAACACCAGAATTAAATACTTTTTCCATAATTACCTCTATCAACAAATCAAACTATATTATAACAGAATCCAACGGATATGTCAAGCCAGTGTTGTATTAAAACAACATCAATATTCATATGCTGAGAAAGTAACCGCATTCTGCTTCAGGCAGGTAGACTGGCGGCAGTTACGGTTTCGATTAGGAAACGCATCGGCAGGAGTATTACGGGGACCACGGTATCGCAGTTTGTAATATTTACCAGTGATTTTAGATATTTCCCGAAATACAGAAAGATATTTAATTGGGATATTAGAATATTCTGCCTGTGCCGAGTAATTAGCGAAAGAATTAAAAGATATTTTCATGATAATTAAATAATTAAATAATAATTATGCCGATTTGAGCATAATTGAAGGGTATTTTACGAAACCAGAGGTATCCTTTTTCGCTTTACCTTTTGCATAGAGACCGACCACAGAGTTTGCAGGGTCCAGGAAACGCAGGTCCGACTCATCGCCGTTAAATACAGGCATAAATTTATAGGTCTCAGGCATTGCTGAACCTTTTTTGATGCCGAATACTACAGCAATATTATAACCTTGGGTCATCGCCGACATTACATCAGCATCATTACCGTCAGCAGCAGAAAATGTCAGGTGATAATTAGCAATATTATTTACTTTACGACCTAGCACCTTGGTGTAGTCATAGAATTGGACATTAGGAAATGCCGCGAAAATATTGATATATGTCACACCGTCTACCTCGACAGTATATTTTTCCCATGATATATCAGAGGTACCATTGAGGCGGAACACAGGAACCAGACCTTGTTTCGCTGCCTGCTTGATTGCTAATTTAATATCAGCGACCAACCACTCAAAGAAACCAGCACGCTCTTCGTAAAAGAATACAGTTTTACGGATCCGTGCCTTTTGAATAACATTGGTATTTTCACCTTTTTTGAACATACCGCCGCGACCAGCAGTATTCAAGCAGGCAGCAATACAACCTGCCGTTGCTTTGGGGCAAGTATTATGTCCTGATAATGTAGCAGGAGCAAGGTGCAGAATATAGGTCATATAACCTTGAGTCATACCCTTGAGCGTTTTGGGATTACCGACTGATAATAATTTCATAATTTATTGCCGTTTGCGTTTAACATGAGTGCCATTATACACGAATCCAAGGATTTGTCAAGCAACCTTAGTTGCGATCCTGGTCTTTCTTTACAGACCAGTCAGAAAATACAGAATAAACTCCGTCAGGAGTAATGAATTTCCGCAATTTATGCATATATTCTCCGGCCGATACTTTAGTATATCCATAATCAGGATCGGACAAACGATAATCATCCGATTCCATCATAAAGAGGACATCTTTATAATCGTTATAACTTGCACAGTTTGCAATAATTTTCATTTTGGACTAATTCCGACTACCATTCGCATAGTAGAAAAAGATATATGGACCAGAAACATTTCACGGTCGGTTAATGCCGCTTCTATTTTATTCACAATATTATCCTTGAATTGTTGCTCTTCATAGGATAGATTATGTCTCGCTTCATGGAGATGGGTATAACCATTATTATCAAAAGTAAATGGTACCGAATATACTACCTTCGATTCACCTGCGGTAGTGCTATTCATTAGTTCCCGAGAATTAAATAATATCTTATTCGCCATAATATCTACCTTAATTGTTTTCCGCTTGTTCCAATTGTTCCAGCATTTCACCGATTTTAATCAGTAAATCATGCATAGGTTCATTGGTAAGATATAAATTATCAATTTGCGGATCGAATACTTTGGTAAATTCTCTCAATTTCCAATCGACCATATCTACAGCAGAACATAACTCATTATATTTTGCGTTTATTTCATTTATATTTTTCATAATATCAATATTCCGCCAGCATTTCATACTCCGATACCACAGTATCAAAAGCATCCTGCTCGACCGATGTTAAGTCCGCATATTCTAGTTCCATTGTTTCAATAGCGTCCATAAATGATTCGCATTTATTAGAGTAACCGAAGCGAGAAACTACCGCCATTGCTTGTCCGAATGTCATAATATATCCTAATTACTATAAATTAAACTAATTCTTCCTGCTTAATATAGCGAATCGCTTCCGCCATACTATCTACAGTATCAGTCAACCAACCAGTTTTACCGTCACCAATATCAATTTCCGAATGATTTACAGTAAAAGTATCAAATTCGGTATTATGAACAAAGGTACCGATTAGTTTAGAATCAGCAAATAAACTGTAATAATAAAACTCGGGGGTAGTATCAGCAGAAAATTTGCTAGATTCACCAATAATATAATAATTCATTTTATAATCGCTCTTATCGTTTAACATGAGTGCCATTATACACGGATCCGAGAAAATGTCAAGCACTATTTGGAAAGACATTAGAGACCGGTACAGTATTGCTTGTCAAGTGATAATAGTTGCGATTTGATATTTTAGTGCAAATAAGTGCATTTTTGTGTCATTAAAACAACAGCCCGCAGTATATGTCGCAACCTGTCGCATCCACGATATAATATGTCGCAATTAAGACAGTTTAGCGAAGTTTAGTCTGTGTGTCCGATTTTCCTAAGAATAATCCAGCATTATATCAGAAAATCCGAAGGTTGTCAAGCGTTTTCCGCACAATTTTCGCTATCGCTTCGAGGTTTTCGATTGATAAAAACTATCGCAGGTCTCTGAGGTGCTCTGAGAATATAACGACCACTCTCCTCGTCCATCCCGCTCATTGCTTCGAATCATGCGTCCATTATACCAGAGTTTCTGAGCTTTGTCAAGCCCTTCCGCCTATTGTTTTTCTCTATCAGCCTCTGAGGCCTCATAGAGGGACTCTATCGATTCGCCCACAGTCGGTGTGCCTCCATCCTATCACAATCCAGAGCCCCTGTCAAGCCCCCATTTCGCAACCATTGTTGTGATTTTTCGCTTGACATTCCCACTGGTTGTGGTATAATACAACCACTTAAACGAAACAAGGAAACGAAAATGATACTCTCCGAATACGAAGCCTACGAACGCTATGACCAAATGCTGGATGAGGTATACCCTGAGGTTACTCTGGGCTACTCCTCTTTCCTGGCTAGCGCAGTGCTGAAGGAGATGGACCCTATCGCCTACCGTGTGGGTTTCGGTGAATATACGGAGACTCTTGCTGAGGACGGCACCTATGTCGAAGGCTGGACCGATGAGGATCAAGAGGAGAATTTCGGTGTCGATATGGATGGTGACCACGATTCGGCCATGGCCTCTGCGGGCTTCGGTACGGATGAGGACTATGGTTTCTCTCACGATTAAGGACAAAAAATGAATTTTCTATTAGGCATGGCTTTTGGTATCATAGTGGCTACGGTTGGTTTCACAGGCTTCGCTAAGATAGCCGACGTGGGCCTCACCAAGGTCAAGGCGGCTACCGTCGAGGTGATTGCCAAATAAGGACTGGTCATGCTAACAGATACCGAAGCCGCAGTCTACACCTCCCGCCTTCAGGATATGCTGGCAACCAAGCTGGCCTCCAAGGTCAGTGAAAGGGACTACAATATCATGGTGGATCGGATAGTCCACGGTGTCGCTATCAATCAGCTGGCTAAGGAACACGGAATCACAGGCCCTCGGATATACCAAATCGAGGCTCGGGTTCTCCGTCTGGCCAAAAAGGTCCTGAAATAATCCTAAATCGCAACTACAGTTTGTGACAGGAACGACCGACTCTGGTATAATGGCACCATCTAAACGAAATAAGGTTGATCCAAAAAGCAAGACACGCGAAAGCAAAAAGTTAAGCACGGATCAACCATCTAATTTAAGGCCTACAGTATGACCAACGAAATGACCCGCACCGAAGAGCTCCAGTGTATTTACTGGGATATGTACAAGGACGCTCACGGCATCCGTCCTCGCCACGTGGATACCACCCACTGGACCGAGGAAATGTTCGTGGCTGAATTCGAAGCTCTCGAGCTGGCCATTCGCCAAGAGGAGCTCCTGCGGGCCTTTAATGAAGGTCAGGCCATCGAGCGCTTCGAGGCTCGTTTGGCCAACCTGATGGCCACTGGTGCTCAAGACCGTGCCACGGCCATCCGTTGGATCATGGAGGCTGAAGGTGCCGCTGGTGATCCTGATTTTGCCGAATACCTGCTGGGCGTGCCTTACGGCTACATTTCCAAAAACTATGATTTCGCAACTAAGGTTGCTTGACATTTCACTAAACCGGGTGTATAATACACCCATCGTAAACAAAAAAGGAAACTTTAAAATGGCTAAATCAAAATCTTTTCTCGGTTCTGCTCTCGCAAACAAGCGTGCTGAGCTGAAAGCTCTCAAAGCTGAAGTCGCTCAGATGGCTAAACAATATGCTCATGAGCGTTTCGCTATCAAGCAAGATAAAGTGGTTATGGCAGCTGCTCGCAAGGAAGCTGCTATCGCAAAAGCGAAAGCTAAACTGGAAAAGCTGACTGCTCCTGTAGGCGCTAAAGCTCTCAAAGCGAATCGCAAACCGTCCGCAGTTATTGTGACCAAGGGCTGATTATATCACAAGGGGCTTGCTTTGTCAAGCCCCCTCTAAGGCATAAAATGAACGAAAATTACAAAGCTGACCTGATGCAACGCTTACAAGGACAAACCTTGACCCGTGCCGAACTATTCAAGGATGACCCTGCTTCCCTAATCGATGCCGTCCTGGAGCAGATTAAAACCGACATAGCCATGGGTGACCTGACAGCCATCGAAGGTCTCCTAATGTGCTGCCCCGAGGAACAGCTTCTAGGCTACCTGCCTGAAGAATTCCTAGGATCGCAACTCTAGTTTGTGACAGGACCACTGGACTCTGGTATAATGGCACCATCTAAACGAAACTAGGAAGCAAAATGTTCAAGACACAATCCGCAGCAAGCAAAGTCCGTACCCTCCGTATGCAAGAGCTCTTGAGGACCTTCGGTGAAACCTCTGTTAAAAAGCATAAGACCTACGCCTTCTCGGCAGGTTACATGGAGAGCACGGTCCTGTCCATGTTTGCTGAGATGACCAAGGCACAGCAAGCGCACTGGCTAGAATGCTTCGAGGAGCGTACCTCTGAGGCTCTCAAGGGATTGGAAGCATAATATGGACAAGGACATGGAAAAGGTCCTGACCGGCATGGCATTCTGTGCCGTTTATATGCTGGTCGTGGTGGTATTGGTAATGGATACAATTTATTGGAGGGCAGGATAATGCTTTGGATGGACATGGTTAATATTTTGATGGGTTATGATATGGCTGGGAGAATCGGGCCTGCTTTGGATTGCTCTGTGGTTGGCAAGATAATCCACAAGGCTAATCGGCCAGTATAACACAGGTGGGGCTGGGGGTCAAGCCCCAGCACTGCTTGGAAGCACAGTGGTTTGACAGGGGCTGGCAGCAGTGCCGGCGACAGGCTATGGCGCGCCGGCGGGCTGTGCTAAGAAAAAGTTCTCCATGGCGAAACTCTTTTCTTTTCCATTTTATTTTCTGGCCCCTCCAAGCAGCTTTCAAATTTTCACTATTTTCGCCTCCTAATTTTTTTTCAGGAGGCCGCAGAGTCTATTTGTTTTTTTATCCACTCTAAGGCTTCTTCGAGCGCCTTCGTTCTTTGTTCCAAATTAGGGTTCGGATAACTATACTGAGTAACGGCTGTGGCGCCATTTGTAATACTTGAACTTATACCACCGGTACCTATTGGTAACATAGTATGTGGTAACATAGTACCAACGGCTGTTGTATCGACCTGCGGAATTGATTTACCTGATAGACCATTGGAACCGTTTGCAATGGCGGCCGCAGCAACACCCTTTAAGTTATCTACGTTATTTTTCCTACCCTTAATGGCTTTTATGCACCATTCTATCTCATCCAAATCAGGTCTGTTCTTATAGGACCCAATATAGTATCCTTCTATTTCATTCAGGCCTTTAAGTTGCCATGCATTATGCACACAGACATACTCAGGAAAATATCCTTCTAATTCTCCACCATATTCGGTCCACTCATGGAGTTTCTTTGCTTTGTAGGCTTCAAACTCTTGGACATTGCCCGCCACTATAAAAATTTTCTTTCTTGTGGTCATTTCTTTTTCCTCTTAGGTGGAGGTTCAACAGTCTCCTGGAACCTTGCAATCCATTCTTCGTGGTCTTTGTTATTTTTGTTAAATGTTTCTTCATCAATCTCAACATCATTCCAAAAATGTCGGTAACCTTCGGTACTCAGGACTTCTACGACAAACGGTTCAGGCTTCTTGGTTCTGGTCGCCATTATTCATTCTCTGCATTTCCCGGAGCCTCAGTTCTTCTTCAATGAGAAAGGCTTTATCATCATACTCCATATGCTTGATTTGGTGTTCAATAGACAATGTAGTATAATAACTCAGGTTGGATTGTAGGGCTGCATCGGACAGCCGTTCAGTAGGTTCAGTAATCATATAAAGTTTTTCCATAATAAATTCATTTAACCTGTTTCAAGATTTGTACCATGTCCGAAGGAACAAGGAAGGCTCGAACTAGATAATCGGTGCCACCTATTATTTTATCTTCCCTTTTTGTAAACAAAACATATTTAGACCGTAACAAGTCTTCAGCAATCATATCACATAAACTTTTCTTAATCCAAGCTTCTGAATCTCCAACATCGAGGCTTAATTTTTGAAATTCTGTTATTTTAAAATTAGCCGTCAACATTTCACCTTTGATTACATGTTGAGTTTCTGTCGCTGTTTTGTGAAAATCGTCCCAAGGATTTATATTCCAATTTGCTTTTGCCATTTAATCACCAAAAATCAAAACTACATCTTCTTCTGAAAGGATGTAGAAAGTGTTTCCTTCAACAACAGTCTTAACTGCTGCGTTCCAGTTGGGTAGTATAACATCACCAACAGAAATGTCAAGCACACCAGAACCAACAAAGATAACTTTACCGCGGTTAACTTCATCACGGTCAGACCTAGTTAGAATAATACCACCCGATGATACTTTTTCTTTTTCAATAATCTCTACCACTAATTTATTTCTCAAAGGCTTTAGCATAATTTTCTTTCTATATTTTTAACATTTCTTCGTAAGTATAATTACGTTCCATGTAGGTTGAGGGATTCTTCAAATAATTTTCTATCAAGTCACCATCTCTCCTAGGGGAATGATTCACTTTAAAGTCTACACCATTGACTTTCTTAAAAATGTCAACAATCTCTTGGACTGTCCGAGTATCACCATATGCTAGATTCTCAATAGACATGCTTGGTTTATCTATAGCCTTAATGAGCGCTCTGCAAATATCATTCACATGGACATACTCACGGATAGCAGTACCATCCTTGGTCGGATAATTCGTTCCATAAAGTGTGAAAGCCCTAGTTTGTATAGCGTTAGTCAGATTGTAGAACAGACCATCTGGATTCGTTGCAGGATAACCTCCAGACCCAGTTACATTATAGAATCTAAAGATGGTGTAATCTTTTTCTCCCATATATTCTCTAATGATATGCTCAGCCATCAATTTGGTGTAGGCATAAGGACTTGTTGGATTACTTGCAGCACCGGTAGATGCGAAAATGAAGTTTTTATATTCCAAATTCTCCAGTAGATTGATTGTACCGTTAACATTCGTTTCACAATATGCTTTAGGCCTTTCAACCGATTCACCAACACGAACAAGTGCAGCAAGATGAATCACAGCATCAAAGAACACATCAGAGAAATGATTGTAAATGTCATTATGATTACGAATGTCTATATTTTTATTCCACGCAGGATCATTATAGTCCAATCGATATATTTCAATATCAGGACGAGTCTCGATAAGCATTCTATACAAATGCTTACCGATGTACCCGTTTGAACCAGTAATTAATACTCTCATTCTGATAGGAATGTAGGACGGCTATTACCAACAAATGAATCAGCCAACTTCTCAGCTTCTTCTTTCACATAACTCCGAGCGGAGTGTGAAAACATATCGTTCATATAAAAAGCAATAGTGTATACACCCATTGCATCCTTGCGGACTTCACTTTTCTTATTGTCTACTTGTGCAGTGTAACATAAATCAAACATACTAACTCCTTATGTAATCAAATCAATAAACCGGTTGAGAACAACTCGGCTGCTTTTTCTTGAAGAACTAAATTTGTTGAATTGGGAAGCAATCTTTTTCAAAGATGCGGATTCTTCTACTTCAAATTCTGAATCTTCATCAGTATCTAGGCCTTCGGAACGGAGCAAATAATACTCATCAAAACCACCGTTGGTGATAACTTGAAACTTGTTAGTACGAAAGTCTTTCTTCAATTTTTCAGTTTTAATTGAATCAAGGTCTGGCATATATTTCGATACAACATAACTAAAAGAACGGCCAGGAAGAACATAGAAACCAATAATATTACAACCTGTACGGACTTTCAGAAGTTTGATGTAAGCTGAAGTCAGTTCATTGTCCGTCATATCTGAAACCATCACTTCATATTTTGTGATTGGATCACGGATAATCAATCTTTGGTTTTTGCTACCATAACCTTGAGCTGACCACAGATAACGGCCACAACCATCAGCAACAGAAGTCCATTTATTTCCTTCACCATCAGTCAAGAATACAGTATTAACAATTTGCAGACGGTTATCCTTTTTGAATCTTGGAACAATTTTCATTGCAGCAACAATAGATTCATTCAAAGGAGTTCCACCAAGTTTAAACCATTCAGGCATTGTCCAACGACCGTGTGTTTCATATCTCAAAAGAGCACCAGCAGCTTTAGTGAATTGTACTGCACTCATTTTGTTTGAAAGCAGATTCAACAATCTAAAATCAGAAAGACACATATCACCGCGTTTTAGGTTACTTTGATGTTGCCAACCTTTATCAATATCTTCATATTCGGTACTGAAAGCATATACTTCATAAGGAATATTAATCTTCTTGCAAAACATTACAAGGTTCAATAATTGCTTTACGGTGTTTCCAATGTTATCAGACATAGAACCTGACCAATCAATGAACATAACCAGACCATGTGATTTACCACCAGGTACAACAGTAATCTTCTTGAAAATATCTTCACTGAATTGATAAGAGAAAATCTTACTCATATTCAGTTCACCAGTTTTGGAAATGCTAGCACGTTTCATTTGGTCAGCATTCTTACGCAGCTCAAATTCTTTTACAAGATAAGAAACCACTTTCTTAGAATCTTCACGGAATTTAAGAAATTCTTCTTTATCTTTTACTAAGAATTCTTTCCATTCGGATTTGGGTCCACCCAACTCTTTATACTTGGATGTAACATCATCTTCATAACGAGACCAAACTACACTGTGATTCACAATAATTCTATCAATGTCTAAATTTGGAACATTACCATATCCATATTCTAAAGAACTAGAAGAAAACATTCGGCTTTCGTTTTTACGGTAAGCTTCATCTGTTTCTGAAACAGGTTCTTCAACTTGTTTTGTTTTACGGCCGCCGGCACCACCACCTTGGTTTTTACCGGAGTCGTCACTTACACCTTCTTCTTGTGAATCACCAGGAGAAGAATTTTTGTTTCCTTCTTCACCACCCAAGCCTTCATCTTGTGCTTTATCTTTTTTGCTATCTTCATCTGGTTGCTCATCAGTTTTTTCACCAAGGATTTCCTCAAGCATTTCTTCCATTTCTTCATCAGACAATTCACCATCACCTTTTTTGGTTTCAGTTTCAGGTTCAGGATTGTCTTCTTCTTCACTTTTCATGTAATCTGAAACTTTTTTGTAAACTTCAATTACATCATCATAGGTTTGTGTGTTTTCGATTTCTTCCAGGAGTTCGGTTTCAACATCACTGAATTTAATGCCAGTTGATGCACCACCTTTGCAGTAAAGGTTAACACGGTCGATGAAATTTAGTTCATTCAGGTCTTTGCCTTCGGTTCCAAAGAAATCTTGGTCAACCAATTCTTTGTAAGCACGAATGAAAGACTGACGAATGCCGGGATATTTTGTTTTGATTTTACGTTCAATACGGGAATCTTCCAGTACATTCATAACACTCATGGAGTATTTTAGGTCGTAGGCCTTTTTCATACCATCTTCTGGTGTATAAAGTGCATGACCGACTTCGTGACCCATGAAAAGGTCGTACAGATAAGATGAGATTCCGTTTTCCAGAATAGGAATGGTTAGAATACGATTTTTAACATCAAAGGATGCTGTCGGAACCTTGCGTTGTTCGATATGAAGGTTCTCGGTTGCCATAAGTTTGGCAAGAATTGACTTGGATTCGATTAGTTCCATGGTATTTCCTAAAGATAATGTATGTATTATACACTATTTTCGTTATTTGTCAAGCTTTTATCAGTAATAATTAGTGTGCCTTGTTCGTTCACCTCTAGGTGTAGTGTTGTTCCTTCTTTCCAACCCATTTTTTCGATTAACTCTGGTGGAAAAGTCAGAATTCCATCGCCGGATCCGTCTTCGGCTTCTTGAATGTATGTAATCCAAGTGTTTTCAGTTGGTATATTGTCGTAGTTGTTCATAATTTTCTTGATCCTGTTCAAATTGTGTCATAACAGCCCATCGACGGACAGCTTGATTGAGCTCATTTAGTGATTCCTCAGTGAATTTTGGTTTATTATTGTCAATTTCTGTATTTTCTGTCATTTTTATTGCTCTCCGAGAAGAATTCGTGACAGTTTCTGCGGATGTTTGACTTTCCGGTCGTGCTCTGACACAATTTTGTGCTTTTGCACGGGTTTTATGGGAGTCCGGCAGTGCGGACGTGCTAGTTTTAGTGTAAAATTGAGTTTTTTCATGTTAACGCCTCATACTTGAAATGTCTTTTGCTTGCTCATCAGTAAAAACAGGTACGGCATTAGATTTATGCATTGTTGCAATCCCTTTGACCATATTTCCAGTGTATATTTTAGCTGGAGCTTTAGTTGCATCACCTGGTCCCGTATCCAATGACTTAAATTTAGCCGTTTCGCGGACATAAACACTGGCCACAACAGGAGTTTTGATTTCCATTGTTTTTGAGTATTTACTTAATGACTTAGGCTTCATATCCTCGATGGATTTGAGCCATTCTTCATACTGTGCCTGTTGGTTCTTAGGCACTTTGCGTTTTTTAGATTTGGGAACTTTACAGTGGATAAACATAATATATTTCCGTACAAGATTCACATTATACAGAACTTTCAAGTAATTGTCAAGTTTTTTGTTGTTTTAATACAACACTTAACGTCTAAATTTCATTTTATCGGCACCCCAATCGGTTTCGTACTTATCAAATTGGGATTGTCTAGTAAAACTCTTTTGTTTGTCTCGCTTTTTACGCTTATCATATTGGTTTTTTTCAAAACCATAATCTTCGTTGTAGTTTCTATCTTTGCGAAACTTCTCTACATCTTTTGACACCTAAAACTCCTATAGTTATGGCAACATTGCCGGGAAAGCCGATTTAATGAACTTGTAATTAAGTCCTTTTACACCAAAATCTTTTCTAAAAATACCCATGACAACTTCTGCTTCACGGGGTTCCAAATTCTGCAAAAACTCAACTAAAAGCTGTTCACGCTTTTTATCTGTTAGTTTATCAGCTGTTTCATTGCCTTTTTGAAACATGTAAAGTTTCCGCATTTCAGTCGAAAGACTTGAGTAACTCATTCCTGCTGGAACATTCTTTATTACATATCCATCAGGCATATCATTAAAATACCATTGTGGTCCTGGATGAAATCCCAATTTCAACACTTCGGTCAATACTTTGGATAGATTTTTTCCAATTACATCCATTCGTTGTTGATTAGTTACAGCAAGTTCAAATTCATCAAAAATTTCATATACATTTTTCATTAAAAGTCCTCAATTACTTCCATTAAATTTTTCAGCTTGTACTGAATAAAATAGTTAAACATCTTTTGTTTAGATGCGGGTTTAGATTCATCATAAGTATTTATGATTTTCTCTTTAATTTCAACAGGTATGCAAGTAAGGTCAATTAAGGTCTTATTGCGTGAGAACCCCGTTAAAGCATTACTGTCAATCAAGTCACTGGTTTGAACCATATCTTCTTTTAACAGTTTATTCAATTTATCTTCTGAAATACTCTTTTGCCGAATACCGCGGACAAAACAGTCTGAGGATGAAAAGATGTTTGGAATGCCGTCACCTTTATCACCGCGAATGATTTTCTCTTTTAACTCAACCAACGGGTTTTGTGATTTGATAAATTTCTTTTGTGATGGATTGTATTGTTTAATATTTGGTCCGTATTGTTGCAACTGGAGAAAATCTCCGTCACTGGATAAAATCAATACTTTTTGATGTGCTGCATATCTTGGTGCAAGTGTACCAATAATGTCATCAGCTTCTGCTCCGTCAACATCAATAACCTTGTAAGGAAAGTTTTCTTTCAGTTCTTGTTTGAGCTTGGTCAACAATTCAAAAATCAGATGCCAATCTAGTGCAGACTTTTCACGGGTTGCTTTACGGCCCGCCTTGTAGAATGGAAAGAACTCCTTACGCCAATATTTGCGGTTGTCACAACAGAGTACAACTTCTCCGTATTCGTTACGGAAAGTCTTTAGGTGCATCCTAAGGATATTCAAGACCAAGTGGCGAATTAAGTCTTCTTCTAACTTAACTCCTTTTTGATTTGACAATTGTGCCATTAGTCCGGCTAAAAGAACCTGGTTCAGGTCAACGAGAATCATTATAAATCCATAAGTTATAAAACTACACTATATCACGTTTCTTGAAATTTGTCAAATATTCCATCCATAAGTTTACCAGATGTTGTTGTTTTTTTACAAATTACACCATAAAAATCCAAAGGTATCAACATGGACATATATTCCAACGGAGCTGCAAGGATTGCATCAAATCTTTCCAAGTTATCAATGTCACCATCTTCGGTTTCTTTGAATATTATAACATCATAACAATCACCTAAAACACTACCCGAAACTTTTTCACCAGCTTCTTTTAATTCATTAACTTCAATGTGTAAAGAATCTTCTTCTTCACCGGGTAAAAACATAAACGTATGAAAATTTGCCTTATCAAATTTCTTTAAGTAGTCTAGCATTATAATCCTTAATATGTGATTTTCTTACCCTAACCATAATCCAGCTATTGTAATATTCATCACTCTCCATAACCTTGTGTGCAAATTGTTCTTTTGCTTCAAGATAACTACATTCACCTTTTGATTTACATAGATGTAGTATTTCTCTTTTGAATTTATCTTTTCCATAGAGCTCAACATCTTTTTGTAATTCTTCACTGCTACCATAATAAGTTGGCCAATCGCTAGCCACTTTATATTTTTTTCTTTTACCTTTTACTTGTTTTGTTTTGGAGAAATAGAAAAGTTTCTTACCAATGTATTTTCTATTTGTTTCTAGGTTTGTTATTATGTAAACAAACCCGTAACTATCTCCAATCAAATCTTCTACAAAGTCTGAGTCTTTATATAACCAGTTTATTCCCATTTTAAGTCATCTTCATCAATGTCATCATCCTCTATATATTCTTCGGATAATTCTTCGATGGGTTCACCACAAAATGGACAAAACTCTGGCATTTCTTGTGAGGTTAGTTCCTCATAAAACTCAACTTCATAAGTTGATTCACAACTTAGACATTCTCCTGATACTATCTTGTTTTTCATTTTTATCTCCCATTTTTGTTGTTAGTTTGCCCACACATCACCCCAATCTCCAGACAAAGCACCCTTTGCATAGTCGGTTGCTCTATTCTCAAAGAAGTTTGTATGCGTTGGTGCATTAATCATTTCTTCAACCCATGGTAGTGGGTTTTTCTTAACTTTAAAAATACCTTTCAAACTCAATGAAATCAATCTACGGTCAGCAATGTAACGAATATATTTCTTAACATCTTCCGCAGATAGACCTTCCATAGCACCCATGTTAAAAGCTAAATCAATAAACTTATCTTCAAGTTCAACCATCTTTTCTGCGATAGTGTAGATGCGAGATTTTAGTTCATCATTCCAGATTTCTGGATTCTCACCTATGTATGTTCTAAACAATTTAATCATATTCTCTGCGTGTTGCGTTTCATCGACAATAGACCAAGTAACAATCTGGCCCATGCCTTTCATTTTACCATGACGGGGAAAATTCAATAACATGATGAATGAGGAAAACAACTGCATACCTTCGGTGAATGCGGAGAATACAGCTATGTGTGTTGCAGTATTTTGTTTAGTTGTATTTTGTTTAGATATGTCGATTACATAATCATGTTTCTCACGCATTTCAGCATATTCAGAGAATTCATTATAGGTTGTTTCCGGTAGACCAAGTGTTTCAATTAAGTGTGAATAAGCAGCAACGTGTAGAGCTTCACGAGCAGCAAAGCCTAACAACATCATACGCATTTCAGGTTGTGGAAAATATGGCAAGTAGTTGTTTACATAACCACCAGCAACATCAATATCACCTTGTGTGAAAAATCTAAAAATGTGTGTTAGAAATTGTTTTTCTTCCGTTGATAGTTTTTTCTTCCAATCTTTAACATCTTCCATCATTGGAACTTCTGTATGCAACCAATGTGATTGTTCATGTTTCAACCATGCATCATATGCCCAGGCGTAGTTGAATGGTTTAAAGTATGTACGTTCTTGTGTAACGTCTTGGTTTGTTTTTTTAATCATTTTTTTCTTTCTTTAATTCCAATATTTTGAATGGTCTATTTTATTCCAGTATTCTTTATTATTTCTATTCCAAAAATTCTTGATTAGGTACCAGGCCATACCAAAGTATCCCATTTTTTGAAATCTTCTACTATCTTGTCCAACATAATGATTGACCAATTTAAACTTCTTTGTATCATATTTCTTCGACAGAAAGAAGTCTTCGCTTGTTCCATAATTTTCAGCAAAGCCACCGAATTCTTCAAACTTATCTCGGCGAGTTAACATAAATGCACCAACAGCAAAAGGAACTTTGTAACTCATAATGCGATTTACAAAGTTGAATAACATAAACCCAATCTGTGCTCTTATATCACTATCATAACACTTTGCGTACAATCCGATTAAATCTAGATTGTGGGATTCCATTTCATCAACTACGTCACGAATAGTATCGATATTAAAGAAACGAACATCCGCATCGATAAACAAGATGTACGGAGTAGTTACTAACTTGGCTCCATTGTTTTTAGCAATACTAACTGGACCACCATCAATAATCTCAACATTCAATCTTCCTTTGGTGGATTCAATAACTTTACGAGTATTGTCAGTAGAGCAATCTGCAATTATAATTCTTGTACTGCCTATCAGTTGATTGCGTAATTGTAATAATAACCACCCTATGTATTTTTCTTCATTCTTGCAAGGAATAACGATTGTTATTTTATTGCTCAACATCATCTGATCCTTTTGTCCAAGTGATTATTTCCCACTTACCATCATGATGTTCAACCAGTGCAGTACAACTTTCCACCCAATCACCATCGTTCATGTATACAATACCATTAATATCTTTAATTTCAGCTTTGTGGATGTGGCCACAAATTATGCCATCATATCCACGCTTCTTACAGTAGTTGGATAGATTATACTCAAACTTAAATATAAAGTCAACAGCTTTTTTAACACGTTGTTTTAAATACTGACTTAAACTCCAATAACCAAATCCAAACTTGTGTCTAAACCAATTGAATTTGGAATTTAGACTCAAAATCAAATCATATGCTCTATCACCCAAGAATGCTAACCAAGGAGCTAGTCTGGTAATTCCATCAAATAAATCTCCATGTACAACAAGATAATGTTTACCGTCAGCACCAATATGTTCTATTTGATTATGTATTTCAATTAGACCAAAACTGAATCCATAGGGAATCATAGGTCTTAAAAATTCATCATGGTTTCCAGCTACATAAATTACTTTTGTACCCCGCTTGGCATGGCCGAGAATTCTACGGACAACATTTGTATGGCTTTGTTTCCAACGCCACTTATTTTGTTGTATTCTCCATGCATCAATAATGTCACCCACAAGATAAAGAGTGTCGCAGGTATTATGTTTTAAAAAGTTATTCAATTTATCTGCTTGGCAATCTTTGGTTCCTAAGTGAACATCTGAAATGAATATACTTCTATATGTCTTTTGCATTTTTTAAATTTATGTTGTTAACCAAATTTCCAAATCGTTCTTAGTTTTCAAACCGGTCATTCTCTTAACTTCAATATTTTCATTCATCATTACAAGAGTCGGCACAGACCTAATACCAAACTCAACTGCAATATCGGAATATTTGTCAATATCAATTACCTCAATTAAGGTATCTCCTTTAACATCTTCCAAAATAGCAGCCAATGATTTACAAGGTCTGCACCACTCTGCGGTAAATCTTAAAATTCTTTTCATTTTATTTCTCCGTTAATTTATTAACAAATTCCAATAATAACTTATGGTGTCTGCCTTCATGCCAATATTGTTTTAATTTCTTGTTATCATACCACCATTCCAAAGAGTCTAAACAGGCACCCATAACACCAATTTTACCTTGTCTAATACACATTGGTTCTTTATTATAATATGTGCTTACTATTTCTGAATGACTAAGGTCTCCTACAAACGTACAGCCGTCACGGAAGAATATTTGTTCTTCTTCACCTTCCCACATACAATGTGCAGCAATGTTAAAACTTCTCATAATATCGGCGGTAGGCCTTTTGATATATTGTACAGGTTCTGCACCTTTTAAGATGTCAAAATAGTTTGGACCAGCCCAATAAGCACCAACACATATACCAAGATATGCGCCACCATTTTCAACAAATTTAGCTACTGCGTTTGCTCTTTTCCTAGGAAACATATGAAAATAATCATCTGCATCACCAACACCTCCAGGAAATGCCAACATATCAACACCCTCAAATGTTTCTTCTGTACATTGTTCTTTTTTAAAGATTTTAATATTAAAATGTGGTGACAGTGCTTCAATCACACCATCAACACAAGATAGTGATTCTTTATTTCGGTCATCTTGGAATAGAGCTATAGTTTTCATTTTATTAATCTCCGTCTTAAAATCATACCAACGAAAGTACCACAAAATGCACCTGCACCGGCGGGAATTAATAACCAATGGTCAACTGTATAATTTATAACTGCAACACAAGCAATAACGAAAACTATAGAAGCCCATATACTGGCATTAATTACTTTTTCTTCTTGTACCGATTTCAAATAGTAAGTATAAAATATGTCGGTAAAAAATACAGCAAAAAATGTCAGTATATACTCAAACATAATTAACCTTCACAAGCTATACAATCGTTACCTTGTGCAATTTGTGTCATGTCAATTTCTTTGATGACTTGTCTTTCAATTCTCTTTGAAACTTTATCAGCTTTGCCAATCTTCTCTGAACGGCAGTAGTACAATGTCTTCAATCCTTTTTTCCAGGCCATAAAGTGAATAGCATGGAGATACTTGATATTAACATCAGGTCTAAAGAATAGGTTCAATGACTGTGCTTGGTCGATATACACTTGTCTATCGGCAGCCAAGTCAATAACCCAGCGTTGGTCAATTTCCATAGATGTTTTGAATACCGCTTTTTGATTTTCATTTAAAATATTCAAATGTTGGACAGAACCATCATTAGCAATAATAGAAGACCACACTTCATTATATTCTTCTTCTGTTTGTGTCAATCCTTTGATTATTATATCAAGCCATCTGTTCTTATTCAAAAATGATCCAGATAAAGTGTCCTGACGGTAAGCGTTAGCACGATAAGGCTCGATGCTAGGGCTAGTGTTTCGCATAATGATAGACGAAGAAGCATTTGGAGCAATAGCCATAAGATGACTGAAACGCTTGCCAGTACCAAGAGCATCTGGAGCTTCACCACGCTCTTTTCCCAAAATGAGATTAGCTTCATCTAATCCCTCTCTTATTGACTTAAAGATTCTATTGTTTGCGACCTTGGCCATAACTCCTTCAAAAGCAATTCCGTTTCGTTGGAGGTAGGCATGAAAGCCCAAGGCGCCAACGCCAATAGAACGCTCACGCTCGGCAGAATACCTAGCACGTTGAACTGTATTAGGAGCATTATCAATGAAATACTGCAAAACATTATCCAGCATTTCTGCAACATCCCTGAGAAATAATGGTTCATCTTTCCATTCATCATAGTTCTCCAGATTTAATGAAGAAAGACAACAAACAGCTGTTCTTTCTTTATTTGTCGGTAAAATGATTTCTGAACAAAGATTAGATTGGTGTACTTTTAGGCCTTTGTCCTTCAACCACTGCGGAAGCATTCTATTGCTGGTATCGATGTAGTGAATATATGGTTCACCCGTGTGCATACGCAATTCAAGAATCTGTTGCCATAGGTGTTTAGCTGAAACAGTTTCACGAATTTCTTTACTGAATGGGTCTACTAAATTCCAAGAATCGTCAGCATTTGGATCCAACATACAGTCTTCAATCAACTGCATAAAGTCATCTGTTATATTTATCCCGTGGTGTAAGTTTAGGCATCTAACATTCGGATCGCCTGTAGGTTTACGCATTTCTAGAAAAGCTGTAATATCCGGATGAGAAATATCAAGATAAGCGGCATAACTACCACGACGAGTCCTACCTTGTCTATAAGCGAGAGATGATGCATCATAGATTTTAAGGTGAGGCATAACTCCAGTCGATTTATCATCCGCTGAGCGAATACCAAAACCGATTCCGACACCGCCGCCGAACATCGAGAGCCAATTTGTTTCAGATAGGTTATCAACTAGACCCTCCGCTGTATCATCGATAAAATTGAGGAAACACGATATTGGAAGTCCTTTTTTAGAACGACCATAAGATAGAATAGGAGTTGAATAAGATAACCAGTGTTTTGAGGAATAGTCGTACAATCGTTGAGCGTGAGCTGAGTCAGTTCCGAAGGCTGCGGAAACGAAGGCAAATCGTTGTTGTGGTGAAGTTTCATCATCTTTCATGTAAGACTCTTTAAGTCTTTTTATTCCTAATTCATCAAAAAGTTTATCTCTTTCTAAATCTATATTTATACCCAGGTATTCCATGTTTATTCCTTATTATTATTCAAAATACTTTTAATATCAGGAGGAGTCCAACCTTCAGGTTTTAGGACTTTTCCATCGTTTCTTTTTAATACTTTTCCAGTTTCATCGTCAATTTTCGCCAGGTTACTTCTTGCAACTTCATTCCAAACATCTTGTTGTGGAATTTTCAATGTATGTTCTAGTCCTTCAATGACCCATTTTAAATCAGCACAACCATCTGCAATGTCTACCATGTTTTGGCGAAAAAACGCATTCATCAATTCATCAAATTCTTCTCGAATTAAGGCAATATAAAGAGTTGCTTGTTTTCCAAATCCTGTTTCTTTTTGGTCACAGGCATCCATAAATCGTTTAACATCATCAGAACTATTCATTTGTATACTCCATAATCATTGGGAAAATTGGTTCAATTGCGGCCGCACATGCAAGAGCTATTTCTTGATGTTCTTTCTGTGTACCATTTGCGCTTCGGAGTTGTATATAGTGTACCCAAGACCTCAAGGTTCCGTTCATATACATACGAGATTTTGTCATACCTTCAGGTAGAACTGCGCGAGCTTGTTCTTTTGCAATACCGTTGTCGAGGGCCCATTTGTATGTTTTTTGCACTTGTTCTAAAAGTTTATTTTGTTGAATTTGCCACATATCATCCAGTGTGAAGTCTGTACTAGGCAAACTATTTTGCCGATTTTTGGTATCTTGCAATCTTGCTTCACGCAATTCAAAACCAAGTTGTGATGCATCAGCATATCGTTGAGAAAATTCTTGGAATGAAAATGAACGGTGTCGCAAAATCTGCCTTGCAATGTCACGGGTTGTTTCAATCTCCAGACATACGGAAACCATCTCCAACGGTGACCAGTGTTGGTTGTTAATCAAGTATCTGACCAACTTCTCAGCAGTCTCTGAGTTGTTTTGGTTTGCTGGATTAGACACACGGGCCGCATATGCAACCTGGTCCATCAAACTTTTACCATCCACTCCTTGAGAGTACGAAATCAAATTTACATTCATATTTTTTTCCAATTCACAAATTCCATTTTAGCTCTAAGATTCACAAAAGTGTGTTTCTCCATTATATCATGCAAATCTTCAATGTCAAATCCAGTTAATACCATATCATTAATGTCTTTGTCTGTTATGATTCCTGGCCAAACAACAACATTGAAATGATTATCAACGGCATGTTCCATCAATTTCACGATTTCTTTATTCCTAGGTTCATTGTCGAATACTAGTACAATTTTTGATTTGTCCAAGTATTCTGCGGCCGATTCTAGTGACGAACTGGCGACAGCTACAGAATTTTTAATAAACATTGAATCAATTGGTCCCTCAAAGACATAAATTGGTTTGTCTTCATCTACGCGGTTGATTCCAAACATGCGTGGAACATCGTCCATGAGTTTGATTGTGATGTAACGAATCTTCGACTCACCGAGAGCGCGGCCTTGAAATCCGGTCAGGTTCCCTTCTTTATCAAAGAAAGGAATGATTAGGCGTTTGTCACCTTCCATAATATCTTTTTCAACTCCAAAAGAATCCACAAAAGCCTTGAAGTCATCAGAATAATACAACTGCGAATACATGTTTTTTGGTATCATTCTACCTATAACATATTTCTTAGCGTAGTGTTCATCTGGCAATGATTCAATAGTTGGTAGATCCAATTTCTTGACAAATGCCGGTTTAACTTTTAATTCGGAGAACTCAGGTTCAGGTGAATTTGTGTTTGCGGAATTCTTATACCGTTCCATCTGATATTCATCAAGGAGATTAGGATCAACTTGTTTTAGAAAATTATAGAACGATGTAGATACACCACAATTGTGGCACATATAGAAGTAGTCATTCTTCTTACGATAGACATAACCACGGCATTTGCTTTTGTTTTTCTGTGAGTCTCCACAGAGAGGACACCGAAAGTTGTAGAGGTCATCCTTTTTCTTGGAAAACCTCTGCAATTTTGGTGATACTTGTAATAGGAAATTTCTGTCAATGAAGACGCTCATAATAAACCAGGAAGTTAAGTTACTTTATATTTCCTAGTAGTATATCAGGTCCTACATGAGAAAGCAACCATGTAACGACAATTATGCCACCAACAATCATCCACTTCCAATCCAGAAGTTGTTGAAGCTTTTCTTTTTCCTTGGTATTGTGGTCTTGCATTTCTTTGCGGAGACCTTTGATTTCACCCAATAGAGTTTTTTCAGTATCTTGAACTTTTTCTAAGACGGTATCAATACGTCCATGTATCTCTTTAATATCCATATCAGTCTCCACGCGCCTCTTATCAATATCGTCATAGACTTTAGATATATGGCGGTCATGCTGATCCACCAATTTTTCTATTACTTGGTCCATCTTGTTACAGAGTGTAGTGATTGTTGTGACTTGCGTCTTTAAAACACCAACATCCACTTGGACCTTCGTTAAATCGTCTGGTGTTGCCATTATTTTTTCTTTTTCTCTGGAACTTTAGTGCCATCCAATTTCTTATGGACTTTAATTTTTTTGCAAACACTTTTGATTTTTCCTTGAGTATTTTTTACTGTTCTGCAAACTTCTTTGGTTGCAGCTATTGTTGGTGTTACTGTTACAAGCAAGAAACATGCAAGGAATAATAAACTGACATAGTGTTTAATTTGTTTCATAGGACCTCAAAGCATTGGTTGACTAGATTCGGGAACTGGACTTTTACGACCAACAACTGTTGTTGGTGTTTGATTATTTATAATTGGTTGATTGTTAGGTGTTGGTGGTACAGGTGGAGCAACATAATTTGTTCCACTTATCTTCTCTTGTGTTCTGCCAAAAGCCGCAACACCTAATACACCACCCATAGCAAGATGAAACAAACCTGCACCTTGAAGTGTTAGTGGTTGCCATTGACTTGTAACTTGGCCATGACTAAATGCTTGCAATAGACTCCACAAAATTGGAAATATTACAAAGTCACAGGTACATACCAGCATGTACATCCATCCCATGGCTGGACGCCATTTAGAATTCATCCAATCTTCTTTTTTATGGGTGTGTCGTGACATTTCTCTTATCTTTTGCCAAACACTTTGTATTCAAGTAGGTCAAGGCGGCTGTCCAAATCTGCACGGGCCAAGGCTGAGTCTTCACGGATTTTTGCTCTGCCCAATGCTGATTCTTCTCTCATGGCAGCCATATCTTTGGTGCGTTCTAAAGTCATTGCTGCTCGAGCCAATGCCGCTTCTTCTTTGATCTTTTCCATCTCAATAGTGGTTCCTTGAGGTGGAATGGCCTTGTTCTCGGCACTCACTACCACATTGATTTTGCTTTGCAGCACAGTAAGGTCATGGCTGGCCGCGCTCAAGGCTGTCATGAGATACACTATGCATGAAAACATGATGGGTATGCCTGCAAAGGTTATCTTCTCAACCAGGCCGCCTTTGCTGGCAGCAGCCATCTGAGCATCCCGTAATTCTTTTACATCTTTAACTAGTGCTTCAATATCATGTTCTTGTGTTGACATTTTATGCTCCTAATACATGCAGTGCATGTTCGTAGTGTTTAATTCTATCTTCTAAACCAATGGTTCCTCCATTGATGCGTTTGGTCATTGTTAGGATATCGCCTGTATCGGCAAATTGATTTAGGTTGTTGCTTTCCCAGAACCAGCAGGCACTTTGTACAGCGCCTTCAAATGTGGCAAGATATTCAGGAACATCTTCTACTGCCATTTGTAAACTATCGGCAAAATTTTGATAATTTTGTTTACCTGTCAACTGAATTAGGCCTCGGCCGCAGTAACGATAACCGTCACCCGATTCTTCGGGACCATTACCCATTCTATTTGCGTATACACGATTTGCAATAGCTTCAGCTTTGCCTGCGAACTGTTCGGCCGCTGCATCAGTGAAATATTTTGGAAATACTTTGCGGAGAGTTACAGCTCTGTAGTTTAAGTTTTCTTTTAATGTAGTGAAACTACCAGACTCATGTGAACATTGAGCAATAAATGCTGCGATCCGATGTGGTGTATTAATCTCATAGTCAGGCAATAGTTGCTCTAATGCTTCATGCCATTGTTGAACATATTGATTGTTTGGAAGAAGTTGTTGTAGTTGTTCTAGTGTAATCATTGTAACTCCTCAAATATTTTCTTTTGTTTATTAAACCATTCAATCAATCCACTATTATTAGCAGAACAATCTTTGTATTGTTTGTAGTTTTCTGTTATTGTTTTTGAAATGTCACTTAGTTTTGATTCATCTGGTATTTTCTTCAACGGAGGACATTGTACATTCAGTTCTTCCGGAATAGAAGGAAAATTAACTGTTACAGGAACAGTTGTTGAACATCCCGTAACAAGAAACATTAATACGATAAAAATACAGAGGATGAATAATTTAATTAGGTTCATTCTGCGGCCTTATTCAAAGATTCGATAAATTCTTTAGGCATTTCACAAGGTCCGCCAGGTAGAAACTTGGTATCATATTTGACAACTTCTTTGTCTATGTACTTAATAACATCTGCACCTTTTTGTTTGATGATTTGTTTCTCATAAACAACCTTCTCAACAACTTTTACCGTTTCTATTGCAGATTTATTTTCAGCTACAACAACTTTAGCTTCTAATTCAGTGACACGTTCTTTCCATTTTTTGTTTTCAGAAATGCCACCAAACATGTATACGGAAAACAATAAAACACACACACAAACAACTTGTATGAGTGTCTTATGCATTGGTGCAAAAAATGATATGATTAACCCAAATAGACTCAGAAAGAATGGAACATAAAAAACCCAATCAGGTAAGAAATCCAATAACCACATAAACATAATTACATCCTCGGTGGAGCTCTAAGTCTCATTGGTTGAAGAACAACTTTCTTTTTCTTTTTAAGATTGACGCCAGGTTCACCACCTGGACCACCTGTACCGGCGATAGCACCGTTTCCAACTACATTAGTTGGACCAGCAGCAGCCATGCCGTCTTCTTTTATTTCAATTTCAGTTACAAATTGTTTGAAGGTTTGCATTAGCAATTCCATTTTCTCAGTGCTAAAGCTTTGCGTGAAGGTTCACCATTAGGTTTTTTCATTGCACCTTGCATACCGCCCATCCTAGCACAAAATGATTTACGGCGATTTGCTGCTTTAGAACCTGGTTTTAATTTTGATGGTTTTGTAGTTACTGCCATACTTAACTTCGAACCTGGATTTTCACGGCGATAAGATGCGATACCTTTTCTGTTCAAGCCACCCTTAGGATCTTTACCTTCGCTGCGTCTCCATGCAGCAGATTCGTATAGTTCTTCATCTGATACATCTGCAAGTTCTTCCCAAATGATTTCAGGATCAATATGGTGTACTTCTGAGATTTCCATGACCAGTTCTTCAATAATATCGAACATTGCTTCCACTTCTTCTGGAACACAATTAGGAACTGTTCGGCCACCCTTTTGTTTAGTACCAATTGGATGATAACCAGTCCAACATGGATTTGTGTTTCTTAGGGTTTTCTTTTCTTCTAGGAATTGTTTGAATGTTATCATATGTTTCTTAGTATGTCTGCTATTTTCATGTCTACTGATATTAAATCTGTATCTATGTGTTTACCTCTTATACCCTTTATTACCTTTGGCAATATATTTAAGAATAACAGAAATGTCTTTAGTGAATCGTAATCCTTCTCATCAATTCTAAAAAACAATATTCTGGAAGTTGCTTCAGGTCCGAATACATTATTTAAGAGAATAATATGATTGAGAATTAGTCTTTCTTTTATGTTTTTAGTTGCCTTATATCTACGAAATAACCTTTTTAGGTATTTTGTTCTTTTTAAGTCTCCCTCAAACTCAGACATTAAACAACTAGGTGATGTATAACATTTTACTGCATACATCACAAAGTTGTCTTCATTTAGGTCATCAAAATTCATTATAAAAAGATTACATTAGGTATTAGCGAATGCTCTACCCCATGAAGTGTTACCACCAGCAGTGTTTACGGATGAAGCATCAGTCAAACAAACCAGAGTTTCTCTAATGTAACGAACTTCACCAGTTAAACCATTTGTTTTCTTTCTAACGTGAACCCAACCTGTATTGACTGAACCGCCAATTTTATTATTAGCATTAGTAATTCTAGAATCTGTTGCAAGAACTGTATCTGCGTAATAAGTTGCAGAAACTTCACCTGTAGGTCTTACAATAGCTGCATCAAAACCAATCGTTGATCCTGCCGCAATGTTTCCTGTAACACCGGTTGTTAATACAACCAAATTTGCAGAAACAGAAGCAACAGTGTTATTCGAAACGAACATTCCAGGAGAACCATTTGAAGAAAGGTTTGCAACTGCTGAACCACCACCTAGAAGATTGACAAATTGACCAGCGGCAAGACCAACAGTGGAAACAGCTGCTGGAAGTGTAAATTTAATCGTTGTTGCGCCAGTAACTGTCAAATTGGATGTAACTAGTTGTGCAACAGTTCTAACTTGGCGTTGAACAGGCCACTCTGGATGTCCAAAGTTACCTGGTGTTTCTGGGGTATCGGTTTTATTCCATACGTTTGTCATTTTTTCTCCTTGGGTAGAAAGGTATTCTATCTATTTATTGTTCTTGTGGTTTCTGCTTGATTTTGTCCATACTCTTGTAGTCTGGCATCTTACTACGATTTTTTAACATGGGATCAATTTCAACGGTATCTCTTGGTTCACCAGTCAATGTTTTACCACCTTTTAGTATCAACTTTGCATCCGGTTTATCGTCACCTATGTTATTCACACCGTCTATTTTTTGTGTGGTTGGTTTTTTGCCATAAGGCTTTGCGGCCTTATCGTCTTTCTCCCAATCATATAAATCTTCTTGTACTTTACGAGAAGCTGAGTGAAATTCTTTTACAATTCTTTTAATGGACTTCTTTGGAGGTGCGAGTTCTTCACCTCCGTTTGCACCATCAGCTGGAGATTGTGTTGCTGCCTGTGGGTCACCAACACCTTCATTTTTTGTTCTACTTCTTTTTTGCATTGCATAATACGCAGCAAGAGCCATTTGCATACGTTGTGCTTTAGATTTTCCATCAAACTTTGGATTGTCTGAATGGACAAAATCATGGATCCAATTGTAAGCAGTTGAATTTTTAGATAGAGCTTCATCTAAACTAATTTCTTCTTCTAATTCATCGGTGGATTTTAAATAATCCAGTGATGTTGTGATATAGTCTTCAGCTTTTGTGATTTTTGCTTGTACCCATTCTGGAAGATTCTCATCATCATCAAGCATATCTTTTAAAGCTTCAGCGTTTCTGCAAATTGTTTGAAGTTGTGTTTTGGCCATTGCACCTTCATAATCATATTCACCAGCATCTTTTGCCTCTTTCACATCCTTCTTTTTATCCCCGGCCTGCGATGATTTTTGCAAAATGCTTAATGCATGATTTACAAATTTTTTAGCACTGATAGGTTTGACATATTTGTCTGGTCCAGGTCTTGGTGGACCATCACGGCCTGGGGGAGTTTGTGATTTGTCCATTTCCATTACGCCTTGTTTTTTATCATCATTTGCAAATTGTTTCTTGGTTGCTTTAACAATACCAGAGAAACGCTTGTTAGCTTTCTGAATGTTTTCTTTACCACCAGCTTTATCTAATGTTGATGCTTGACTTCCTGCAGCAGTCTTGTAACGACCCAGTAATTCATTTGACACTTCATCGATTTGGTCATCTTCATAAATGCCATGGTCTCTTTTCCATTTATCATAGTCACCAGTTTTAGATTGAGATACTCTTTTATTTTTAGTAATGTAATTCACATTCCAACCTTTTGACTTGTAAAATTGTTTCAGTAAATCTGAACGCTTTGATGTAATATTTTCAGCAACATTAGCTTTTGCTGACCAAGGTTCATTTGGGTCAGTAAAACTACTTTTTGGTGAAATAGATGTAGGTTTCATTACATCCTTAATTACATCTTTTTTATTTTTCACTTTTTTTCTTCCGAAGTTCCTGTTTTACCCAACATTTCTTTGATTCTCTTGAATGTAGGTTTAACAGCTTTATTGATTTCTCTGTGTGTTGCAGAATCGGTAACAAAAGGTACAGCAGTATCTGTGCCTTTACCTTCAGCTTTCAATGTTGCTGCTTTACCGGAAAAATGAGCATTTGCACTTTTCACTTCCGGATCATTAGAGATTGTAGGTCCTTTAAGTGTATCCACTCTTACAGATTTCTTACCTTTGTTTTCGCCAACGACACTTTGCATTGCACCAATGTCTTCTTTGGTTAAACGGTCAATTGCTTTTTCAACACCGTCTCTGCGTTTCCAAGACGTTTGTTTATATTTACTGGATAGTTGAGTGTTGGAATCTTTCATACCTGGACTTCTTGCTCTGTCAGCCCTGTTTTCAAAATCTGCTCCAATTTTACGCATAATTGTAGCATCACGGGATGCTTTCTTAGCATACGAACCAAGAGTGGACTTTGACAATTCATCAAGTTCTTCAACTTCTTCTTTTTTCATTGATGCGGAAATTGCTTTACGGCGATTCTTTAAATAGTCATCTGATTTATCTGTTTTGCCGTCGTTATTAACATCGTCATCTTCTTTGCCAACTGGATCAAGTCCTTCATTTGTTTTTCCGTAATTTTTGTATCTATGAACTATTGCTGGAACCATATCATTTAAATTTACATCGTGAGGATGGCCATGTTCCATATGCTTTAATTCTATTTCTCTTTTTTTAGCGTGAAAATCTGTATCAATTTCTCGTCTTTTTTGGTCTTGGTGAATGTTGTGGATGTGGTCATCATGTTTCGCGTTCATGAGTTTTTCATGTCTGTCAGCCTGAGCACCAATGTGTTTTTTCATATCAACATTTGAGTCGCTTTTAAGGTTACTCCTCGTCCTGTTCATGATAGCGGACGAACCTTCTTCTACAGTTTCAATTTCTTCATTTGTTTTATTTTTCTTTGAAGCAAGATATGCACGGAAGTTATCATCAGTTTTAGGCCCAGCATTGGGTTTGTTGTACATATTAGGACGCTTACCACCAGTGTCTCTTTCTAAATTACTTAGTAACTTATCGTCACCTGGAGCAACTTTATTCATAACTTTTCTTGTACCGGATCTAATTGAATCAAGGACGCCTTCTTTTTTCATTCTTAGTAATTTGAAATCTTGGCCGTCCAATTTACCGTTGTGATTCTTGTCCAACTTGTGTTGGTCACCTTTTAATTCTTCTTTCACATCTTTCTTGTCATCTTTTTTAGCATTTGATTTACTAAGAATGTCAAGAGCGTGTTTGACCATTTTTTCTTTTGTTATTGGCTTTACATACCGGTCTGGACCACCAGGACGATGACCACCGTCACGACCTGGAGGTGTTTGGCTCTTGTCCATTTCGTTAACTCCATCTTTCTTTTTGCGGCCTTTTTTCTCAGCATCAGGTTCAAGGAGCAACTTCTTATCTTCAGCCAACACAGACTCAACTGCGCTTATCATTGATTGTGAAACACTATTCTTAGTAAACATTATTTGGCTCCCAATTTTTTCTTTTGTGTTTTAGTTGTAATACCCGCTTTTATGTATTTATCTGTAGGCTTAACTAGAGGTTCTTTTTTCATTGCACCACCCATAACACCTGCAACTCCCATTTCATTTCCGGTTTCACCAGAGTAAACTGATTCTTTGAAACCTTTAAGTTTTTTCTTTTCACCTAACGGATTTGGACTAACTTTTTTAGGTTTAGAATCTAAACCCGCAGCGGCAACATTTATGTTATCAAATTCTTCAGCTTCACTGTAAGTTTGGTTACCTAGTCCAGCACCAGCCGAACTGGAACCTCCACCTGTGCGAGCATTCATTGTTGGACCAATACCACCTGGATCACCAACTCGGCCGGCAGACAATGCAGTCTTTTTCTTACCGGTTTCTTTGTCTTTATTAAAATTGGCTTCCGCATATGTCCTAAATGCATATGTACTATTTGACTTTACATCACCATCACGAACATCATCCCGTTTGCCCATTTTGTTTTGAATTTGCATGAATGGACTATTGTTATCTTTTAAAACTTTAACTTTAGTCTTAGAACTTTCATACAATCCTCTAAAACGATTTCCGTTCTGTAAAGATTCAATGATAGAGCTTGAAGATAGAAACTCTTTTGTTAGTTTATAAGTTTCTGTAATATCTTCCTCTTTGCATTCTAAGTCACCAGAATTATCGAATCTCACAAAATCAGTAAACATTTCAGAAAGTTGTTCAGCATTCTTTTGTGCTTTTTGCCACTTTTCTTGGCGAATAGATTCCATCATCATCTTAGATAATAGTGTGTTTCTTTCTTTACTGACTGAATTGGTTGTATCCACAAACACCATCATTGTTTGATAACCCAATTCTTCCAATTCTTCTTTGATTTGGCCAATTTTCTGCAAATCGTCTGCTGGTCCATTAATGATTAGTGGTGCGCGGGTGCGTATGGATTCAAATTTTGGACTCATGGATCTCATTGCAAGTTTGTGTTTATCATTTAGAATATCTACAACTTGTTGGAAATTATGTTCAACAATCTTCTGTGAAGCAATACACTCACGGACGATAATGTCTTTACCTGAACCTGGACCACCAGTTACGAAGATTGCTTTATGGCGACCATAACTGTAATCTTCATGTAATCCCATTCCCTTGCGAACATCATGCATCAATTCTTTTGCATGGTGTTCAGGTACATGAGAGGGAACACCTTTACGGAATTCTCCAAAGTTACTGCTCTTAGCATGTTCACGCATCTTGGTGCCAGACATTCCTTCTGTACCTTCTGCGTCAGGATCTCTTTGGCCAGCCGAATGAACTGTTATCTTCTTAAAATGGTACAGAGCTCCAGGATGATTTCCATTGTATTGGTGTAACTTATCGTGCATTTCTTTCACGCGGTCTGAACCAACAACCATGTGCAAGTGTGTCACACCTTTTTTGTGTAATTCAGCTGCATGTTGTAGAAATGTTGGTTTCTCTTTAGAAGAAGCTTCAAAATGTGTACCAGGTGAATATCTTTTCAGGTGTTTAATCTTCTGTTGAGAAGAAAGTGGGTTCTTTTTTGAATCCTGTGAATGTGAAACAACCACAGCGGAATGATCCGCATGTTGTTTCTTTGCAACTTCTTTTACTTTGTCTATAAGCTTTAGGTGACCAGTAGTCGGAGGATTCATCCGACCAAAGGACATCACATGGTGAACATCACCAGATGCTTTTTCTTGTATAACTTCTAAAAAGGATTTCATTTATTTTCTGATTTTTAATCTGTTTTGTTTTGCGAACTCCGCTCTATTTACTAACTTTGTTGGTTCAGTTTTTCCAGATTCTGGAGTATGGTGAACCACAAATCCTTCGGGTTTAGATTTAACACCACCAATGTGATGTTCATAATGTCCTTCATGACCTTCTAGGTGTTTAACTAGAGTGTTCTTAGCTTGTGCTAAATGATGGTGCATTGTTAGAAGATTCTGATAATGTTCTTTGTTCTTTTCAATATGGTCAACATGTTCCTGTCCCGCAGAAGTTTTTGCTTTCTTGGCAGCGTCGGTTTTGACTTTATCTGCCATTTTGGCGTGTTGTGTTTTAATGTGAGTTTTTAATGATGAAACATTTGGAACTTCACCGGTGTCAACGGTTTTGTTGATGTAGGTTGTCAGATGTGTATTTTCACCTCTGTGTTTTGCTGTTGCATGATACATTTTTGATCCGTGTGTATCATGGATTTCTTTTGCAGCTGCCATGTGTTTATGAAATTCATCCTGTGCATGAGATGGATAATCAACTTTTGCAGTATCATGTTCTGCACCATGATGGTGAACATCTTTATGTTGTTTAAAGTTGTGGTGGTCAACATCGTGGTGTGCAGACATAGTACCAATATCGGAACCATGATATTTTGTGTGAACCACTACACCAACCTTAGACGCAGCAACTTTTTTAGCATTATCACCATGCGCGGTGTAAGTGATTGTATTTGGAGTAAACGATACTTTTTTAGTCATGGTGGTGTAAATCCTCTGATGAATGCATCATGTCACCTTGATAAACACCATGCTTTGGTGTAACTTTTGGCAAATGTTTCAAAGCAGCTTTAAGTTTTAATGCAAGTCCAGGTGCGTGACCATGATTCTTGTCAACATCTTTTTCTGTGTGGTTAATTTTTGGAGTCTTGTTGAAGGCTGACTTGCTTGCAACAAAGAATTTACCTGTTTTTGGATGGTGACCAAAGACAATTGCAGGTGAACCATCATATTTCATGGTTAGATTGCTGCTATTTGCTTTGGCTTTAACGTGTTCGTGAGCCTGCATTAAAGCACCATGTGCATGTTCAAACCCTTCGGCGCCGTGCATTAACGGACGGTCTTCCGCATGGTGAATATGCTTTAAAGCCGAACCTTCTGGCTCCGCTTCTTCTTTTAAGAAGGAAATAAAAGTTTTCATTGATTGCCCTTAGAATTGTAACACACTCTGGTTACCATCTGTTATTTATACAACTTTTTATCTCATCAATCCCACATACTTGGAACATACACCAAAACAGTTTTCTTTAAAATTTAATAGTTTTTCAATTGGTGTATTCCATTCCGGCTGATTACATATACTATTTTCATTTAGTTTGGAACCGGGATATGTCCAAATACAACCATTACTGGTTAATGTATAACTGTCATTATCATGCCAAAAATAGTTTAATATTCGTTCAGATAACCAACTTAAAGCTTCAAAGTTTTTTGCATGTATCCAAAGGGGTTTATCATAGAGAAAGGTATAATCAATCAAATATTGAGGTTTATCGTGACCCAACATCAAAGTTTTCTTATCATCCATCACCCACAAATCGATTTCACAATGAAAACCTTCTGAAATTGCTTTCTCAATCTGTTTCGGCCAGTTTTCAATATCTTTATTGGGCCCGGTTGTTAGTCCACGATGAGCAATATAAATCATAAGTTAATAATAACACCTAAGTTTTCACCAGCTGGATGTGGAACTTTAATTTCTACACGTTTTCCTATCCTTTTGTAAATATGGTCATGTACCATATCTGAATAACTCCAAGGATAAACGTCATGGAAAGCTAACACATACTTTTCACCGAGCAATGGTAAGAATGCATCAAAGTCTTTTATCATCTGTTCAGGGAAATGACCAGCATCAATAAAAACAAAATCCAATGGTTCAGTGATATGTTTTCTGACAGCAGATTCTGTATCTGTTGGACTCCAACCAATTTCAGGATACAATGTATTTCCTAAATTGTATTTTTCAATAAGATACTTTACCGATTTCAACCCATCAGCCTTTTCATATACTTCTCTTTCGAATTTTTCATATGCACCGGCATCTCCACATTTTTCTTCAATATAGGCATCCATGGTAACACATTTTCCACCAGTTTCTTTAAAACCTAAACCAATGGCTAGTGAGCTGATTCCAAAAGCTGTTGCACATTCATAACCTCTTTGTAGATTATTATCTTTAATCAAGTTTGTTAAAAAATTAAATTCTTCTAGTTTAATGGAATATGGATAAGGATGTTGAACCATTTTAATGTTACCTGTACCAACTCTCTCATATTGGACAGGTCCGTCTTTTAATGAAATAATTTCATCGAAGATGGTTGGTTCATCATATACTCTAAGTGTAACTTCACCAGATGTGAGTTTAATTTCATTTGTCATTTTAATTGTATCCATAAAGTTGTTTTGGTTTATATTCGCCAGCTGGTGTATGCATCAACATTCGTTCAATAGGAAATTCTTCCCAAGGCAATTGTAATTGTCTAAACATATGTTCAGAAACAATGTGTGGACAAAGTATTCCAGTTTCTTTGTATAATTGTGGCAAAATAAGTGATATGTTACTAAAAATTGTCATGAGCCATTGATTACTTGCTTGAAACATATCTCCTGTTCCTTGGCCAACGTGATTTCGATGCAATATGGTATAAAATTTATTGGAATCAAAATTTGGTAACTGTTGTTTAAAAACCAAATCAGGTCTCATACGAATAACTAAATCATATTGTTTGCCTGTTCTAGAGGTATGTTCATTCATCATATCAACACCTCGACCTATTTTGTAAAACATGGAAAGAATATTCCTTTTTACATGATAGTGTTTTTCATAATTCTCAGCAGCCTTTTCAAAATCTGCACGCTTATGTTCAAAATCCTCAAAAAACATGGCTGTTGGTTTGTAAGATTCCAAAATACCTTTTTGGTCAATCTTGGGTGAGTTTGCAACAAACCCCTCTTTACTGTGAGGATCCCACCAAGCTTGTTCATCCCATGCATGAATGAAAATATCAGGCTTGTATCTATCGAGGATAACTTCTTTGGTATTTGGGAAAACTTGTTCCCAACAACGCATGTGTCCTGTAAGTATTAGTGCTATGTTCATGTTTTATGGTGCTCCAAATAGTATTGTAAATCTTCAGGAATTCCTAATCCCCACATTTTATTGATATTCTTAGTTCTGATTTTTTTGCCGTCTGCAATAGCTTCATTAAAAACAGGACAAACATAGAATTCATTATTCACTCTGATATTTTTTAAAATCATTTGTTCAGCATACTTAACATAATCTGAACCATGCTTCCAATAGTAAATACCAACTGTAGCTAGATTTGAAATTGGGTTCTTTTCAGCAACCTCAGAAACAAAACCACTAGAATCTAACTTCGCAAACGACCATTTTGGATGGGTTGATTCGAATGTTACAATGCCGCCATCTATAACGTCAGCGGTGAAAGCATACAAACACTCATTAGAATTCCATTCCACAAATTGGTCTGAATTAGCCATCAATAATGGTTCATTGTTATCAATCAGTTCCTTTGCAAGTAGTGTAGTACATGCAGCGCCTTCTGTCAAGCCGTCCACTTGAACAATATCACAACCAGGAGCAATTAGATTCAAAACAGATTGTAAATTGTATTTCTGATAATGGTCTTTTTGAACTAAGAAGATAAAATGAGCTTCAACATTCAAATTATCAACGACAACTTGAATCATTGGTTTTCCATTAACATCAATCAACGGTTTAGGAAATGTATAACCAGCTTGTGCAAATCTTGAGCCTGCACCCGCCATTGGAATCAAAACATTCATTTTCTTATTTCTCCATGGTATATTTTTTCTACGGTCTGCTGCTTCAAATTCATCAATGAATTCCATGAACTTGTTGCCATTCAATTCATATGCATCCGCAACTGGATATAAAGTAGCCGCAGAACTTAAAGCAGCTTCACGGCCAATATGCGAGTCTTCTACGATAATCGTGTCTTTTGGTAATGCTTTGAATTTAGTCATGCACTGCCAATACATTTCGGGAAATGGTTTTGGATGAAACACATCTTCATTGGAAACAAAGAAGTCAATTTCTTCCAAAATACCAACCCGCTTCAATGCAAGTCTAACTGTTTCACGAATACTATTAGAAGCAACTGCAACTTTCCAACCTTTCAGTTTAAGTTGTGTTACAATATAAGTAATTGAAGCATTTTTGGGACAAGTTCTAATCAGTTCAAATGTGGCATTTTGTTTATCTTGCCAGATTTGGTCATAAAGATTACTAGGTAAACCTTTTTGTTCCGACAGTAATTTTAATTTTCTGGTTGTGTTTAAACCATCATAAGTTGAAAGATGTTCTTCTCTAGTAATAACATATTGTTCACCAACTTTACGCAAAGCATCATTAAGTGCATCATAATGTAATTCTCGGCTATCAATCAAAACGCCGTCAAGGTCAAATATTACAAGTTTATTCATAGTGTTTTTAAAATATCATCAACTGTATTTTTAATCAAATGGTTATTATTAACAAATAAAAAATTATTTGCGAGGACATCATCATGTGCTGTTTTAAATTCACCCAAGAATTTTATCAATTCTGCATCGTTATCATATGTAAAACCATAATCTTTCATCAACTTTGATCCAGCAATATTTCGTGCGGCCCAAGGTGTTTTGTTTAACATAGATTCTAATAGAACTAAACCGAAACCTTCACTGTGACTATGCATAATATATAGGTCTGCACCTGATATAGCATCCAAGACTTCACTACGGTCATCTAACATCATTACACGAAGGTTATCTTCTTCTTTAGGCATAATTCCATGACGATTATCATAACCTGTTAGAACTAAAGTAACATCTTTGCGGCCAACTTCTTTAAAGACACCAATCAATTCATGAAAAGCTTTATTAGGCCAAAAACCACCAGAAGATAACCACATGTAATCTGTTTTGATTCCATATTTCTCTCTAAAATTAATTTTATTCTTAGCTAGAGATCCTTTTGCATCAATTCCATGGGAAACTTGTACTGATTTATTTTCAACACCCATTTTCTTTACAAATTCCCAATCTTCAATTGTTGAACAAGCGATGAAACTGGTTTCTCGCATGGCATTCATATAAGTCAAAGAAGTGCTTGGCCTAATTAACATAAACAAAACTGGTGATGGTATTTTGCTGATATTGTTGAGTACAAAATCTTGAAGTCCAACATCACCACCATGCACAACAATTAAATCCCACTTTTCAAGAAGTACATTCGGTTCAGATGTAACTTTAACACCATTCCAATCTCCTTGGTGTTCTCCGGTAAATACTGCAACTTCATGGCCTCTAGATAAAGTTTCTTCAGCCATATCTCTAACATAATTCTCAGACCCGCCAGGAAATGGAGCATAACGGTGAACAACATATAATATTCTTTTCATTTCAAAACCTTATGTTCTATAAGTAAAATATTTTGATTCATCTTCTTGTTCATACTTTTCCTGCACAAACTTTTTCCATTCCGGTACTCTATCATATTGATGTACAATATTAAAAATGTCACCCATACAAGTCTTAACTAATCCATCGACAAATATAGGTTCTTTTTCGGTTAAAAATGGCCTAAATTGTTCAATCTTGGACGGATCAACAGTTGTACCAGCCTGACAAGCCCAACCATCAAGTTGACTAGCAAAAAAGGTACATGCCTTATAAGGTTGTGTTTGTAACAATACATTATATACGGCTTGGTCACAAATAGAAATTGGTCTGTGAATTGCATTCGTAAAAATATTGAACACTAAATCTTTAACATATTCGGATTTGCCACCAATTGTTCCAACATTATAAATTTCATTGTTTTTAAATAGTTCATGTACATATGCACCATATGCTTGCATAAGATTGTCATTGCCCCAAGGTTCATCTTTATACAACATACCTTCTGAACCTGCAACCATTTTTGTCGAACTCATTTCAAGTCTTTGACGCAACCAAACAAATGGATTTTTTTGAAAATAAACATCTTTAACATCAGTTGTGATAACATATTCATATTCTTGCCAGTGTTCTCTCAAATATTCATAGATTGAAAGAAAACGGAGAACATGGATTGGAACATTCATTGTTGGCATATTAACCAACTTGAATCCATTTTCAACAAGCCATTCTCTAGTTGTAGTTGATGCATTACCAACACACATCACTTTGTCTGCATCAGGCATCGTTTCTTTAATAGAAAGAACCCAAGGTTTCAACTGGTTAATTCCGTAGTTTGTACAACCACCAATAATCAAATTTTTCATAATACTCCTATCATTTTTTCCAAGGAAAAACACCTTTGTATTTTTCATTCATTATGTTATTACCGTTCTTAAAGAAATCAGCATTCACGGAACCAGCATTACCATCTACACGATAATTGACTGTATATTCACCAGTGCAATCAAAGTTTTTAAAGTGTGTTGCCAATGTTTGAAACCATACTCTATCTTGTCCCCATCCGCCATGCCAAACAGAAGCTAATCTTATCGCAGTTTTAGTAGGAATGCAATAGTTATTAGTATCTATATGATTAATTCCATGATATGTTTGCCACTTACCTAAAGATTCACAATTATCTTCACATATGTAGTTACCATTTTTGTCTGTAATTAATCTCAAGGAATAAGACCAATCAAGTTTGTCTTTTTCAATCTTATCTATACATGATTGTACATGATTCGGTTCAAACCAACAATCTTGGTCAAGATACAGTACATAATCTGTATTGATTAGGTGAGTGAAGGCCGCATAAACTCTATGACCGTAGAATCCATTGGCGCCGACATTAATTGGAAGATATGCAACTCTTAAATTCTTGTTACCGGCAAATTCATCCAAAATAACCTTTGCAGGGCCATTATATTGTTCACCATCACCAACAACATAACATTGTGTGTCGTATGTTTGATTTAAAACACTTTCAACTGCTTTGCGGAGTTCAGGTGCACCTGTTGTTGGTATAATCACTGTTGCTGTCATAATATAAAAATGCCTTTTTAACTATATTTAATGAATATGCTACTATTTTTTGTTGCTGATGAACCATAACCATATAACCATTTGGTAACATCATCAACTTTGCCTGAATTGAGAATAGCATAACAATATGCAACACCCAAATACTTGGATAACCACCAAGTTTTATCTTCTTTTTGCTTTATCTTAACCAATTGCATAATTCTTTTTTTCTCGGCTGCATTTGTAATTTTTGCAAGTGAACAAAACATATCGACAAAATCTTTTATTAATTGTTCTGAAGGTTTGTCAATGCTAGAAGAAAAGCTTGAAGGTGGTGTTAGTTTACTATTTGGAACACCACTTTCTTGTGCAGCTTTGATTAAAAGGCCTCCACCAATTTTTCCACCAGCAGCAGTTTTACCTTTAATTTCACCTTGCCATGAAGATGGAACTGGCCGACTAGAAAAATTTCTCAATTGAATTTCACCTGTTTTGTTTCCATCCGTTTTGAATTGGATGTATACATCTTTTGATTCGATTGGAATAGGATTGATTTTAATGTTTTCATATTTTGCAGTAATTGGCATACCATCGTTATACACCTTGGAAGTTGCATCACCTTTTGGAACTAATTTCAATGAAATACCTATAAGTTCTTTATCATGGTAGTTGTCATAAATGTATCTATTATAATCTTCTAAAGAAGGCCAATCACTTTTAAATTTGAATCCTTTTTTTGCCATCCAAATATCAGCTGGATTCCATTTGTCATCACCAACAATACCACTCTGTTTTCTAAAATTGGAAAATTCAGAATATATTGAAGCAACTAAATCACCACCACGATAGTATATGTAATTTGATGATTTGTTAATTCTAAAATCTTTGGCTATTTTGTTGGAGGTAACAACAACACTGTGAAACCATTGTGCATTTAGACCATCAATACATTGATCCAATGTTCTATCACAATCAGCGTCTTTTATAGTTTTATCGCTTATATCAGTAACACTTGTTAAATCTTTGCCAAGATACTGTCTTGTAGCACAAGCATATGCTTGTAAACTTTCAGCTAAAGCTGTAATTTCGGAACCTGCACCTGAAGCCATGTTATTTCCTTTATCGGATAATTTGTATCTCCTTACCTGAAGTCCAAACTTCAAGTTCTGTTCGCAAACGACCTTCAGTCTTTAATGTTTCATAACGATTGGTTGCCTTTTGCTTCCACCATTGTATAACATTTTCTAGCTCAAACTTATGATAATTTTCTTTATCTTTGATAAGCGTGTCAGTTTTACAACAGATATAATCTATATAGTTGCTATATCCATAGTTACTTATGTAATATCTTTTCTGTTCCGTCAATTTCTTAGCATTTGTAATCGTTGTATTGAATGCTTCACCTTCAGATGTTCCTTTGAGTGCCGCTTTAGTCAAAGCAATAATTTTCATTGAGATTTTCAGTTTCTTACTAGAAGCATCATCTTCAACTAAATCACCAACTCTATCTTGAACAAAATCTCTCAAATTAGAATATGGTTTGCCATGCATCATAGGCAAGAAATCTGAATCTGTCAATCCTTTGTAACGAATAAAAGGTTTCATGCCATCATATTGTGATACTTGTTTAGAAGAACCATACAAACTTGTTGTTTCAAACAGGCACAAATTCATTCCATACTTCTTGTTTACAATCTCGCGGACCGTATGTGAAGTACAAATTGCAGCTAAGAGTTTACCACCAAGATAATTAAAACCAAAAGGTTGACTTGGAACAATCACAAAACCCATCATAGCGGAATCATTGAATCTTTTACCCCACTTAGGATCTTGTGTAAACACTTGTCCTAGCATTTCATTCCTAGGTTTGCAGTTGATTACTGGTGAGGCTAAACGAATGAATCCTAGATACTTTCCCGTTTTGTTTTCTCTGACAGCCAGGTGTATACTACGACCTACTGGTCTAATGTTAACATGTGACGAGGTAATTGCAAGTAGTGTTTCCCAGATTTCTGTTGAGATTTCACACACCTCAATTTCCATATCATTTGGATGCATGGAGAAATCAGAGAATAAATCATCTTCTGGTGGAAATAAGAAAGAACCTAGTTCAGCCAAAGAATTGAGTTTTTGGTCTCGCATGTATTCATCTATGCGTTCAAAATTACCAAAGTAATCTTCAAATACTTTAGCACAGTGAATTGCATCTTCTTTAGACAACATCATATTTACCCCATCTAATTCTCAGCCATATTCTTTCGGTTACATAATGAACTGAAGCTAGTACGATATGTATAACAACAGCGTCAGATAAACCTGTCCAAATTGCTGTTATCAGTAATGCTAGTGCTCTATAACTTAATGTCCTAACGAGGGTCCTTGTTTTTGTTTCCATCATATTTTAAATCCATCAAATGATTTCTTGGCTTTCAATTCACGGTCACCAAAAGTATTAATTGGTTTATTTTGACCTGCATCGGCCAGTCCATCTTGACCGGATTGCTCTACGTCATACAGACGCATTTTACTTCTGTCAACACCAACGGTAAACCTCTTGTAATATGTAGGATCATTGTAACGGTTCTTTAATTGTTTGACCATAATCTGACCAAGTTCTTCCAGTTCTTCGGAAGTAATCAGTGCAAACATCAAGTCGGCAGTTGCAGGTAGACCGAAAGATTCACTGGTGTCTTCAAGACCTGGATCAGATGATGTGAAACCACTACGAGTTGTTTGTGTTGCACTCACAATGGGAACATTATATTCCACAGCAAGTCCTCTAAGTTCTTCCGCAATCGATTTGACATAGGTATAGGAATTAATATTAGAACCAGCCTTAATGCGTGAAGAACAACAAATATTAAGATAATCGACAAAGATGATATGAGGTACAAAAGACTTTTTAAGATTAAGTTCATTTAGTAATGTCCTAAAATGTGTTGCAGATGCTGATGCAGTCGGATACTCTTTGATGATTAGTTTACCAGTTGTTTTAGATTTAACTTTTGCAACTTTCTTATCATACATTTCCTTAGATAAATCAGTCAAATCATCCAACGATACATTCAATAAATTAGCATCAATACGTTCTGCTATCTTTTCTTCGGCCATCTCCATCGTGATATACAATACGTTGCGGCCTTGTGACATAGCACCAGCGGCAACATGACACATAAACAAAGACTTACCGACACCAGTACCAGCCAAAGCAATATTAAGGGTTTTTGCTGGGAGTCCACCTTTTGTGATTTTGTTGAAGTAGTCGAGGTCAAAAGGAATTCTTTCTTCCTTTCGGTGATAGAATTCATATCGTTCTTCGGAGTTCTCCAGATAATCGTGTCCAACAGATGTATCAAAGGTTACTCCCAAGGCGTCCGATAGTATCTTGGGAATCTGACCCTTGTCGTGCGTTTTGTCCTTTCCATCGAGTATAGAAATCGACCCCAATACTGCGTTGTATATGGCTTTTTCTTGGCAGAATTTTTCGGTTTTGTCAACAAGCCATTGAATCTGCGATTGTTCTGACTTAGTTTTCTCAATTTCTTTAAGATATTCTTCGCACTTCTCCACTTCAGCATCTGTGATATTTCGTAGGTCTTTGATGGCCAAACCAAGAGCTTCAATCGATGGTGTAGTATTGTAACTGTTTGTGAACGATGTAATTTCATTGTAAATTGCTTTTTCTGTTCTGTCTGAAAAGTATTCTTCTTTTAAAAACGGAAGAACCTTCCTAAGGTAATCGTCCGAGTAAATCAGGTGTTTCAGAATCGTTGTCTCTAGTTTCATCAATTATTTCCTCATCTATATTGGCAGACATTAGTTCAACCAACAAATCGCCTGCATATTGTTTGAAAGCCGAGTCTTTCTCCAAGAGTTTCGGCTTCATCACAGGACATTCTAACACATAATAAGCAAAAAGTAAATGGGGCCCGTCGGTATACTCCTTGAAAGATACCTTACCATATTTGAATAGGGTATCCTTGTAGTCACCACTTAGAATTTTGATGTGTGCCGTTTCTTTATCATCCTTAGGATAAATGAAACAGTAGTCTATTCCTTCTATCATTCTGATTCTTGCATAATGTCACCTGAAGTAACACTATACTTCTCCTCAACAAATTTCATAAATGTTGGATCTTCTAAAATAGAAGTCCAAAAATCTTTCGTATCAGTATCTTTGATCCGGTATTTTTTATCTTCAATCTCACCAGTTTCAACATTAACTTTAGCGTACCAACCATTAGTAGGTTTTACAACATGTTTTGATTCAAGGGCAATGTCAAGTAAGCCAGACCACTTACTGATGCCACCATCAAAAGATACAGAAACAGGTATTTTAGATTTTTCTTTAACATAACGTGATTTTTCTACATTGATAATAAAATTGTAACCGACAATCTCAGTGCCTTCTTTTTCTTGTTGGCGACCAAGAATGAAAATATTATCGGCAGAATAATAAGAACCTGTACCGCCACCTACAATATCTTTAGGAAACATTCCAATTTCTTTGTAAGTGTGATTGACTACGACCATTGGAATATCTTTCAACGACAGATGTGGAGTTACCATACGAAACAAAGATTTAACTTGTTTAGCACGACTCATATCGGCCACAGATTTTCCATCCAATGCATCTTCAACTTCTTTCTTGGAAGCAAGATTACCAATCGAATCGATAACGATGATGAGGTGTTCACCACGTTCCAAATCAGTCAGTTGTTTCATTATGTCGAATTTGAGTTGCTCAATATCCGTAAGAGGAGTATGGAGCACCCGGTCTGTGTCAATACCAAAAGAATCAAAATAAGACTGCGGAGTACCAAACTCCGAATCATAGAATAGTAAAGCTGCATCTTCATATTTGTCCATATAAGATTTTGCCATCAATAAACTAAATGCTGTCTTAAAATGTTTTGATGGACCTGCCCACATTGTAAGACCGGGAGTTAAACCTCCGTCGAGTTTTCCTGATAGTGCAACATTGATAATTGGCACCGCAGTTGAAATCATATCTTTGTTTAGAAAGAATTTTGATTTTGATAGAATTGCAGAATCTTTGATGCTGCTATTCTTTTTGATTTTATCTAATATACTCATATTGTTCCTTAATTAAAAAAGTCATCTAGTGTCGTTTGTTTCTCTGTTGACCATCCCATGCAATCCAAGATAATCTTAATTGGTTCCAAAAATGTCTTTTCGAATTGTGTATTGTAATCAATATATTTTGAAATGTCAAATTCTTTTGGCAATCTTGTTGGATAGGAGATAACCGTATCTTTGAATGGATTTGGCATAATCAAATATGAAAACTTAATCTTCTCACCTTCTTGAATCAAAGGATACTTCTTTGTCAACTTCATTTCTCTGAGATAATGATTGTAAAGAATTGCACCCTTGACATGAATTGGTGTACCAGATTTGTACAAACTATTACTATCGGAGTATTTACTTAGGCCATTTAAACCGCGAGGGAATGAAATGTCTTCAGGTGGCAGTCCAGTAAAGTATTTTTTAAAGTCTGCAATAAATTTATGCATGTCCAACTCTGTGCCAGAAATCATAATTTGAATAGACTCTCGCATCTTTGACCGAACGGCCGCAGGCGTGGAAGACTTAATCATTTCAAGACCCATAACTTTCAAGTCAGGTTCATTGTAACGAACACCTTCATTGTCATACACATTCATAATGTAACGCTTCTTAGCAGTCCAGATACCTTTGTCTGCAAGAGCTTCACGTTTCATCTGCATCTTCTGTGCATATCCATGTACATAGTCCGCCAATTCATTGAATGATTTATCGATGTGTGGTTCAATCTTATCTTTACAAACTTTGTCCATAAAATCAATAACTTTGGTCTTAGGCATAGAAACTACGCCATCAACACCATAGACTTTATTGACCAATGGACCAAGTTTCAAGTAAATCGAATCTGTGTCGGATGCAATGACATAATCTTTATCTTCCGTTGACAGAATCTTGTTCATGTATTGATTAATTTTGTTTTCAATCCATCGAATCGATAACTGACCAGCGGTAGTAACACCCAAAGCCATTCGTAGGTCGTAAAACCTAAAATACTGAGAACCGAGAGCACCATAAGCAGAATTAAGAGAAACCTTTTTCGCCAATTGTAGATTATTAAATCGTGCAATTCGTTTTTCGATTTCATATTTTTTGGAATCATCTTTTTCATTTTCATAATCCTGTTTGGCGTTCAACATCATCTTCTTGAATTTCTTGCGGTCTTGATACATTTCATCCATCATCTTAGGCAAGAAACCTTGAATGTCTGTACGAAAGAATTGACCATTTGGTGTGATAGTTACACCAGACAATTTAGATAAATTAACTTTACGATGCAACATCTTTTCAACATCAACACCTTGAGAAAGAACCTGACGCATATCGTCTGTGTAATCTTCTGGTTCAATCAAAGTTTCTGGTGAAATATTGTACTGCATCATCAAGTGTGGATACAGAGAATTCAAGTCAAATGATGCAACCCAATCGTGAGCACCAACTTGAACTTCTTTAACATATGCACCGGCAAACATTCCATCTTTTTCATGTGATTCTTTTGGTGGAACAATAATGTTGTCTTGCATCAACCTATTATAAGTGAGTGCATCCCACATGCGAGTCTGTGCAAAGATGTCCTCATAATTGCATTTTGTATCATATGCAAGAGTTAGTCCCAATTCCAACAATTTTAACTTTTCTTCGAGCCTGATAATCAGTTCAACGTCTTTGATGTTGTACTCAATAAACTTTTGATAGTTCAATCGATACAATTCATGCAGGTTATCATACTCGTCATAAGATAGTTTAGTTTCACCAATCTCAGCTGAAGCAATTGCGTCCAAACGATAAGACTCCTGTGATTTACCATCAGGAGCATACCATTTATATAGTTCAATATAGTCGAGTGAAGAAACACCCATAATATCGTATGCGGTCATAGGACGGCCATTGATAATAGTCTTGCGTTCACCAATGTATTTCCATGGCGACAGTAGTTTAGTTTCTTCTTCGCCAACAATTTTGCGGAAACGATTAATCAAATATGGAATATCGAAAAACTTTGTATTCCAGCCAGTCAAAACATCAGGACAGTTATTGGTCCAATGTTTTAAGAATCTTTTACACAAAGTCCATTCATCTTTACATTTAACGTATACTTCATTGCCTTGCACAACATAGTCACCGCAACCGAACACTAATGTAAGTCCATTGATATATTTCAAACAGATTGCTGTAATAGGTTCATTCGCAAGGTAAGGATCAGGGAAACCATTTTCGGAACCGACTTCAATATCGACCACACCAATAACGACCTTATCTTGTTCCCAATCGACCATGCCTGGATGTTGTTCACCGATAAAGGCATACTCATAACGATTGTTTCCATAGATTTTTGGCGCACCGGCAACATCTTTGAAACCCCTGATATATTCACGAGCTTCATTAATATCATCGAAACGCTTGCGGTCTAAAGTTTTACCATCAAGTGTTTTATACTTGCCAGATTTACTTCTAATATAGAGTGATGGTGAATAGTCAACTCTTTGTTTAACTCTTTTGCCATCAATAACGCCTCGGTACAGAATACTGTTACCGAAGCATTGTACATTTGTATAAAATCTCATTAAACGATTAGTTGTTTTGTTGGTGGAAGAACGATACCTGAACCAAAGATTTGGTTGTAGTTGGTGATGAAATCTTCAGCCGGAGTGTAGTGATATACTACATGTTTTTTATGTAAAGAAATGATACTTCCTTTTACTTGTGGTGCATGAATAGGGAATGGTGCAAATCCAACATTAGGTTGTCCATTTTGGCCGCGAACAACTGCAATACCAACTGGATTCTCTATAATCCATTCTGTTTCTGTGGATGATTGCACTTCTCCAAGAACATCTTCACCTGTGATTAGTTTTAAAACAATTATGTCCATTGTGTGTCCTTTATAAATAATGGCTGATTTGATTCAGTAGTATACTATTATTTGTCAGCTTTGTCAACATTTTATTGGTATACTTATGGCTACATTTTGGTCAATTGCAATCGTTTCTGCTGGGATTATTACACCTAATATTCAATACGTTGGGAATTTCCAAAATGAAACTCTTTGCCAAAAAGCTGTGGAAGTTTTAAAAGTACAACAATTTCCACAACAGTTAAAAACAATATGTGTTGAATATCCTGTGCCGCCGGAACTACCACCTGCACCTCCACCAAAAGCACCATCACAATCGATTAGTTCCAAGGATGCAAAGAAATGATTGATCCGTTTACCGCCTTTGCGATAGCACAAGCAACAGTGACTGGAATAAAAAAAGCAGTTGCATTGGGGAAAGATATAAACGGCCTAATAAATGAATTTAGCAAATTTTATAATGCTGCCGACGAGGTACATACTGCCAGTGTTAAATTAAAAGTCCAAAGCATCAGGATGAGTGATGCTCAAATTAGTTCTCAGGCTTTACAGGTGGCTATGCATTCAAGAGCATTACGCCAACATGAAAAGGAACTTAAAGATATTCTGTTTTGGTCTGGTAATGCTGATGTTTATTATGAAATGCAGGCTGAACGCAGACGCATGATAGAAGAAAGACAAGCTGAAGATAAGCGCATAGAAGAACAAAAGCAGAGAGACCGTGAAGCCAAAGCAAGAGCTATGATGGCCACATTATGGATGATGGGTTCTCTTTGTATTATTATACCATTGTGTACTATATTGTTTCAACTGATTACAGTGAAACATTTATAATGGAGCGGGATGTCAGAATCGAACTGACGACCGAAGATTGGAAATCTGCTGTTTTACCATTAAACTAATCCCGCTAAAATGGGCTTCTCACCCAATTGACTCTAAACGAGTTGTTGATAGTCATCTTTCATACTATCCATGTTTGGTTGCGGAGGATGGATTTGAACCACCGTTCTCTAGCTTATGAGACTAGCGGGGACGGCCGAACTCCCCTACTCCGCGTTATTATATATGCTCTTTTGGTACGGGTACCCGGACTCGAACCGGGACGCGCAAGGCGGGAGATTTTAAGTCTCCTGTGTCTACCATTCCACCATACCCGCAATCATTTTGAAATACACAAACATATACTTCAAAATGAGGACTCTTTCGAATCCCCACTGCCATTACAATACTTTGTAACGGTCATCCATAATGGTTTTAAGCATTATAGATTCTGGCGTAAATTCATCGGTTGAACCAGACAGCAATGGTTTTACGATTGCTGGTGAGAAACCAGAAACTAACGCAGTTCCAGACTCATCAAACTTCACAGGTGCATTACCATATGAAGCATTCAAGTTCCAGAATACAACTTTTGGCAGATTGTATCCAGCAACTTTGTAAGAGCGTTCAATTCCTTGAAGTGCTCCGTCATCATACTGTACACAAACGTCAAATTGCATATCTGACAGAATCAATACCATCGCTGGCATTTCTTCTTGTGGAACATTACCTTTAACAGCAACATCCAAGATTTTCTTGAATGCAGCCACCAAATTTGTGTTCATTCCCCATTCAGATTGAACCATTTGGTTAATCTTTTGGTTAATGTTACCTTTCAAATTCAACAGTTCTGGTTTTTCAGAAAAAGTCAAAAATGTATCTTTGAACTTACCTGTGTTTTTATCAGCTAGGTACAGACCTAGTGACACAGATACTTCCAAACAAGTCAACTGAGATTTTGATCCACGACCACCTGCTGGTGTACACATCGAACCAGAAACATCCACCAAAGGCAGAATGTTTGCATCACCAACATAGTTAGGCAAAGCCTCCCATTGTTTTTGAATCAAGTCCAGTTCGGTCTTGTCAAACGTAGAACGAAAGCTGTTAATACGACCTTTCAGTACGTCATAAGGATACACAGCGCCTGCATTTACTTTGACTTCAGGATTGTCTCCTTTAACCAAAGCTTCAACATATGCTTTGTATGTTTCGGTGTTGCGGTTGAACGCTTTCTTGTAACGGCTAGCCGCTACAGAAGGAACATGAGAGAAATTAATTTCGTCCCAGTTTTTGGCACACATGTCCTGTTCAACAACCTTGGTCATTTCGACCAGGGATTTACGGTAGAATTTAGGTGACATTCCGAAGAACGCACGAATTTCAGCCGCAATCTTTCCTTGGCGAGGAGTCCACTTTGCAGCAAGACCATTTTTTTCACGCAACGCATCACCCAACATAGTGTATGCTACTTTCTTCAAAGCAGGTGTTTGGAAGACGAACAAGTCATCCCAACGGCCAAGTTCAGGAACTTTAGCCAACATAGCTTTAGCAGCTTCAGGATCATTCTTTTCTAGGTGAACAAGAATGTCACGGAACAATTGACGTTCGCCGGCACCACCACGGACATCACGCGCCCATGCGGCTACACGAAGTGCCAATGCCTTATCTTCCACGAATGCGGCGGTGAAGGCTGGAATCACGTTTTTACCGCGTGATGCACCAATGTTGTAAAACAGGTCAACTACTGCATTAGCAGTTGATTTACGAGCCTTCATACCGTTTACGGTACGGGCTTCTTGATTAACTACGGCATCTACAAATGTTGTCATAATAATTTCCTTTCAAAACAACAGGTTGAACTTTTTTTCATAGACGTTGAAATTTAAAGTTTGCTGAACTCAACCTAAAAAATAACAGGATAGTTTTCTACTTTTTCTTTCAAGTGAGAATTCGAAACTCACATGGGTTCAAGATATAAGGGTTTTATTGCCTCATACTTGCTCGAACCATCCTTTAAATAAGGGTGTTGCTGTACCTATCCTAAAAATCTAACAATGAACGTATTCTATCAAAATAAGTGTAATTTGTCAAGCCCTTTTAAAAAATATACCGTTTTGGTCTCTCCAGCAGGAATCGAACCTGCATCTCATTCTTAGGAGGAACGTGTTCTATCCATTGAACTATAGAGAGATGGTACCCCCGCTCGGAGTTGAACCGAGAGAATTCTTCCTTTTGAGAGAAGTGACTTTGCCAATTTGTCCACGGGGGCATAAATTTGGTACCAGCGGTGAGATTCGAACTCACTCAAGAACGCTAATCTGGCGCTAAAAGGTGTATAAGGCCTCTCTGACTACCCAGTCTCGCTGGCATGTTGGTGCAACCTAGAGGAATCGAACCTCTTTCAATGGTTCTTCAGACCACCGCTATGACCACATCAGCTAAAGTTGCAAAATTTGGTGCTCTTAACAAGAATTGAACTTGTGTTTCATCCTTACCAAGGACGTGTAATGCCATTATACTATAAGAGCAAGTTGTTGACAATTTATCTCATTGTACGCCGTCAACAAAGGCGATATTTGGTACCTTGTGACGGGATTGAACCGCCGACCTTCTCCGTGTAAAAGAGTTACTCTACCGCTGAGTTAACAAGGCAAATTTACTTTGGGGTGACTAATGGGAGACGAGCCCATTCTACCACTTTCACAGAGTGGTGTGCTAAACCGTTACACTATAGTCACCCCAAAGTAAACTTTGGAGAATTTGGAGCGGGTAGAGAGAATCGAACTCTCAACTAAACCTTGGCAAGGTCTTGTGTTACCACTAGCACCATACCCGCATTTTCTTACGCTTCGGCCAATTCTTGTTCAGCCAAAATACGTTTCAACCTATCTGCACAGAAACTTGCTGCAGGTGCATCAGGTTTAACCATTGGTGTCACATTACATGTACCTTTGATATAACCAATCGCTTGCTGCACAACACAAGAACTTCCGTGTTCAACTGATTTGTTCAAGTCCAAATGAACTTCAACGTGGCGGTCTTCAAGTACATCAGACATTGCTTGGAACAATTCTGAAACTTTATAAACTTCTGTCATCAGTCGCATAGCAGGTTTGCTTTTCTTGTGGTCGTAATCTAATTCACGGTTTACGAAACCAAAGATTTTACAACCGTGGCGGCCATCAATATGAACAACAACAGCTAATGCGTAATCTGCATACCATACGCCATCAACACGCAATCTTTCTGAATCGGCACCAAGATAGATTTTAGTATCTGGTCCTTGATTCACAATGAATTGCTTCACTTTTTCAATATCAAAATCTTTCATATTACACCACCTTTTTTAATTGGCACCCCGAGAAGGAGTTGAACCCTCAACCTTCGGCTTTGGAGGCCGCTGCTCTGCCAATTGAGCTACCGAGATATTTACTTCTTTCACTTCTTCCAGGTCACGACTAAAAATCATGTCCCATCTTTTTGCATATTCTTCATCAGCGACACTGAACGGTCTTGGTGAAGAACCTTTACCACCATCACTCATATTTAATGCTCCTAAAATTGGCCGGTCCTGAGAGAATCGAACTCCCACTCCTAAGTTCGTAGCCTAGTGTAATATCCATTTTACTAAGGACCGAAATTGGTGGTCATAAGTGGTACCGAGCCACTCTCGTCGGCTTATGAGACCGCTACGCATCCGTCTACGTCATATGACCTAAAAATAACAGAGTAGTTTTTGTCGCTAGACATCCAAAAGTTAGCTTTATGTTTGCTGAACCTACTCTAAAACTGGCTCCCCTGCGTGGGATCGAACCACGGACCAAATGATTAACAGTCACCTACTCTACCGCTGAGCTACAAGGGAATAAAACAACAGGATGCTTTTTTACGGTTTGAATTAAAAGTTCAATGTATAAAATTTGCTGAACGCATCCTAAAAATTGGTCTCGGTAGAAGGAATCGAACCTTCGCTCCATGGTCCCAAACCATGAGTGATACCATTTCACCATACCGAGAAAACTGGAGCAGACACTACGGTTTCCGCGTAGATAAAGGGTGGACCCCTCTATTGTTAAAAAACGTCTGCATAAAACTTGGTGCCCCATGACAGAATCGAACTGCCGTAACCTGATTACAAAACAGGTGTAATACCATTATACTAATAGGGCAAAAACTTGGTGGACCGTAAGAGAATCGAACTCTTAATTTCTGGTTGCAAACCAGATGTGTTACCATTAGCACTAACAGCCCAAATAAGTACAAGCTACTGGGTTCTACGCCAGCCCTTGATTGAGCAGTTACTCTGTCCATTCCTTTTATTCTAACGTCTGTGTGCAGAGGAATACTGCCTATCAGATTCAGAGGGTTCTCCTCACTAACGGTCTTCTGCCACCGGATCTCTATCGCTAATCAAACGCTACTTTAACGAAAGTAGTAACGAGATTGGTGGAGCAGAGAGGGTTCGAACCTCTACAGCATTACTGACCTCCGGGTTACAGCCGGGTGCCCTTCCTCTCAGGCGTCTACTCCATATCTTGGTTCTTTCGAAAAGAATTGAACTTTTGTCTATCGGTTATCAGCCGATTGCTCTACCATTGAGCTACGAAAGAATACTAACTTGGCGACTCGTGGGAGAATCGAACTCCCATCTACGGATAGACAATCCGCGATAATAGCCATTATATGAACGAGCCTAAATTTGGTGCCCTAGGGGAGACTTGAACTCCCAGAACCTGGTTTCTAAGACCAGTATGTATACCAATTCCATCACCAGGGCAAAATTCTTGGTAGGGGCACAGAGAATCGAACTCTGATTAATAGGTTAAAAGCCTACTACTTTAGCCGTTAAGTTATACCCCCAAATAACACTACCATAGAAAAACACACCAGTCTCAAAAAGCGTAACAGCAGTTTTCACCGACAGGCTTATGAGGTAATGCGTTTATCTATGGTACTCCCGAACGGTTTCGATCCGTCTTCTCCGCCTTGAAAGGGCAGCGTCCTAGCCAGTAGACGACGGGAGCACAAATTACACTTATTTTTTTAATGAGCCTTGTTGAGAAGTTCGATGACTTTCTCAACTCATGCATGGAGTATAACACAACCACACACTTTGTCAACACTTTTCGGTACATTGTTGTAAAAAAACAACATACTGGAGTACAGAGTGGGATTTGAACCCACGGTTTTACAGTTTTGCAGACTGTTGCCTTGGACCGCTCGGCCATCTGTACAAATTTGGCGGAGAGTGTGGGAGTCGAACCCACTCGCCCCTTTCGGAGCGTCGGATTAGCAATCCGGTGCCTTACCATCCAGCCCACTCTCCAATTTTTGGCGGAAGACGGAGGAGTCGAACCCCATCCCATTTCTGAGAACCTAGTTTTCAAGGCTAGTCGCCGGACCATCCCAGCTGCATCATCTTCCTAAATTTTACCATATAGGAACACACTACCAGTCCCGAGGATTCGAACCTCTTTCTCTTGTAGTTTACCACGACTTTTTCGGTCAGGCATGCAATGTGTTCTTATATAGCAAACTCATTGTAGACAGGAATCGAACCTGTGTTCACCCCTTTAATGGGGCTTCTTACCACTAGAAGACTACGAGTTCCTGAGGGCAATTACTCCCCAGTATGGATGCTACCTGCAGATAACATTACCATATTGAAACACACTTTCTGCGGATTCTCACCGCCGATTATCCATCACTCTTTCGACTCTTACCCCTCTACGGGTTGCTTTCTAGATTGCCGGCCGGACGTGCTAGAAAGTTACTGGATTTTAAAATATGTTTCAATATGGCAGGGGCACTAGGAATCAAACCTAGACTAAGAGATTCAAAGTCTCCTGTGCTATCACTACACAATGCCCCAACAAATTACACTTACTTTTTAAAGAACATGATTGATTTCTCAACCGAAGAACCTAGTGTAACAGAAGTCGATGCTTCTGTCAACACATTTGTTGTATTGGAACAACAAAAAACCCCACTTTTTTAGGGTGAGGTTTGTGAATTCTGATTTAGTTTTCTTACTCTATTATCGTCCTCCACAACCCCCTAGATGCGCCCATGGTTGATTATCGCTACCAATAAACGGTGTGCGATACTCACAGGCTGACGATAAGGACTTGAGAAACTGAGACACTATAACTCCAAAAAAGATTTAACTATAACTCTATATATACAACTTATTTAGTGGTTTCTAAAGTTTTCCACTTTATTTCTTCATATTTTGCAGGTTCTTCTGGATTTTTAAATTCTTCAAAGATTTCCCACAACTTTTCTTCAACTGAAAATTTTGTTACAAGGCTTGTTTCCAAACCATATGCTTCTATCTCCCACGGATGAAACCAGTAATCTAAATTATCCGAATCAATTTCTTTCTTATGCCAAACACTCAAAGAAGCATTCGTATGTTGATATGCAAATTGTTTCACATGGACCATTTCATGAGCCAGTGTTCTAAACAAAGCTGGTGCACCAATTCCTGGTTTCATGTTGATTAGAAACTCTCTAGGTTTTCTACTTGTTTCATAATCAGCAACTTCACAACTTCCATGACTATCTAATGTTTTATCAAACTTAACCAGAACGTAAATGTGTGGAGATAATTGCGGTGAGAACAAATTTTTAGCGAAGAAGTGGGCGGCCTTTTTTAGATAAGGTTTGAAGTTCTCATCAGGACAACCAACAATCTTCAAATACATAGGCACCCCATTTGTTCATATTATTTATTATTATCTGACCAAACACTAACTCCACATTTCATCAAAAAGGCAACACCAGATTCATCACGGTAAGGTTCTCCAAAGTAAACTTTCTTGATACCTGCTGTGTATATCTGTTTAGCACAATGAATACATGGAGCGTGCGTTAGGAACATTGTGGCACCATCTCCAGATTCTGAAGACTTAGCCAATTTGGCAATCGCATTCGCTTCCGCATGGATAACTTCATCTTTGGTTTTTAATCTTTCATCACCATTTTCATCATAGAATACGGTTTCACATTCATTTGTCCATCCAGATGGCATTCCATTATATCCAATAGAAATGATTCGGTCATCTTTCACAACAATGGCACCCACCTGTAGGCGTTTTGCGGACGATAGTTGTGCAAACCTTCTTGCTACATCCATGTACGCATCAATAAATTTTTGTCTCATCTTATTAATATACTTCCGGGTATTCTCCTGAACCTAGGACACATGCATATTTTGCATCATATTCTATTACTGTCCATGATTTTGTTTTTACATTTTCTAGAAACGCTATCTGTGTAGGTTTCCCATCTATTGCCAAATCGTTTGGTGCAACCCGAAGTATTTTCTCTCCGTATATTTTTTCTAGTCCCATTAAAAGTGCTTTTGTTTCTGCACATTTAATTGGTTTCTTTGCATCTATAAATTTGATATTATCCAAACCAGCATCTTGGCCATGACTAATGGCAACAGTCACACATAATAAAAGTCCCGTTACCATCTTCTTCATGCTATCTCCTTGATAGGTTGGTGCGCCAAGTAGGAATTGAACCTACACTCAGTCGATTATGAGTCGAACGCTTTACCATTAAGCTATTGGCGCTTTATCTGGTCCGGCGACCAGGAATCGAACCTGGATTGATAGCTTAGAAGGCTACTGTTCTGTCCATTGAACTACCGCCAGGAGTTTTATTTATTACGATGTTGAACCAAACGGTTCAAAGAGTGGATCACCAATCTCGTTGCGGTCGTTTTTATCGTAATCAATTTTGTTTACAAAGTCAAGTTTTTGTACAACAGTCCATTCTTTCAAATAATCATTATCTACATCAAACAATTTCACATATTCTTCTTGCGAGATTTCACGGGTGCTTGTGATTACCTCATCCACATGGTGTTGTGAGAATTCTTTCAATTCACTATTACCTAGTCCAAACACAACTTCATCTGCTGCATGTTCAGATTCATTAGCTTCCACGACATAACGCATACGAAACATAGAAATAGTTTCGACAATATAGAGTTTCTTATCAGCCATTTTTCACTTTCTCCAAGGAATCTTTACGAATCCGATATAATTGATGATTTCTTTTATCCGAAGGTTCGAATTTGGTTACAGGTAAAAAATCTACCCCGTCAATCTGTTCAACACCCCAGGTCGAGTATGTCCAATAGAACTCCGTCGGGTTCAATTTATTACGCAATTTGATTGGTTTTTGTTCAAGATTTTTCATAATGAACGCAGTATAACATAAAGAGGGGGCTTTGTCAAGCCCCCCGTCCTAGATTACCAATTTTTTATGGAATTTCTCTTGTCAAATTGTCTTTCCAACTTTTCCACATCGTGGATACTTGTTGGATTATTTGCAAGAATGTATTGCTCTAGAGCATTTCCATAATTTTGTAAATGGTTTAGTTCTTGGATTTTTTCTTGGATAAATTTGAAAATGGTTTTCATTCTGATTTGTCCTTGATGCCAATTTTCTTAATGGCATCTTGAGCCTTGACGATGTTTTCCAACCAAATTTTAAGCATACCGTTTACCAGTTCTGCATCTTTGATTTCAACTTTGTCATTCAAAGTAAAAGCACGTTCAAATCCACGGTTTGCAATACCTTTGTATAGGAATTGTTCACCTTCTTCATCTTTGGTTGAACCTTTGACTAGAAGCTTGTTTCCGTCCATAGTAATCTCAAGGTCAGTTTTAGCAAAACCAGCAACTGCCATTTCAATGACGTACTTGTTTTCTTTTACTTGCTTGATGTTATATGGCGGATAACCAACAGCCTTTTGTGTTTGTTCGGCAGTTTTACGCAACATATCCATTGTTTCGTCAAAGCCGATTGTGAAAGGTTGAAGTTTACCAAAAAGGTCATTACCAAATACATCTTTAATATATGTCATAATATTCTCCTTACTTCTTAGATTTAAAAACATCACCAGCAACTGAACCAGATAATTCCCAAAGAGTCTTACAGACTTGTTTGGTGTATGCGGATTGTGCTGTAATGAATTCTTGCATAGGTTTGCTGACACTTTCGTTTTTAATGAATGTGTTGACCCAAGAAGATTTACCGGATTGAATGGCGTCAATAGCCATATTTGCATATGATAGCATTTTTTGCTCCTTTAAAAGCGAGTTAATAATTTGTTACCCCGAAGGCGTAACGATAATCCTGCTTACTTAATACAGGGCCAACTAACGGGTGACAGTGCAATTGCCCGGACGCCTTTTACCGTAGCATCAAACAGCCCTAAGGTGGGCCTGTGTTATATTTATACGCTGAAACTACTTCCACAACCACAAGTTGTTTTCGCATTTGGATTTTTTATAACAAATTGTGAACCTTTTAATTTGTCTCTTGTATAATCTATTGTGGCACCAAGAAAATGTTGCATGCTTAGTGCATCAATTATAAAATTGTCTTCAACCAAAATATCATCTTCTTCTTTTTGGCTTTCTAAAGTAAAACCGTAATTGAAACCAGAACAACCACCACCTGAAATGAAAGCTCTCACATAAGAAGCATCTTCATCCATAAGAATTTCTGTTATTTGTTCTTTAGCACTGGCAGTTAAGTTTATCATGTTTTCCTTGATAGTCGTTAATGGCTGCTCTGACCGCATCTTCTGCAAGGATAGAGCAATGAATTTTGACAGGAGGGAGGGCGAGCTCAGCCGCAATTCTATTATTTTTGATTTCTCCGGCTTGTGCCAGAGTGAGTCCCTTAACCATCTCAGTGACGAGACTACTGCTTGCAATCGCCGATCCGCATCCATATGTTTTAAATTTAGCATCGGTAATTATTCCATCTTCCACTTTTATTTGTAGTTTCATCACATCTCCACACGCAGGAGCGCCTACCATTCCTGTTCCTATGGAATCATCAACTACAAATTTTCCAACATTTCTTGGATTTTCGTAATGGTCTATAACCTTGCTTGAATATGACATTATATTTTCTTTTTAGTGCCTATGTTATACTTAGGTGTTAATTGCCATTCATTCTTCTCTTTGTGTGACAATATTTTGATTTGCGAAATAAAAATTGGTTCAGGTTGTTGTACTTGTGCTTCATTAACAATCTTGACTAAACCCCAATCTTCTAATAGGAGTGCAATGGCGTTCCTACGGGATAAATCATTTTCAGATAAATCTGTCGGTTTCCCGTCAAGTGCAAACAATTCTTTAAAGTGTACAATATAGTATTTGCCTTGTTTATGTAAGATATGGCAAGACTGGAATAAAGTTTTGTCCTTCTTCGAAGCAACACCAATTCTGGTCAATGTCTCTCTTACTTTTAGAAAATCGTCTGGTTGTGTTAAAGTTACTTCAACTAAGTCCTGTATTCCTATCATTATTAATTCCGCCTTTATTTGTTTTTGCTCTTATTTCAGCGATTTGGTCTTCATTAAGTATGCGGAGGGCTTCTTTGGCCTTTTCATTTGAATAACCAAAATGTATTTTCACGCATTCCAAATCTTTCAAAACCTCTGTTTTTTGCCACGGTTGAAATTTCCGTTTCATGGGTCTAATAGTATTTAGAAGATACTGGTATTGCATGTCTTTATCAATACTGGAATTGATGTTCATTTCATTGGCATACAGTACACAGTCCATGTGATAGGACAGAGAGCGGTTAATAAGAAAAGGTTTGTAATCTTCATAATATTCACCTTCAAAAACATTCTTTTTTGTTTGGAGAATAGACGGTATAATCTCTTTAAATAAATCTGGCATATCAATTCATCCACTGAGTTAAATCTTGTTTCTTCAGATTCTGTACGAAGGTTTGAGAAATGGATTTTTCATCTTTTCTAGAATCACTTAGATTATCAGCTTCTGCGAGATTCAATGCTGGAAGTTGGCCAAACATTTTTTGATATTGATATATCTGTTCACTTTCCACCAAAGACAATAAATTTCTCATGCCAATAGATGCCACATGTGATTTTGGTACCAAGAGAGCAATGCATAAAGTCTTTTTGCTGATAAAATCTTCCGAAAATAAATTATGATACAATTCATACTTTCTCTTTTCTTGGCCAAAATTACCATACTTATCATTAAACTTAGACAAATGAGTTTTCATCCGTTGATGCGGTGCAGTAGTCAATACAGGTACTCTATGTGGTTCTTTTCTATCTCCAATATAATTATCTCTTAACCCACCAGCCATACCAAAATAGAAAGTTTCTTTTAACATAAAAGGCCATTCATGTTCCGTTGGAACTGAATTTGCCCAGCAAAAAGCATAAACAACACTAGTAAGTCCTTTTGTAAGGTTGTAAACATTGTCTTTTGTTGTCCAAAAGAGTTTCATATTTTCATTAGTGTAAATCATTTAAACTCACAGTCAACCATAATTTCAGTCAGGCAGGCAATCATATTAATTTCATGGTCTGCAACGAAAGCAGCCTGGTACTGGTACTTAGCTAGATGTAGAACCAATTGTGGAACAGAATTTGGTTGCAACAGCTCATACAGACTATCATAAAGTTTTCGATATATTTTTGTTGCATCATTGTCTATATTTTGTGTAACCCACTTTCGTGCTCCTGCAAAATCTTTTGATTTGAGTGATTTGATTAGACCAGTAATTTCAATATCAGCAACTGAACCTAAAACACCTTTATCGATAACACCAGAAACAGAAAATCTCTGTAATTCATTTAGAATCCGACGATTATCTGGAAAATGTTTTGTGATTAGTGCAGCAACAACTTCTTTATCATATTTTACATGTTCAAGTAAAAGAATGCTCTCAACCCGTTTGAAGAACCTAGAAGCCATAGTGGCTTTAGAACCATTCAACTTGAAGTCAATACATGTGCAACGAGAATGAATTGGATCAATAATCCTATTCTTAAAGTTACAAGTGAAGATGAAAGAACAATTAGATGCAAATTCTTCAATGGATGCACGAAGGATTGCTTGTGCATTCGGTGTAAGATAGTCCGATTCATCTATAATGATTACTTTTCTGCCACCCATAAGTGACACAGAAGAAGCATAATTTTTAATCTTAACGCGGATAGTATCAACGCCATTTTCATCAGAACCGTTAATTATGATATAATCACAACCAACTTCCAAACATAACGCTCGAGCAACAGTAGTTTTACCGACACCGGCGGTGCCAGACAATAAGAGATTAGGTATCTCTTTACGATTCACGAATTCCTGAAATGTCGCTTTCAGTGATTCCGGGAGAATACAATCTCCAATAGTTTTTGGGCGATACTTCTCAACCCATAACATGTGTTCAGTCATTCAAAGACTCCATAATATAAAAAATTCATTGTATCACACTTTACGCCAAATGTCACCCTCCTTGACGTAAAGTTTACCATCTGGTCCAGGTTTCAAATGTATAGTAACATCTTTTTCTGTCCCAGGAACATATTTTGTACCAGTATAAAGAGAATAACGTGAGTATAGATTATTATCAACTTCACCGTATTTGGCGGTAAAAGAAAGATGATAACCATCGTCAAGTTTTTTGGACATTTCATCAGAAGCAATCTTGTCATCTTTGTAGACAATTCGTTCCGTCACTTGGTTATATCCTTCTACACCAACCGCAAAAAGGCCTAAAAGGCCTAATGATTTTGCAAAACTTCTACGACCGGTAGGTGTCATTTAGCTTCCTTGATACCTTCAATTAGAGCCTCAACTTCTTTGAATTCGGCAAAGTCGGTTGATAGTGACTGTTTGAATTCGTATACGGCAATTTTACGAATAATCTTTTTTGGAAGATTAAGTTCATCGTGAGCCAAATCAATCATGTCGGAAATAGATTCATTATTGGATCTTGTTCTGTTCATACATGTAACAATCTCCTCAATATAACCCCTCAGGCTCTTTAGTTGTTTCTCATCGAATGTACCAAATAGTGTATTTACTGTAGTCATTTTAGCTCCGCTTGTAGTTTACCAACAACGTCCAACAAAGGTTCTCTTGTTGCAACATTACCGTTCAAAAGATTAATCATAGTTAATTGGATACCTTCAGGATTTTTACCTTCAAATACAACAGAAATTTGTTTTGGATTTACAAAAATTGTGCCTTCTGTTTCAGCATCTAGAAATGGAATTAACATTACATCACACTTTCATTCTTTTCAAAAGCGACCCAGTATTGAATGTCTTCTTTTGTATTTTTAAAATGTGCGAATCCTTTGAAAGAGATTTGCACTTCGTATTCACCAGGAACCATTTTTAAGTTTTCAACTTTAAAAACAATCCTGTATGATTTACCGTTGCCGGCACCAACACTAATAGAACTGTTATGTTGTGAATCGTCTTTTGCATCAAAAGCAACCAATTCAACCGACTCTCCGTCTGATTGCAAGGTAACATTTGGAGAAGATAACACAGAAGCTGTTTTCAGGATATCAGCATAATCATCAGAGGTTAGAGTGAACGAGCAATCAACTTCATCTAATTTAATTTCTTTATTAGGAGGAGTGACAATCATTTCCTTTGCAGCTTTACGAAACTTAGTCTTACGGCGGCCTCCATCAAAAATAACATTTGCGGAATCAAATTTTAATTCTGTGTCTTTAAACAAAGAATATGCAGATAAAAATTGATTCAAATCATATACACAGAAATCTTCTGGAATATCATCTTTCAAAGTTGCTTGTGCAAGTATAGATTTACCTGCGGAAATTGTGGTAAGTTTATTACCTTTTTTAAATTCAATACCCTGATTGATTGATGAGAAATTCTTCAATACATTTAGGGTTTCATTTGATAGTTTCATCTTTTTTCTCCATTACAAAATTTTCATTAGAATACATTATATCATGTTCATATAGAAACATCAAGCAGCACATTGCATGTGCCAAGTGATGTATGCCAGATTCAGGGTCCATAATTTCACCCTTCTTCCATGCCCACACATGTCTTTCTAGTGCATCAAAGTACCTGCGTTTTGAATCAGGTACTTTTTTCCAATTATCACGCTCATATTTTTTAGCACCAAATGTTAAAACTCTAACAGTTTCTTCTAATGCTAAAGGCGGCAGTAAACCGTATTCTAATTTTTCAGCATCATATTTACGACCAATTTCGTAAACTAATTTAGGCATTACATTTCTCCAACATAATTAGCAACAGCTGGCATATCTCCATGAAAATGATAAGTGCCGATGTGTTGTGTACGCATCCAAGGACACAACCAAATTGAACCGCCCATGTTTCTCCACCACTGACAGAACATATAATCTTCCGACAGATAACGCTCAGAATCTTTGTCGATTACGGTATCAAAATATGCATGAATGTATCGTGAACCATCAAAGTTTGCCTGGCCTACATGGTCAGGTTTGTATTTGAGTTGTGGATACTGTGCAGCGAATTTGGGAAATACTTCACGTTTAATCATCATAAAACCTGTACCAATTTCCAATACTTCTAGAGGTTCATGTACAGAGAATTGCTGAGTTCCTTTAACAGGATTGAAAACGAAATCACCTGCAACTTTTTCCAGTTCTTGTGGTTCAAGTGTTGGGTTTCGTTCAAGAGCTTTCTTGACTGCTCTCCATTTGATGGCTTTCTTAGGATAAGGACCACCAATAACATCTTTGTCGAGTGCTAACAATGCGATAACATCTTGGGGATTAAAATTAATATCAGAATCAATAAACAGCATGTGTGTGCATTCTGACCGATTCAAAAATTCATCCACCAAATAATTTCTTGCCCTTGTAATCAAAGATTCATTGAACAAGAAAGAGAACTTTACTTGAATTCCATATTGCATACAGAGGCCTTGTAAATCTAAACAAGCCTTCATGTACAAACCATGGTTCATACCACCATACATAGGTGTAGCTATAAAAAGGCTAAGTTTGCGAAGCTCTTCAGTTTTAATATTTATTTCCATGTAAACTCCATTAAAATAGGGAAAACCACTTCCGCAGAGAAGTGGTTTATGATTTGCTTATTAAGCAGTTAGTGAGTAACCTGCGCTCATTGCAGCTCTAACCATTGATTTGGTTGGTGAACCAAGACGATAGAAACTGATTTTTTCGCCACTTTCTGTGTAACGTGTGTTAGTGTAAATAACATGACCTTCTTTGCGAAGCTCTTCGATCCGTGCGGAAACATTCTTGATACCGAAACGGCGTTGTGCAGCCTTAACAGTAAAGGTGTTGTAACCCTCAGTTTGTTTAAGTGCGGTCAAGATTTTTTGTTTTGCGGAAACTTTTTCCATAATATAACTCCAATAATTAAAAAATACCTCACATTGCGTGAGTGTCACCATCATACATTTATATATGATGTTTGTCAAGCATATTTGTGGTATACTTGATTTACCTGCCAACTTGTGGCAGATACTTTGCCTTGGTTTCTTCCCAAGTCAAATAGATTAGGTCATCATAGAAAAGACTTTCATATGAAACCTTGTTTTGTTTCTGTAGTTGCCTAATACGGCCTTTTGCATACTTTGTTTTCCAAATATCCGTCAAAGTTTTTACACTTGTGTCGAAGGATTTAATCAAGTCATTATCATCAATTTCTTTTCTTAGGAATTCATTTGTATTATCATAAAGAGGAGAAAAATAAATTCCACGTTGGTGTTCCGTTCGAATCATATTTTTTGGAATATTCAATTTTGAATACGCATAATTCAATGAACGGTTTTTGTGGTCACGTTTTAATGGAAGTCCTTTTCCTTGTTTTGCTTCCCACCATTCGAAATATTTTCTTGGATCGGTTTCTTTAACCCATTGATATACCATATTACGAGTAGAACGTGAAGGCTCAAACGCAACTGATCCAGAAGAAAATCCCATTTTCTGCCAATGTTCCAAACCATCATACTGAGAAAGCCCGTTGGCTTTTGTTTTTCCATATAGTGACGTTGTAGTAACACCAACAAGAGTGTCTCCATATTTTTCTTTCCAATCTTTCTGTACAGTATCTGACAAACAAAGAATAGCTAACAACTTGCCACCCATATAATTATAACCAAGAGGTTGCAATGGAACAATAGTAGAACCAATTGCTGTATGATTAATCATTTTTTGTTGTGTCTTAATGTCTCTAGGCCATCCAATTGCAGAATCTCTAGGTGTAAGGTCCAGAAAATCAGAAGAAATACAAACAACGCCAAGATACTTTTCAGTCACAAGGTCTCTAACGATATAGTATAAATTTCTGCCAATATTAGAATTGTTTTTCATTGTGGATGAAAAAGTTCTAATTGCGTTCCACTCATCAACTCGTTTTGAATTGGCCAAATACATTTGAGGTTCTAATTTTTCATAGTCGTCTGCGTTTTTTGGTACCCAAATATTATTTTTTACTTTATTGATAATAGCAGCTTGTTTATCATCACCCCAATCAATATCAGGTTCACCAAAAAGATTGTGTGTTGCTTTACCTGGATATCGTTCTTTAACTTCAGTCCATTTCTGAAAGAGTGTATATTCTTTTACATCCATCTGTGATGCACGGGTCAAATCATCAATCAAAGTTTGCTTCAGTAAATCAACATTAATATTTTTGGTTGGTGGATTTTTTGCTTGCCACCGCTCCCATTGTTTGTCTAAAGGTTCAATTGGTTTTTTTGCCATTATCTTGTTTCTCAATTTTCTTCATCATGTTCATATAATTAGCTTGTGCTTTAGAAATATTTCTAATAGTTTTCTGACGTTTATCTTGGCCAGATTTAAGCGCCAAAGGCTTTGCACGGTCAGTATATACTATTCCATCCATATGGTCAAGCTCGTGGAGAAAACACCTTGCAGATATACCATTAAGTCTTGTGGTATGTTTTGCACCTAGAAAATCTTGGTATTCTACCACAATATCCTGCGGTCTCGTAATTCTAAGTCCTAGAAGTGGAAAAGATAGACATCCTTCAATCATGTGTGCTTCACCTTCAGATGAAACAACTTTAGGATTAACAAATGCCACATATTCATCATTGGCACCCATGACAAATATACGATAAGGAAACCCACACTGATTTGCGGATAATCCTAGGCCTCCATTCTTTTTACAAGTTTCCACCAAAGTGGATGCAAATTCGTTGGCATTCACGGGTGGATTTTCAAAATTAAATTCCGGCATTTTTTGCCTAAGGATTTCTGCATCTTCTGCAACCAAATCAAAAATTTTAGGTTCTTGTTTTGTTGCCGTTGCACGTTGTTTTACAACTTCTTCTGTACTATATTTAAATTCTTCACTCATTTTTACACCACCTTAGGTTTTTTAAAAAGATTACCATAAGCCTCATCGATTGACCATTTCATTCTGGAATTGAATAACAATACATTTGTATCATATATTTCTCTAACCCCATAAGCAACTTCAATTTCTTCAGGAATATTCATTTCCATTTTTGATTTTTCCATATAATTCAAAAGTGATACTTGATAGTCTTTATGGTATTTTTGTTGACATAGAAAAGCTTTGTTATGTCCTATTGCAAATATTTTCCAATTATTGTAGTTATGTTTTGAAAATATAAATTGACAGACCGCACTATTGACACCAGGATATTCATAGTCATTGAAATCATCCACACAAATGATACCCCATTCTTTCATCTTAGCTGAGAACACCGTCAAGTCATTCAAAACAACAGAGTGTTCGTGGCAACCATCAACGTGCAGGAATTTGAGATTGTTTTCAAAATCTAAATTCTCAAATCTTAAATCAGTGGTATCTTGTATTCTCCAAATTATGTTTTTATCTTTGCCAAATTTTTTAATATTTTCATAAGCTTTGTTTTTTATATCTTCAGAAAATATATCATACAGATACAAATTATCTTTTGGTTGTTTAAAATTGGAAACAGTTATTGCGCTCTTACCATAAGCAACACCAATTTCACACAAGTCGCCAGTTAAATCTTTTTGGATTTCATTAAAAATTCCATAAAGAATAACAATATCAATAGGATAAAACCATCCCTCAACTTCAGCATCAACCACTTGTTTATGGTGCATTAAATATTCACGAAAATTCATTTTACTACCTGTGAGAAGTTATTCTTCTTTTCAAATTTTACGATAGACCTAAACTTGTCAAAGAGTTGGTCGCCTTTGTGGGAGATAACAAATATGTTTGTATCTTGTCCCATCTCATGTATCAGTTTCAAAAATTCATCTGTACCTACTGTATCTAGGCTAGAATCAAACACCTCATCTAGTATCAATAGGTTTGTGTTCGTTGAATTTTTTAGTTTTGCAATCTGTCTCCATGTGAACAATAAAGCCAAATCAATACGCATCTTTTCACCTTCAGAGAAGTTGGAATAACTAAACTCATCACGGTGCCTAGATTTGATTGTTTCTTCAAAATTCTCATTCAAATTAAAATTAACAAAGAAGTCCATAGCCTTCAGGTACTTGTTGACAAACTTGTTTATGATTGGCAAATACTGTTTGATAATCTTAGTCTTGATGCCATTATCTTTCAGCAGAGAAGCTGCATATTCATGATAGTGTTTATCAACAGACAGGTCTTCCTGTTCTTTCTCCAAATTGGCCAACTCTAACCTGAGTTCTTTTAACTTCGCATTTACATCTGTTAGGTTGTCCTTGCGTTCACCCAATTCTTTAATTTCTCTATTCAATTTAACGATATAGTTATTGACGGCAGTGATTGTAGAATTGTGTTTGACGACCTCATTGTTATGTTCTGTGATATGTTTGTTGATGGCAATTATTTCATTGGTTCTGGTGGTGAGTTTTGACATTTCATCTATGATGGTTTCCAAAGCACCTTCTATTTCTGTTTTCTTGTTTTGCTTTTCTTCTACCTGAGAACTTTTCCACTCTGTTGTAATTACTTGTTTGCATGTAGGACAATCATCATTGTGTTCATAGAATTGAATGTCCTTCTCCACTTTCAAATAAGTGGATGACATTTTAGCTTCAACTTGTACAAACTTTTTGTATCGTTTTTCAACATCCAATTTGTCAGTGATTTTGGTAGATAGTTTTTCAATGTGTTTGTTAATCAGTAAAATATTTTTTGTTAACTTTGAGTTAATTAACTCATTGTCTGCAATTTCTTGTTTCTTTTTGGCAATTTCTTCATCATTGTTTTTCTTGTGTTCTTCAATGTTGTGTTCCTGCAACAGTATCTTTTCACTCACCAATTCAAGTGCATACTTTGTTTTTGTTGTGGACTCTTTGATTGTCGCCATTCTTTCTTTGATTAGACCATTCATTGAAGTAAAGATTTGAATATCCAATAATTCTTCGATGATAGTACGCCGGTCAGCTGGTGACAATTGCATAAATGGTACGAATGCTGCCGATCCAAGAATAACGATTTGAGTAAAAGATTTGAAATTAAACTTCAAAATTGATTTTTCTAGGAAATCTTGATAATCTTTCGCCCTGGCATCCTGATTTACCAGAATAGAATTGCAGTAAATTTCGAACAAATTTGGTTTAATTCCACGAACAATCTTATATTCTTTTTTACCAATTGTGAATTCAACTTCGACCACAGTATCGGAGTTGTTAATTGAGTTTACAAGATTTGGTTTGTTTATCTTACGAAACGGCTTACCAAACAGGCCAAAACACAATGCATCAAGAATCGTACTCTTGCCTGCACCATTGTTGCCAATAATCAATGTGTTTGTTGACTTGTTTAATTTGATTTCAGTAAACGTATTGCCTGTGGACAATAGGTTCTTCCATCTAATCGTCTGAAAAATAATCATGCTTGTTCTAAGTTCAATGCCTCAACATAAAGTTCTTTTAACATAGTCTTTAGTTTTGTGTTATCGATACCGGAGTTTTCCAATGCATCAACGTATTTGTTAATGATGGTTATTGTATCCTCTGCTTCATCTATCTTATCATCTTCTACACCTTCTGTCAAGTCTAAAGCGTCTTCAATAATGGTAATATCGAGTGGATTTACCATATAGAGTTTGTTCATAAACTGGTCGAACAAGTATGGATTGGTCTTATTGACTGCGACCACTTTCACATACGAACCGGCAAACTTACTCAGGTCTTTTGCCATAACTTCTTGGATTGTTTCAGTTTTGTCATCATAGACAATTCGGTGAAACATCACATTTGGATTCTTTATGAAAGTAAGTTCTTTGCTTCCAAAATCAAAGATGTGAAAGCCCCTATCATCGCCATAGTCTTGCCAAGTAAGCTCATACGGGTTCCCGAGATAATGTATATCGTTAGCACTAGATTTATGGTGATAATGACCACTAAAAGTATGTGTAAACTTCCTAAATAATCCACGATTCAATCCTTCTTCAGATGGCATGCCACGATGCATGGCAAAACCTGCAATTTCAAAATGTCCCATGCATATCTCTGCATCGGTTTCTTTCAATGTCTCCATACTATCTTCATAGTTTTCTGGACAAATCCAAGGCATCATACAAACTTTATGAGGACCAACATATATGTTTACTGGATGGTCAATCACATTTATATTGCCATACTCTCTCAATAATAAATCTACGGAGTTAACATCATTCGTATTCTTGAAATATGTATCGTGGTTACCTGCCAGCATATGTACTTCAATACCTAGTTCGGCCAACTTATCAAAGAACATTTCTTTTGTTCTTTTGAGTGAGTAGAAGTTTACATATTTGCGCCTATCAAACGTGTCACCAAGAATAAGGACAGTATTAATGTTGGCACTTGTGATAGCAGGAAAAAATGTTTCATCATAAAATTTTTCATAGTAATCCAAAAAGTGAACGGAGTCATTCCTGGCTCCAAAATGTTGATCCGTGATTATTGCTACTTTCATATTCACACATTACCCTATCTGTAAGTCTTAAAATTCTTTTGCGGTATTCAAACCCTAACAAACTTGCCTTGTTACCTTCCGCATAAGGAGGATTCTTTCCTCTACTTGTATATTGTCCAGCGGTCAAGTCTATAATCTTGTTTTCTTTATCAATGGCCCACCAATGCCAAACATCTTCATAGTCTAGAGCTTTATAGGTGTGCATTGCTTTGTATCCAAAAATCTTATATAAACAACCAGTAGCGTTATGGCAATGACCAAATAATGGATTGGTGGAGTTTTTACCCCACCATTTCCTAGGTAACAGGTCATGGGTTAAATTTTTAAGGATTAATCCAGAAATTATACCAAGGTTTTTCTCATTATAATCTAAAAGGTTCATCTTGTCAAGAAATTTTCTTCTTTATCGTTCAAGAATGCCTTTTCTGCAAGTATTAATGCCATTTCACCTTCAGGTTCCAAGAATGCCTCAATGCCCTTTGGTTTTTTGGCATTCTTTTTCTCCGCCTTTTTCTTGGATTGCCCCAACTCATAGACTTCAATGAAATCGGCAATGTTATCATACAATTCAAACTGCTTAGTGCCTCCTGAATCTAAGTCCTGCATCTCATATTCACTTAGGATGCCCATCTGAGCTGTAGACTTGTACTTGATATAAGTTTGTTTCTTTTCTTTTTGGATACGTCTAAGGAATGCAAAGTATATAATCTGTGTGAAGTATGCAAATGGATTGGAAGACTTAGCTGGATTGAAGTTCTCAAAGTACATCAAACAGTTTTCAATACCATCAGAAATCATTTCATCTCTGTAGGAATAACTAATGAAGTTTGGTTTGTGTGATAGGCCTTCGGCAATTTTCATCCAGCATTCACCAATATAATTTGGTATTGGTTCTTTTGGATTCTTAGACTTGCGTTCTTTGTATGCCAGAAGTTCTTGTAGGAAGGTTGCGTTATTAATGTAATGTTTAGAGCTCATTCAAGTATACCAAAATATGTGTTGACAAAAGGGCTTGACTAATGTTAGTCTCCCGGTGTTGACCATTTAAATTAATGTAATACCTTTTCTTCTGGATCAAGAGCAATAAATGCCTTAATCATTAGGTCTTTAATTCTCTCAGGTATAGGTTCTTCTTCATTTGCATTTTCGAGGAGTTGTTCTACAGAGGTTTCATAATACTCGGCAAATTCTTCTTTTGGTGTTGTCGAAAAAACAACATCTTTTGCGTAAATAACAACTTCATTCTTTTCAACAAATTGAAAGGGTAAGTACGGAGCTAAAGTAATATGAGATGCTTGCCCGCGAACTTGAACTTGAAATTCCATAGGATTAATTAGAAGAAATACTCCAGTTTTAATTTCATCAATCACAGATACAACGTCTGTGCCATCTAATAATCTGACTACTTTGATGTTATTCATTTCTTTAGTCCTATCTTATAGGTTTTAAATGGGAACTTCTCATCAGTATATATCTTCACTCTTTCAACGAAATGTTTTAATGTAAAATTCATATGTTTTTTATAACGTAAATCATCCGCAATATCATAGAGAGTTGCAATTTCTTTTCCTTCATTTTGCCTTAATCCTCGGCCAATAGACTGTAGATTCCTGACTCTACTTTTAGAAGGTGATGCAAAAATAATATTATGCAAGTTCCTAATATTAATACCAGTACTAAAGGTACCAAAAGAAGCCACAACAATAGCGTCATTTTCTGTCTCCATAATTTTCCTAATACTTTCTCTATCGTCTGTTTCTGTTTTACCTGAAATGAAAAAGACCTTTCGTTCACCAATTTTCTCGGTGTTCTTAATCATATCATAGAGGATTTGTCCATGCTTGGCAACCATTTGATATAATATAAGTGTATTATTACCTAAACTAACCGCAAGATTCTTAATGAACTTATTTCTTTGTTCGTTCGCAATAAGATATTGTATTTCTTCCTGATAGTCTTTGCTTTTCATTTCCAAGCAAATTTCATCTGGATGTTTCAAAATAAGACACTTTATTTCAAATTTTGATAGTTCATTCTTGTCAATTAGTTCTTTTGTCGTTATAACGCGCTTGGTTGAACCGAAGAGCCCTTCCAATACTAACTTGTGCGTCTTAGTGCCGTCAAGCGTTCCAGTGAGTCCTATTCGATACTTTGCGTTGGTACATGCAGTTAAAATGCTTGTAAGTGATTGAGCCTTGAATAAATGCGCTTCATCACCAATAACATAGTCAAATTGTTCAAAATACTCTTTAGGCATTTTATATAACGATTGCCATGTAGAAATAGTTACATCTTTGTCTGTATCTTTTTCTTTACCCTGATAAATTCTGTGGATGTGTTTGTCATTTTTAAAATCTGTTTCAGCTGCATAATCACCAAAATCTGAATATAATTGTTCAACCAAAGAAGTTGTTGGAACAATAATCAGTCCTTTTAATTTCTGATAGTCGATTAATTGTCGAACAATCAAATATATGATTAGTGATTTACCTGATGCTGTAGGAGATAACAATAGAGCTCTACGAGTTTGCATTGCATGGCAAAATGCATCAACCTGATGGTCTCTTATTTCAATCTTCTTGCCTCTTGATGTAAGTTGCAAACTATCTGCAAACTTTTTAGCATGATAAACTGAAAACTCATCTTCAATATCTAAATGATCCGAATCATTACTGTAACCAATCGTATAATCTCTAGATTCACAGAACTCTTGTAGATATTTTATTAATCCAATGTATAGGTGATTAGTTCTCAGGTCCAACAGGCGGATTTTGCCATCCCATATTCTATTACGATAAGCTGGAACAAATTGATAACCTGGAACAAAGAAGGTAAAAAACTCTGAGATTTCTTGAGATATATGTTTCTCACATTTTATCTTCAAGTATACTTCATTGACCTTAGAGATAAATATATGATTATTGTCCTCCAATGAATCTCTCCCATGCGATATATTCTCTTAGTTGCCATGTGCGTTGTTTTAATTCACCCATTATGGATTCAACCACCGATACTACCTCCTCATGATACATTTTTTTCTCAAGCAATTTGATTAAATCATTATCAGATTCTAAGTAGGTGGGCATATCAGATTTAAGAGTATACCCAAACTGTTGCCAACCATATTTTTCAAGTTCGTCTTTGTCCATTTTTCCTGAATAATATTCATATTTAATTTTACGCATACGGGTGTAATCAAAATGAATCCGTTTGAATGCAATTTTGTGTTTCGTAAGTATAGACAAATACTTGTTGTGTAGTTTAGGTATTTTTAGAAGTTCTTTGCCGGGTTCTGTCTGGTCTATTTCTGAATCGGCTGTCCAGTATTCTAAAATTTGTTCAAGGTTTTCCATAATATAAAATAAAAAAAAGTTAAGCTGGTGTTATATCAAAATACTCATATTGAAATGATGCTGTTGCCGTTATAATTGTGTCTGCGTCTAATTGTGTATCAAACTTAATGTCTGAAATTGAAATAGGAAACATTCTATGGTAATTTACTCTCAATAATGGATTATTTAAAGAAGACATAATAGTTAAAGTTGCTTCTGAATAATATTCATCTTTATTAGTATATTGATTTTGTAACTGATTAAATCTATTTCTTTCTTCTAAACTTTTTGGTGACCCTATTGACAACAACCATTTATACAATTCATTCCAAGATTGTAGTTGTTCATCCACAATAAAAGTTATGTCGAATTCATTGTAAGATAGTTTGTTTCCCGCAATAGGTACATCACGCAAGGGTGTTGCATATTCAATAACACCTAAAGTAACACCAGGTAAATTTGCTTCTTGGCAAAAATACTGTACAGTAGGCAATCTATTAAACGCCAAAATAAATTTGGATGATTGTAACGGATTAGTATTCTCTGGTGTTCTTGTTAAAGCTGACATTACTTAGTCTTTTTGTTGTAATTGCGTTTTTTCTTTTGTGTTGGTTCTGCAACAGGTGTTTCAACAACCGTCTCAACAATTGGTGGAGTATCAGCAGGTACAGGCACATTAGAGGTTGTAACAGCATCCAATGGATGTTCAAATTTTGATTCTCTTTTTCCGAAGAAAGATTTAATGAATTTAATCATGATTATTTCCTTTATAAGTTAACATACACCTATTTAGGCGCCAAAAAAAAGGGAACTCGAAAGTTCCCTTTTAAATACCTCTCTGTGGAGGTTCCCTGATTACATCAAGTTCTTAACTGCGAATAGACGGTAATACACATTTGCTTGTGAATTTAATTTACCGTTACCAGCTGTTAGACCTTCTGCGAATGGGTTTGCAACCATTCCGTAACGAGTCTTGAATCCAATTTTTGGTTGGAATGTGAATTGGTCAACTGCACGAACCATTTGTAGAGGAACGTAAGGGCAGTAGAATATACCAGCGTCATAAGGAGAAGAACCCTTATAACCGATAGTAACCAATTCTTGGTTAGATGTGTAACCACCATAGTATGGATCAATGTACACTTTGATACGACCGTGTAACAAACCTGCGAAGGTGTTACCAGTGTCATCAACTTGTAAATCAGTTTGTAGAGCAGGTGTGTAAGAAAGAACGCCAGCCATTGCCATTGCGGAAGCAACATCTGAAGAAACGATCATTACGTTACCTTTACCACGACGAGTTTGTTTTGCAATTACATTTGCATCACGTTCAACTTGGAAAATCAAACCTTTGAAACGCTCAACAGACCAACGGCCGTTTGAGTCAGTGTCAAGGTCGAAAAATCCAGCAGTAGTTGTACCGTATTGAGCACCAATTTTTGCTACGTTGTAGATTGTACGGATAACTTCACGGTTGATTTCAGCAAGAATCTCAGTAGAAAGAATGTTGCTCAATTCTGTTTCAGCATCCAAACCGTGGATAGCTTTCAAGTCTTGTGCAAGTTCTAGTGAGTATTCAGCTTTCAACGCACGGCTTTGAGCAGTAACAGTAACTTTCTCGATAGAGAATGCCATTTGTTGGAATGCTGCACCTGCTTCTGAACCTAACAATTCTGCGCTAGCTGTTGGTATTGCAATACCTGAAGTGGTATTAGCCGCTGCAGTGTTTGCATTGTTTTGGAAACTGGTTGAAACGTCTGTTGCATTTGTACCTGTGAAACCGTATGGGTTTGCAGTAGAATTGCTACCAGAGAAGATTGTGTTTGCTTCGTTGTAGAACGCTTCTGCACCAGACATATTTCCAGCTGGAGAATAACGAGCACGCATTGCAAAAATCAATCCTGTAGGACCAGTCATTGGTTGAACACCAGCAACGTCATACGCAATTAGATTAGGCAATGAACGACGAACCAAACTGATTAAGATTGGATCGAAATTTGCAACACCAGCACCTGTAACATTTGTAGGACCATTGTCTGTTAATGTTTCATTAAGTGCTTGACGGTCTTGACGCATTGCTTGGTGTTGGTTTTCCAAAACAAGTGCAGTAACTGCTTTCTTGTATGGGTCGGTAATGGATGCTAATTCTGGATGTTCCAAAACTGGGGCCCATTTTTTTTGTAGTTCTTCTGTCATATACATGAGGGTTTTCTCCTTAGTGTGAAATTGATTTTTTATTTATTACTTTAGTGATTTAGAAATACCGGCGACATATTGGTCGATTGAAGGATCAGATGAACGCGGTGTCTTCTTTTCTTCTTCGATTATAACTTCTTCATCTAAAGCTGAATTATCTGCAACTGTATAGTCTTCTTTGAAATATGATGACTTCAAAGTTTCTAGTTTGCTTGCGAATTCATCTTCCGTAGTAAATTCCACACCCTCTGTGAGTGATTTTAATTTTTCTACTTGAGTCTGTGTTAAGCCTTCGCACGCTTCATAAACGGCTTCGACTTTCTTTTGCTCGTTTAACTTTTTAGTTAAATCGATACCTTTTGTGATTTGTTCATTAAGAGCATCTTCAAGTTCTGCAACTTTTTGTGCCATTTCTGAAACAACGTCAACTTTATCTTCTGGAATATCAATATAGTGTTCGATGAATAGGTTGCGTAGACCACCAATGAAGTCTTCTGCAATTTCGGAACGTAGGCCATTTTCAATAGCCAATTCATTTTGTTCCATCCACTCATTAACCATATAGTTTAGATACTCATCAACTTTGCCTGCTAGTTCTTCTTTAATTTCTTCAACAGCAGATTCAAATTGTTCAACTAATTGTTTTTCAACTTCTTCAGCAATAACTTCGATGCGGGACATAACTGCTGCTTCGAAAATTGTAGTTGCCTTTTGTTTGAATTCTTCCGAAAGGTTTTCACCTTCCATTAAAGCATTAACATCATCAGACATATCCAAATCTTCTGCATATGATTGGAATGTTGCGCCTGGATTTGCTTGCATTGTTTGTTTTGCTTTTGGTGAAGCGACACGGTCACGGATTGCATCACGGTTATTGGCATCAGCTTGTGCTGGATGCATAACGTCTTTCCGACCCATTGTTTCTTGTGGTTGTCCTTTTAGTTTAGAACCTTTTTCAGCACTAACGGGTGGTGTTGCACCTGGAGGAGTTGCTGAAGGAGTACCTTTTAGGTAATCTGGCAATTCATCGTCCATTTTGTCAACATCTTGGCCAACAATACCCGCATCATGTGTGCCATAAGCAACAGATGCTGATAATTTTCCACCTTTGTCTCCTGGTCCACGCTTTGCTGCAATATTTGAATCGAAAGTTTCTTTAGCACCTTCTAGAATAGCAGTAGCGGCTTCTGACAGTTTAAATCTGTTTGTCATTTAAAAATCTCCTTGATTTTGATTATTTATTTATAGATTAAAGTTTTTTGACGAAGTTTTCAAATATGCGAAGACTTACTGCCTCGATTTCCGCTGAAGAAGCTTTTCTGATTTCTCTTACTGCTTCTGCGTGGTCTACTTCAGTCCAAACACCATCAACCAACATCCATTCTTTTCCTTCCATGATACCTTGAACGAAAGCTCCAGGTGCAGAAGGGTCTGCTACAATATCCGCCGCTGTGGCCAGATAAAAATCGGATTGAACAACATTAACACCGTTAACATTCTTCAGTGATCCCATGCCTCTTGATGAAACACCTAGTGAAGCACCACCCTCAATTAATTGACGAGCGATATTCCCCATAGGAGTTGCCATAATTTTTGCTTTACCGATCCATTGAGTACCGTCTTCACGCAATCCAACAATCATGTGTGATACACGGTCTAAATTAATTGTAGGTGAATCTGGATGTCCCAGTTCACCAAATGCACGATTTTTGTTGATGTATTCTGTGGTATAACGATACACTTCTTTTTTCATTGTATTGAATTCGTACAGGCGCCCATTCTTATTTTTCTTTTCGGAAACAAGAAAAGGTCCTTCTATGTACAGTTCTTTTTCACCGTCTTTACCTTCGGTAATATAATTAACTGTTTCTTGGATTTCTTTAATTAATTTCATATTAACCTATTCCGTTGTTGCCGCCAGGTGTTAGACCATAAGGCGTATAGTTAAACGCTGCAGGATCTCTGAACTGTCCGCGTGAATAAAATTCATTGTGTTTGCGTAGTTCCATGATAATTGTATATGAATCATTTGCTAACATTCCGCGAGTTACAATGCCAATATTTCCATTTGCATTAGTTGTTCCTTGTGTGTTATTTGGAATAGTAATCCAATTGCCGTTGCCGTCATATTCACCATTACCATTCAAAAAGAATATTGTTTGTGGTGTGGTTGCTTGCCAAAATAATTCAACATCAGCTGTAGTTGAACTTGCACAATCATACCATAAACGATACAAAGAAAGTCCATAATATGGTAGTGTTGTATTTGCTGAACCACCTTGTGTGTTTGCAACAGGATAACCATTGGTTGCCAAAGCACCAGAAAGTGTGTTTGCTTGTATTCTTACAGTATTAGACTCTTGGCCAGTACCATCAAATTTAGCTGTTAATTTAATAACAGCATGTTGAGTGTCGTCTTTTAAGACTTGATATGTATAAGCATTTGCCATTTTTTAATCCAATTTTAGTATCTGTCGCCGCTGCTATGTGTGCGTCCAGTTTTTGTTTCTTTTGTTTTACCACCAGAAGAAGATTTTGCAAACTCAGAAGGACCTTTGCTCTTCATTGTGAAAGCATTAGGTTTCTTTGGTTCTTCTTTCTTTTCATCTTTTTCATCATTAGATTCTTCTCTAACGTATGATTCACCGTGAAGTGAACCGCCAATTCCATGTTTCTTTCTTAATTTTTCAGCTTCTTTTTCGTGATGTTCTGATTCACCTGGACCAGCATATTCTGCATGAGCAACGCTGTGGTCGGAGTGTGATACCATATCATCAGCAACTTTATTTCCATAATGTTTACGAACATGGTTTTCAATAGCTGTTGCAGCATGACTACTATTTTTCATACTTCCTGCACCAATACCATAACCTTGGTCTGCATGGTAAGATTCGTTACCGTGTTTGTGCCATAGGCCGGAAAGTGTCATTTTTTCCATTTTGCCTTCATCTAAAGGTTCCACTGATTCCATTTGGTGGTCAGCCTTAGTGTGCTTACCGTCGCCGTTTTTATCCAAAGATTTCATCATCTTCTTTTCAGATTTTTCGTGGCCCGCACCTTCTTCTTTTTCTTCTTTAGCTTCCTGTCTGACTAAATTGCCAGCAATCTCTTGTTTCTTTGCTTCAATAGCAGCAGTCACTCTATCATGAATAGAAGCGTAAAGTTCGTTACGAAATTCCACACCGTTGCTATCCATTGCGTAATCGATTAAATTTCTTGTTGCGTCCATTTTTATCTCCTATTAACTTAGTGTTCTTTTAACTACTTCTAAAACCGGTTTATAATCTTCATTTTTTGGATTTTTCTCTTTTGCCTGGTTGACACTCTTATCTAGGTCCGCCTGGTGAGCATTCTTCTCCATATCTAGTTGTCCTAACATTTGTTGTTGTGCAACATCTGTAGTAACTCCGACTGGCAATCCAAATCCTGCTTCTTTTTCTTTTTCCATTTCGCCTTGCATGACTTTGATTTCATCGTCATCCAAGCGCAATACGTTTCTTTGAATCCAAGCCTGAGAGAAGTATCTACCAGTATATGGATCAACTTCACCTAACAATGATAATCTTTCTTTCATCAACTCAGCTTCTTTAAGCTCAGTGAAGTTATTATCTTTGATGAAATTGTAATGAATATGTTCTCTGAACATTTTCCATTCATCATCTGTACAGATACCTTTAAGTACACATTGCACTCTTAGGCATTGGTCAAACAAATCTGAGAATCTACCTCTCATGCGTCCAACAAACTTAGCAAACTTTAATTCATCACGGGTAATCTCGCCAACACGGCCTAAAGAGAACCCAGATTGATTAGGATCTAACCTGGACACAGGAACATTCAATGACTTATATAGTTTCTTTTCAAAATACTTAACGTCTTCTAGCTCACCTAGGTTTTGACCACCTGGAAGTGTAGTAATCTCTGTACCTTTACCACCTTCTCTGCGAGGTAACCAAAAGTCTTCCATCATAGAAAGAAATTTACGGTCATCACGAATTTCGCCCGTGTTGGCATCATACACCAATTTGTTCTTATACTTGACCATAATGTCCCGCAGATATTGTTCTGCTTTCAACTTAGGTAAATTGCCCACATCAATATAGAAAATACGGCGTTCAGGTGCTCTAGATATACGATAGATGACTGTTGCATCTTCAATCATACGCAGTTGATTTAACGGTTTGATTGCTTTATGTAAATAAGATAAGACAACAGCCCTACGAGAATCCATAAGACCAGAAACCACAGAAACCACGGAATCTGTAGTAATTCTTGTACCAACTGGACCATAGTTTGTCGAGCTCCCTGTAGTTACTTTATCGTTATAAATGTAATACTCATTCACAACATTCATAACTTCTACGCCAGTGCGCTCATCTTTTTGTTTTTTGACTTCACGAACCTTACGCATTTTTCGTGGGTCAATATATCTTAACTCTCTAATACCCTTAGTTGGTTCTTCACGGTCAATAATGATATGATAAAAGAGTTTACCATCAATGTAGTATCTACGAAATATGTCTTGTGCCATTTTCGTATAATTTAACATACGCAAAATAGTACTAAATTCGTCTTTGATGGCCTTCTTAATTTTATCAGGTTGTTCTAGGTCGTCTAAAATAATCTGAATATTTTTGCCATCATCATCTTGGCATATTGCTTCATTTACAATATCGTCAATAGCAGATTCAATTTCTGGTTGCATTGCCATTTCACGATACCGAGAAATTAATTCAACTTCATTTTTTGCTGTTCCATCTAAATCAACATAAGTTCCATAATATGCGGCAGATGTAATTGTTAATGCACCATCATCATTACTCGGAGGTGAGAATGATTGTTGTGAATCTTGTTTGTTTTCATTCTCTTGACGAGATATTGTGAAACCAAAAAGTGAAAATTTATTTGCCATTTATTTTAAGTCCGTTCAAAAAATCATTAAAAGAGGACCGAAGTCCTCTTTATATAGTAGACCAAATTAGGTTGTTATAGCAACGCCGGCTGCCGTGGCAGTACTCCAGTATTGATATGCAAAAGTAACAGTAAATTCTTCAATTGTATCATTTGTTCCCCAATCTAAATCAATTGGTGACAAATCAACAGGAAACATACCAACAAAGTTATATGTTTTTATTGGTTTGCTAATGTTGCCATCTTTACCATATTGGTTAACTTTAGCCTCGAGTGTGTATTTTTGGTTATTAGCAACAGCACCTTTTAATCCCGCAGACGCAACATTTCTAATGTTCGCTTCATGGGAATTAATACTATTCATCCATTTTTCAATAGAATTTCTGATTCTAAAATCTTCATCATTTATAACTGTTACTGTCCAGTCCGCAAAAGTTCTATTGCCTGCAAATTTTATTTCGCGGCCTTGATAGAATATTGGTACTATACCTAAAGTTGATCCAGGTAATTGCGCTGATTTAACCATGAACGAAAAAGGACCTGATGCTGCAGATCCTACGTCATCAGGTAATCCTTCCATAACAACTTGAAATAAATTTGGACGAGCTCCATCCCCCGCTAATTTTGATGTGAAGTTACTAATTGCAAACGTCATTTTTTTCTCCTCTATTTGTTAGTTTATTTATTACGCTGTGGTGTTAGTAATTGTTGTGAAATTAACACCAGTACCAACTGCAACAAAATTCAACTGAATATAGTTAATAGAACGAGCAGGTTGAATGTAAACATCACCAACAAACTGATTATTATTAATAACAGAAGGGGTGTTATTTGTTGAATCACAAACAACTTGAAATGAAGTGATACCTCTTTGCGCTTGAACATCACGAAGATAAGGTGTTATCAACGAAACAAATTGTGCTTGTGTAAACGCATCGTTAAATTCAAATAGTGAGAATTGAGCTGCTCGTGCAATTGCTTGTTCAAGAACAATAAAGAGCCTACGAACATTGATACGGTCAAATGCGGAAGGTTGAGTCTGCATGGTTTTATCACCAAACAATACTGTACCTGATCCTGGGAATGAAACAACTGGATTGACAGCACTTCGATATAGATAATCTCTACTTGTTTGTGTTGGATTCCATGCTAATTTAATAACATTCTTGATAACACCGCGAGAATAACCAGCTGGCGAGAACCATGGACTTGCTGCTTGATCCGTGTTTACACACAATCCTGCAATGTCGCCATTTAATGGAACCCAAATATAGTTGTTATTATAACGATCAAATGTGTATTTCCATCCAGAATCTGCAAATGCATAAGAACCAACTGGTCCGCCTGCTAATGAAGAAAGGCCTGACATCCAAGTTGCAACAGAAGTTTGTTCACTTCCTGAATTATTAACAACTGCAGCATACGGCGGAGAAACAAATGCAACACAATCTTTACGAGTTGCAGCCATGTTAATAGCTGCTGTTTGAACTGCTGTATTTGTATATGGACCTGTTACTATTAATGAAATAGATGTTTGTGCAACGTCTGTGAAATTCGCCATTGCAACAATAACATCAGAGTCAGTTACAGGTGTATCAATTCCACCAGCTAAAGTTGACGTTACTATTCCAACAGTGTCAAAATTCGTATTTGCTGCATTTCTTCCCCATGTTCCGTTCGTATTGATAAAAGTTACTGGGTCAACTGCGTAAATATATTTTGAACTATTAAAAATTGCTTTTTTGTAGTAGTTTGATTGTCCTGATGAATCTAAAGAATCAGCTGCTTTAGAAAGATAAGAGAAGGTTTCTAAGACTGTACCTTTTGTGCCAGAAATTAAACCACCAGTATCAATGACAGCAATGTGAATCTGGTCATTAGCGCCACCAACTATTGAAGTATTATAACCTGTGGTGGGAGCACTATTGAAATAACCTGACAATGCAACATTTGAATAATTTGTTCCAGCTGCATTATATAATGCAATATTCCAAGAAGCATATGCACCTGCGGATGCGCCAGCGTCAGCAACAGAAACTGTCAATGAATTACCAAGAGCGCCTGGATATCTTGCCATAAATGGACCATAAGCATTTCCATTAAGGCCATTCAATAATGTATATTGAAATGCTTCTTTATTGGGAACTTGAACCGCTGGTGTGATGGAAACTGCATTTAAGGTTCCAGCATTAACTGCACGAACAACTTGAAGATTGTTACCGTAAGCTAAGAAAGCTGCAGCGGTATGCCAAGAAGATGCTGTGTTGGAATCAGGTTCATCGAAAATGTCAACAAGTGTTTTTTCACTGTCAACTGTTGTAATTGTTTTTCCTGGTCCCCATTTGAAGGCTCCAGCATACGCACCGGCTGTAGTTAAAACTGAAGGAACAACTGTTGTTAAGTTGGTTTCGGTTGTAATTACGCCTGGAGATAATTGAGCTATTTGCGCCATTTGTGTCTTCTCCTTAATATTGTTCTGATGTTTGGCAGTTTATACCAATGAATTATTTATGAAACATAATTTTTACATATTTCTGAGCATGTCTCGCGTGAAAGAACCATAGGTATCTCCGCCAACACTAGAGTCCCATAAATCACCACCTATCAATTCAAGTTCCGTTTGTCTACCGTCATCCATTATCATTTCTGGTAATCCTTCATCGTCAACCTGATTCATTCTTTCCAATTGAATTTGTTTACGAATGTCGTGGCTTACAATTTCTTTGAAGTAAGTTTGAGTGGTCAACCATGCAAAAATTACCAAAGACATAACTAAATCATCATTTGCACCTTCTTCAGCTTGAAAAGAGTTTTTCTCTGCAACAAAAGTGGTAAATTCAGAAATAGTATCAAAATCGTTGATTAAAAGTTTATCACCCTCAATTAGCATTTTAAGATTTGAACAACCAATTCGTTTGACTTGAGGTGACATTTTCAGACCCATCTGAATGCCTCTTGCAAATCCTGCCGATAGTTGTTGTGGTTTCTTGTTACCTGTAAATACTTTCCAAAGATTCTCATATTCCAAATCGTTGTGTAAAGTTTCAGCCACCTGCGGTGTATTATTAATTTCAACTAGGACATAGGCATCGTTATACAATTTTGCAGTGTTATAGATTACAGTTGGAAATAATACTGGTGATATAGATGAACTGTGGTATGTTGCAACTTGTTTATATGGTGTATGTGAAATATCAATAACATTGAAGGCTGAACAGTCCATGTTTCTACCTTCAGAAACGTCAACCGTCATTGCATACAAATGGTCTTTTTGGTTATCACCGTCAGACTCTTTGATAGGTTGTTCGTATATTTTAACCTTGTCGTGTTCATAGATGGCATCCATGTATGCCAATTGTTGCAGTTTCTCACCTGAAATCAAAGTATTTGTAGAACCTAAGAACTCACATTCAAATTCTTGCCTAAACTGTTCGAGTGAGGTGTTCTTAATTGTTTCTTCTTTCCACTTTTCATCACGACCTGGTACCATAGACCAATGAATAGAGAAAGTCTTATATCCATTTTTCTTAGCAATTGCATCCATCCACAATTTGTAGAACAGATTCATGCCGTTTGGTGTAGACACAATGATAATCTTAGTAGATTTACCAGATGAGATAACAGGATAAACTGAGTTAAAGAATTCATTTGCAATGTTTGCAGGAACGAAAGCAAATTCATCCAAGAATACTACGTTAAAAGAACCTCCACGAACTGCGGATGATGAAGTAGATGCGGCAATAATCTTAGAACCATTTTCTAATTCAACATTACCTTTATTCCAGGTAATGATGCCCTGTTGCAACCACATTGGAAGATTCTCATAAGCCAACTGATACTTAGCCAGAATGTCTCTTGCAAGTGATCCCTTGTTCGCCAGGACTGCAATGTTCTGTGAGTCTGTAAACAGTGTCAACCAGAGAAGATATGCTACCGAGGTTGTTGTCTTGCCAACCTGTCGAGGACATTTTGTGATGGCAAAACGATTCTCATGGTATAAACGAATCATGTCTTTCTGGAACGGCCACATATTGAATGGCATCAGACCTTGGTCGACGTTGACAATCTTGATGTATTTTTCTGCAAAGTATACTGGATCCTTTGCACACTTCATATATTCTTCTACCTGTTCTTTAGAGAACTTCATTTGCACCCCTGCTTTTTTCAGCAGAGGATTGTCACGATATGAATCTTTATTAATCATTCTTACCCTTAATTAACTTGTTGAGTTCGGAAGTTGAACCAACAAATATGGCTTTATCTATATGAGTTGCACCTGATGGTTGATTTTGTTTATTCATTTCTCGCATCTGTTTCTGTACTGCAAGAAGTTCTTTGTTTGCATCTACGACATTTTTGAGTAGGACGCCGTACACTTCAAATGCTCTTGGGTGTTGACCCGCTTTTGCAATGTTTAAAATTTCTTCCATTGCATCTTTGCCTTGGTCAATTAGGTCTTGAAGATTGGTCTTAGTCTGCTCATAAGCATCCGTTAAATCTTCTTCTAAATTTGAATCCAAAATTGAGATTGGTGTTTCTTTTTTTGGAACAATAGGTGTTTCTGGTTTTGGAGCAATATCAAATATTTGCTCCATGTTTTTTTCAAATGTATTCATTATAAACCTTCCTGTATAACCGTCGTATATGTATATTTTGAATTTGCATTTGCGGTTGTTGGTTTTGGTGTTATTGTTATTGTTGCATAATCTCTCTGAACAATATTGTAGGAATTAAAAACCCATTTTGCGTTAGAAGTTTGACCAATAAGTGGTGAACTATTTGATACAAAATTTCCAGTAATGTCTGTTAGTGTTAATTGATTGTTTGCAGGTAACCATTTCACAACTTTACCTGATGCCGTTGACAAAGAAGGATTGGTGCCTTGATAAACTAGTTCTTTAGTTTTATAACTACCATTTCCACCAGAGTTAACATTAAAAATAATATCTTGGTCTGCCGGAATATTGTTCAGTATATTTGTGATAGAAGTTTGTATTAATCCTGCCGTTGTTGTTGCACCAAATATAAAACCTTTGACAGTGAAATTTAATGTCCAAATAACAGCTCTTGTATCTGATGTGTAATCGCCCTCATAGGTTACTTCATATTTTGTATCTTTTAATATAACAGGAACTTCTTTTATGATTCCCATTTCTGGAATCATATTAACTTTAATTGTGTAGTCTGGTGTAAAATATGGCAAAATATGTTCTATAATTTGATTACCATCTTCAATGTTCCTCACATAGAGATATAAAGAAAAATCAAAATTATATGGAACAGGAACATATTGTGCATTTACTACATCACCATTTTGTTTAAAATGTTTGATGTTTGTCATTTGTTTTCTGGTTGAATCATATTCCAAACCAGTCATCTCATATGACATTCTAGGTAAAGTCATCATAACCTTTTTGTCAAGGTTTGGGTCACCCTGAATACGCATTACATAAAGTTCCTTAGTTGCATAATCAATAGGAACAACAAAACGCTCTTGTTCGGTTTCATTGGAATTATAACGAATAAGTGTTATGTTATTAAAAAGGTCACCGAAAGCAACTGTTATTTTTCTTATCATCCTGTTGTAAAAAATACTAGCCATTATAATCCTCCCATTGGATTAATTTCTGTAGTATTAACATAAGTATCTGCACCAGTTTCAATTAATTTGTTTGCATATGGTTCTAGATGGCTTGGATTTTCAAGAGGATCTATTGCAGCGCCTGCAAAATAATGTACTGCGCCACTAGTTAAACCAATTACAGGTAAACTATTAGCACTTATTAAGAATTCTCCTGAAACATTGGATATTGACAATATTCCGGTTGCTTCAACGTAACCTTGTACTATTCCTGTAGCATTTGCATTTCCAATCTGATTGTCCACCGACTGAAATACTTGTTCTCTTAACAAATATGGATCTCCCGGTATATCTGGATCGAAATGTAAATTCAATAGATAAGCCGAATCTGAAGCTGCAATATCTATATCTGCCATACCTGTAGAAATAATTTCTTGTGAGTATTTGAATTTTTCCATTTCCAACTCATAGTAGTATGGACTTTTTCGTCCAAGTGTAAAACCATCTTTGTTTTGGTCAACATATTTAATTTCATATAATTCTCCACCACCATTTAAGAATGGAACATATACTAAGTCTCCTTCTAATGGTCTTAGATATGTTGTTTGTGGTGTTCTTTGATTGAAAGCTTTGCGTGAAACTAGAACATGAACTTGATTCCGAATCTCTAATCCAAATTTAGAAAAGAAATCTTTTTGACCTTCAGAACCCATAACACTAGACAAATACATTTCAACCGGAAAAGCCGAAACGAATTTCTTTACAGGATCTTCACCATACAATAAGTCTCGAGCAATTGCATTATCATTAGGAATATAATAAGCATCAAAGCCTTGAATCTTAATTGATTCGGAAATTAAATCATCAACGAGCCTCTGTTCGTTGTATTTGGCTTTATAGTTATTGAAATAAATACTGGTTGCCATATTAGTTCATCATAAATTCTAGAGGGCCGCCGTAATTTGTTTCCATTTCTGAATGAAGTTGATTTATTTCCTCGACAGCTTCGTCAAAAACTTCTTTGCCGTTTAATGTTATTCCACCTGGTAATTGGATACCTCCAAATTTTTTCATATTTTCACCCCAATTTTTCTTAATTAGAGCCGTTGCGTAAAGTTTTAACCAACGATCCTCCCAAATTTTTGGATAAGAAGATGGATTAATACTACCATAACATTCAGCAACAATTGCCATGGCCTGGTTATCAGCAATTGTTTTACTCATATCAATATGTAATCTTTGTGTTGCTCTGTTGAAACGAATAGGAACAGACCCAGTAAACATTAATTCTAAAGAACGAAGATGTTGGTGTGTTAAAATATAATTAACATAGGAAGCTGATGTAAAATCATAAAGTTCATTTAGACGAAGTTGGTATCTTAGGTCAAACATGTTAGTTCCAGATTGACTATCTGACATTGGAAATACTTTAGTAACGCCAAGAATTTCTATTGCATTATTACTCTCATCTGTAATTCCGGCTGTAGATATGTAACTGTTATTGGCGTCATTTGGTCCTAAAGTGCGAATCCAATAGAATTTTTGAGTGCCGTCAAAATGATAATCTTGCCAGTATTGAATTGCATCATCAATTCTATCTTCAATTTGGTCGTCATCCATGTTAATGTCAATGACAGGCGCACCCAACCTACGAAGGCAGTACTCTTTGAAATCTTGTCTATTGTTAATTGTTGCCATGAAAAACTCCTATTATGTCTTATTTATCTAACATAAAAAGTATCATTAAAAGAAAGCAAAAAAGTTTCCTTTATACGCGCTGCCCGGCGCAGTAAATATCCAACCTGTATTGTTGCTCACATTGGTTGATGTTGTGCCTGCATACCATGCTGCGCCACCTGTGGCATTGGAATCTCGTATGCTTAAAAATCCAACACTCACCGTGCCTGATGCTTTACTCAATGTGGCTTGGATTCCTGCAACAGTGCTGTTGATTGTGACTAAATTGCCAGATGTGCCTGAAAGAGTAAATGCGGCAAATGTCTGCGTGGACAATGACCAAAAACTAATTGTGCTGGGTAATGTGGTTGATGTTAGGTCACTAAATGAATTATCGCCCGATATTTCCAATGCACCAGCACCGCCTTGATTTAACACTGGATAAGTACCGCCGCCACCGGCAAATGTTTTTGCTGAGGCGGAAGTCATGCTGATAGTCAATCCGCTTATTGTTAAACCGGTTAATGCATTTGAGAATGCTGTAGCACCTGATCCAGTTATAGTGTATGTGCCGGATCCGGTCATGGACCTGGTGTTGGATAAGGTACTAACGAATGTACTGCTTGTCACAGAGAATGTTGAACAACTCAGTATACCGCCGTTTAATCTGAGTGTGGTTGCACTCAGTGCGTCAGCCAAGGTTGCAGTACCTGTGATATTAACACCTAATTCTGTTATTGTTTTGCCGTTGCTGGTAATTGTATGGCTGATACCAGACGCTCTTGCGGTCAATCCGGTGTATGTGCCAGTACTTGATAATGTCAAATTACCGTATAAGTATATGGTCGATGTTGGGAGAGTAAATGATGTTGTTCCAAAATCTAAATTTTTAAAGAAACTACCACTCGTTATTGTTGCAGTACTAGAACCTGAACCAAATGTTAAATTTGGTGCATTACTCAGACTTCCCCCACCGGTACCACAAGTGAATGTTCTTGTATTGGGCATTGTAGTAACAGTAAATCCTCCAAGACCGCTAAATGTAAATCCAGTAATGTCACTCATATTCAATACTGTAGTTCCAGCAGTTTCATGGCTTAACCTGATGTTACCCGCAGTTGTGTTACCAAATGCAATAGAACGTGTACCTGTACCAGAAGAACTAAATGCACCAACAGTCAGTGTAACTCCATCAGCCAGTATTAATGATCCACTAGTAAGCGTGTAAGTCCCAGCGCCCGCGATAAAGGTCATGCTCCAATTTTTATTAAAAGTAACAGTACCAGCAGTATGATTAAATGTAGTAAATCCAAGAGCGGGACTCAATGTAGCAGTACCACCATATGTGAATGAACCTGATGTCAGAAAAAAACCAATTGTTGGAGAAATTGTACCACTAGAGAACGTAAATGCAGGACCATTGATTGTGAATGTTGTACATGCAATAATCCCAAAATTATTTAATGTACCACCTGTATAATTTACTGCACCTGAACAACTTAAATTGAATGTGGCAAAATTCATAGTTCCTGATGTTTGCGTGTATGTGGTCACACCCAATGAACCAGCCAATGTGGTAGTGCCTGAATGATTAACGGTGAATGCTGCAATAGTTTTACTATTGGTTGTGATGGTACCTGTGTCAACCATTGTTGCACCTAAAGCAGTATAATCGCCTACTGTAAGTGTTAATGCAGTTAAATTCAATACTGTTGCTGCTGGAGTTGATGAGTTGCCAGTGAAATCTAATAACCTAAACCAACTGCCCGTACTGAAACTTGGGACCGCGGTGCCTCCGTTAATATACATTCTTACTGAATTTGTAATAGAACCACTTGTTGTACCAAAAGTAAATGTTGCTGTGGCCCCCATAGAACTGGTAAAACCACCGGAACCAGTGTAGGTAAAACCAGTCACATCGGCCATATCTAATCTAGTCACTCCACTAACTCCAGGACTTAGATCAATATATCCAGCAGTGGTAACACCAAATGCAATTGAACGAGTATTGGTATTATTTGAAATAAATCTACCAACTGTGAATGTAACACCGTCAGAAATAGATAATGTACCGGCTGTAAATGTATATGGAGCCGCTGCCGTGGCCACGGTATTTGTTACATTGACTGTGCCGGAAGTATGATTAAAGGTCGTCACAGCCGCCATCGTGCCAGCACCACCAGCCAGATTCAATGTACCTGTAGTTACTGTAATTGTGGCTACGTTGAGTGACGCGCCTGAGGGTTGTATGAATGTTCCACCATTTACAGTAAGTATAGGTGATGTTAGTCTAGTAATTAGTGTAGTTGTTCCTGCAACACAAGTTACTGAACCCGTTCCGGTGGGGCCCGCTGTTGTTGGAAACGCTGATGCACCACCGTCAATGACACCAGTAGCCTGCATAAAAAATTGACATCCTCCGTAACCGCCAAAATTGCCGCGGTTAAAAATGACAGACCTTACATTTATAACAGTTGTGCTTGGGTTGTTAAAAGTACTAAGACCATAATCAAGTATATTAAACCAACTGCCGCTTACAATGGTTGTAACAGAAGAAAGAGTAGAAAGAAAAGTAAAATTAGGCGCATTTGCAACTGATCCACCTGCTGTACTACCAAAAGCTATTGTTCTAGTGTATAAATTGGTTGTCGTAAATGCACCTGGACCTGTCCAAGTAAATCCAGTTGCGGTAGCCATATCTAAAACAGTTTGACCATTGCCTTGCTGGCCCAGGTATAAAAATCCAGCAGTGGTAACACCAAATGCAATTGAACGAGTATTGGTATTATTTGAACTGAATTGCCCTACCTCGAATGTAACACCGTCAGAAATGGATATTGTACCGGCTGTAAATGTGTAAGTACCAGATGTTGCTGGCGGCGTTGTTCGCAAGGATGTGTTCACTGTTACATTGACTGTACCGGAAGTGTGGTTAAATGTATTTGTTTTGGGTACTGTACCACCATTAAAATTTACTGTACCTGAGGTTAATGCAATTGTGTTTGCATTAAGTGTCGCGCCTGCAGGGTGTGTAAACGTGCCACCATTGACTGTAAAAACACCTGAAGGATCTGCGGTGTTTGCTGTACCACTTATTGTCGTTGTTCCACCCAAAACAAATACATTAGCTAATATTTTTGAAGATGCAATAATTGCACCAGTATCTTGCATATTTACAGTTACATTAGTGTGTGTTCCACCAGTTAAAGTTAAATCACCAGCAACATTTACTGTAGTTGCGTTCGTACTTCCATTATAATTTAAACCAAAACTTAAATTATTAAACCAAGAACCTGTTGTAATAGTCAGGGATGTGGTCATCGACGCAGCAGGTAATAACGAAAAATTAGGTGCATTTGAAGATGTACCGCCAGCTGTAGAACCAAAAGTGATTGATTGTGCTGAGCTAAATTGTGTGCTTGTAAAACCACCAGTTCCCGTAAAACTCCAGTTTGTAGCATCAAGTACATTTAAAAAACCTGAGCCGCTCATCACGATGTTATTAGTACCAAATTGAACCTGTCTACTTCTTGTCGTACCTGATACATATGATCCTACAGTTAAAGTGAAACCATTTAAATTTAAAGTGCCACTAGAATGAGAAAAAGATGTTTGATTGAGTGTTGTAGCTGCAGCTAATGTTACCGTTCCTGTTCCGGTATCCATAGTTAAAGAGTTTGGAAGAGTCTTGCCTGCAAAATTAAGTGTTTGTGAATTTCCAAGTAATGTTATTGTTCCTGATCCTGGAAAAGTCTGGCCTGAACCAAATGTAATACTTCCAGCCGCATTAACAGAGTTTATAAGAAATATCATTGCAAGTGTTCTACCTGACAAATCTAAATTGCAAAGTGTATCGTAAGAAGACGTTTGCAGAGTGTTTGCAGAAAGACTACTATTCCAACCAGAATTAGTTATAAAAGCTGTATCTTGCGGTAATGGAAAATTGGCAGCACTAGGTGTACCTGCTTGAGATGTTGCCCAAATATTGTCAGTCCAATTAAGTCCAGCAGCACCATTGACAGTTGAACTTAAATAAACTGTTTTTGCGGCCGGAAATGTTATATTATTATTATTGCCTAGATTACCTAATGATGTTCCTGACCAAGTACTTCCACCAGCATTAATATCCTTAAAATTAAGATTACTTAATGACACTGCTGCTGCTGTTATAGTTACTTGTGTTCCGACGTTAGTAGCTCTAAAATTTCTACGATTAGTGGCCGAGAATCCCGCCGCCGTTAAAGTTCCATTTATTGTTTGATTATTACTAAACGAAATATAATATTGTAAGCCGGCGCTTGCTGCGGTGAATGTTAAATTATTAAAAGTATTCGTACCTGTTATAGTTGGGCTAAGCTCAGTAATAGTTACATTATAAAAAGTTACTCCTCCGCCAGCAAATGTCGAGCCAGTAATTGCTGAGGTACAAGTAATAGTACCACCGGTATGAGTAAATGTTAAATTGGTTGAATCTAATGTCACTGGTAAAGTTGTACTAGATAAACTTACATTTGAACTGCCTAAATTAATAGCTCTAACGCTTGTATTGGTAGCACTATCTAATTGAAGAATGGACAATGCAAAATTATTTGTATTAAATGTCCCAGCTAACACTTGTATTGCAGAATTTGTACTACCAATACCTCTAGCTAAATTCCAAGTTCCACCGGCACCATTAAAAATTAATTTAGGTACACCTTGATTTGTATCAATCGTATAGGTTCCACTTGTTGCACCAAATGTCCATCCTAATGAACTGTTTGTGAATGATCCACCTACAAGTTTAAAACCTCCATAAAATGTAACTGTTGAGATTGACTGCCATGAACCTGTCCATCCGGTAAAATCAACACTCTTTGCTGTATAACCAGAACCATTCAAGAATGTTAATGCATATGTTCCTGCTGTAAAATTATAACTTATTGAATTTGCTTCAGAAAAAGTTCCAGCCAACACAGTTGTAGCTAGAGCACCGGCATAAGAAACATTAACAACTGGTGTACCAGTGTTTGTCATGTTTGTTGTTACTTGTGTTGTCCAAAGAGTTCCACCTGCAGCATTAACTGTTATAGAACCTGATGTCCCAAATGCAATTGAACGAACGCCGGTACCTGTGGAACTGAATTTACCGGTAGTTAAATTATTATTGTTTAGGGTGATTGTACCTAATGTAAGGGTGAAGGTACCGGCAACAGTACACAATGTAGGGCTACCGGACAACGATAAATTAATATTTGCGGCATTGTGTGTAGTGTTTAATGAAACAGCAGATGCTGCGACCGTAACTGTACCAGTACCTGAAAGCGAATCAAAAGTAACAGTGTCTGCATTAGTGGGAGCTGTCTGCCCGCCGGTGCCACCAGATAAAGCAGCCCAGTTGGTTGTTGTAGTAGAATCCCAAGTTCCTGTGCCACCTACCCAAAATCTGCTGGCCATTAGTTATTACTCGGTAGGTTCAGTTGGTAATGCATTAATGATAGCCAACCAATTATCAAATCTTTCTTGTTGCATTGTCGAAATTTGTTCAGGTGTCAATGCATCATATTCTTCTTGAGAGAACCATAGAGCATCTCTGTACGTCCTATCTCCATCAGACTTTTCAAAGATTACTTGAACTTTTCCATCAATTTGATTTATAATATCTTCCATTTTATTTTCCTTAACTAATGATTAGAAACCAAAATTCTTAGCTATTATATGCCATTTTGTTTCTGTCGTGTTATATATAAATCCCATGTAGTCCGTTTTGGCTACTCCTGCTAGTCCTGATGATACAGTTGGTAATGTCAAATCTGTGGAACCAGCTGCCCAGGAACTAGAAAAAGCAAATGTTTGTGCATTTGTCGATTTAATCCTAATTATGAGTTTTTGGCCATTTACGGGAGTTCCAGAAACACTTATTGTAAGTGTTCCAGCTGCTTGTGTATTTATTTGATAAGCTATATCTGTAGTATCTGTATTGATAGGCAATGTAGTTCCATCAGTTATTAATGTTACTCTTGAATTAGCTTTAGCAAATGCTGAGTTAGCATATGATCCAGCTGGTGTTGCTGTGTTAGCAATAGCAAATGCTGAGTTAGCATAAGAACCAGAAGAATTAGCAGCACCAAATGCACCATTTGCATAGAAACTGGCTGAGTTAGCAACATTATTTGAAATTGTAGTAACAAGCTCTACAGGAGTAACGGTCGTACCGTTAACCGCTATATTTTTGTATAACTTATTTAAAGCCGGATCAAAAACTTCATCGCCAAGATTTTTTCCTCCCGGTAATGAAGATGTGTTAGCGACTAGGTGTTTTATATAGTCTCTAGATGACATTTAAATTCCTAATATTAATTAAGCTTGAGCTTCTGTCCAACTTAAACGACTATTAATTGTGTTTGTAGTATTTGAAGTAATATTTGTACAACAAACTGTAATTATATCTGGACCATCTGGGTAAATATTTGCAGGATTCGTACTAGCGGATGTTGATGTGCCGCCACCTAAAATACTATTACCAATGTCTCTAACTTGTGTTAATTCTTGTGATACTGTACCGTCTCTAGAAGTAAAGAATCCAAAAATGTTTTCACCACCAGTAATAGTTTGGCCGCCAGTATGAAAAATATATTGAGCTAAACTTGAACCACCTATGGGTGCCCAAGTACCACCACTTAGGCGCGAATTTAAAAACACTTCAATACGAAAAGCGGTACCGACGGCAAAAACGTCCATCTGACGCAGGGTTAGTTGCATACGGTTGATAATTTCTTTTACGCCAAGTAAACCGGTTAAACCATTATCAACACTAGGAGCAATACGCAAACTCAAAAGAGGTTGACGAGTACCTTGCGCCAAATTGGATAACGCAGAATTACTACCCACGTTAAACACCAAACTTTTATCATCATCGTAACGTCCGTCCATGATAACACTAGAACCCCAGTGACTTATCTGACTAGCCGCTTGTGGACTATAGAGTTCTGCCTTAATTGGAGCTGTTGCTGAGTATGTGAATGTAGTTGCACCACTGCCGCCAGTTGCACCACGAGCACTGATTGTTAAAGTATTTGTAGTTTTAGCACTATATGTAATATATTCGATTATTGCACCAGTTGCTGCAGCACTAGTCAACACAACTGTTCCACTGGTTGGCCAACCTGTAGTATCATTAACAGAAATTGTAGCACCAGTTGTAGCTGCGCTTGATAGGGTTGAGGTTAAATATGTATAGTTAGGTAGATGATTGACTTCATATCTAGCTACCAAATTACCACTACGCATATATGCTTCATTATTTAAATTGTTGTTTGAAATTCTGTGGCAGTATACAACTTCACCACGATTATTTTTAAATCCAAAACGTATAGCACCTGCACCATACCAACTATAGTCGATGTATAACATTTGCATTTTAGATAGGTCTAATGTCATTAAACTTGCACCAGTTCCATCCATCTTGTCAATATTCCAACTACTTTGAGCATAACGTGTGTTAATCGTTTTACTAATTTGAGAATTACTAGAAGTTACACCGCGATATTCGGGGTAGATATACATCTGTGTATCAGTGGTAATTTGTTGAACTAAATAACTTTGTCCACGAATAACAATAAAATCACCAGGTGTTAATTGACTACTAAATTTGGTATTTGTACCAACAACACTTTGACTTCCGTTGGTGGTTGCTGCTACACCGCTAATTTGAAAAGTGCTAGAACGACGAACAGTATAAATTGTCTGGCCATCAAATTCAAAATAAAATCCGTTTTGAGAATCAAACATACCAACACGGTTACTAGCACCGTACCAACTACTTGGACTAACAATTGGAGTTCCTGTTGCAGGTGTTGCACTTGGTGTGCTTAATGCTGTATAGGTAAATGTTATTGGAGTTGGCGTTGAGGCCACCGCAAATGTACCATTATAAGCTGTTTGAGTACAACCACTGACCTGGACATTAGCTCCAGCAAATAGACCGTGTGGATATTTTGTGGTCACTGTTACTGTAGCACCACTACTAGTTAAATTGTCTGCATTTAATTGTGGTTTTAAAACAGTACCGGTAGAGAACTGTATACCTTTACCACTTTGATAACGGAACTGGCGTCTTGTTTGACGAATAACTTGATAACCATGATAAGGAAGTAAATTACCAAAACCCACGCCACCGTCGAAAGGTCTGTGTGCAATATATCCTAATGGACGTGCATATAGTGTAGCATTGGCACCACCCGCACCTGTGATATTAGAACCTGTAGGTGCATTATTTACTATAAAGGTGAATGTTGTGTTTGTTGGAGTTGTTGCAACTACCCAACTTCCGTTAGGAGGATTGGAAGTGGCGGTCGTACCAATAACATAAATTGCATCACCTACACGAAGACCGTGGTCATTAGTAGTTGTTCCGGTTACTGTGGTACCAGTATTAACAAATGCAGCACTCGAAGATGCACTGACTGGAATAGCAGCCCCAGTATAGAAATAACCCACAAAAAAAGTAGTTTTGTTGGTATCGAATAATGATGCAGCTGGAGTATTGGTTACACTAAAAGTAAAACTAGTGGACCCAGTAACACCTTCAATTAACCACCATCCGCTCACATTGGCATCATCTAATGTACCTTGAACGAAAATTGGAGTACCTACAGTAAGACCTGTGGTATTAGCAATTGTAACTGTAACCACTTTAGAAGCAGCAGTCATGCCGGTAATCGTGTAACTACCACTAGATGCTGTTCCACCACCACCGACGAATGATGCATTACTTGCAACCGAGGTAATACCTTGAGTAAAATCATAGAAAGCACAAGGTCTATTATTGGTCAAAGTCAAACTTTCCCATTTTGTGGGTTGCATACCGTATTCGAAGTCGGTGTCAATCAATGCTTGAGGAGTACTAACACGCATTTTATCCACTGGATCACGCATTGTTTCCGAAGGAGTCATTTCTTGATAAGTTTCTTCTGTTAGAATTGCTAACTTATCAGAATTGGCCATCGCCGCTGTATTATAATTGAGAATAATTGTAGTTGTTTCTAGACCTGTTGTATCGACAGAGTTGGTGTAACTTGTGGCTTGCAACGATGGATCAGAAAAATTATATATCACTGTACCTGTTGTGGTATTTGTAATCAACAATAGTTGTTCCCTACGGATATTTTTACCAGTTATAGTAATTGTTTTTGTATCTTTGTTAAAAGAATACGCTTCTAATATTACATGTTTTGACATTTTGAATTAATCTCCTAGAGCTATTGTGGCCACGGAAAATGGATATTTCCTTGTTTGGACTGTTGATATAGTATTTATGATAGTTAAAATAGCTTGGTCTCCTGAGTCTGCTGTATTATATAGTATTAAATCAGCCGAATTGGAGGTTGCAACTACACGAAAACCTTTATAAGAATCGTATGGGGTTAACCAAGGATAACGGAGTTCTTGAATATATGGCGCAAGTCTTCGGCCGTTTACTATAACTTCTAAATTTTTTGATTGTGTTATAGATGTATTGCTTACATTTGCTTGGTCAACCTTTAAACTAAACACCTGTTTTATGCCATCAAATTGTGACGAAATATCATTGAGAACCAAAGGAATAGATGTACTACCACCAGAAGCAGTATTAGCTGCAGCAAACGCGGCATTTGCTTGTAGGTAAGCACTGTTAGCATAAAAACCTGATGCACCACCTGAACCAGTATTAGCGGCCGCAAAAGCACTATTAGCATATGAACTGGCTGTATTAGCACCAGCAAAAGCACCATTAGCATAAGAACCTGCTGGTATTGCTGTATTAGCTTGTGTGAATGCAGAGTTGGCATAGGAACCGGCTGCTGTTACAGCAGAACCAGTATTAGCAGCAGCAAAAGCAGAATTAGCATAAGAACTGATTGAAACTGTATTGGAACTGGCTGTATTAGCTACAGCAAAAGCAGAATTAGCATAAGAACTGATTGAAACTGTATTGGAACTGGCTGTATTAGCTACATCGAATGCAGAGTTGGCATAGGAACTAATTGAAACTGTATTGGAACTGGCTGTATTAGCTACAGCGAATGCACCATTAGCATAAGAACTGGCTGAGTTAGCAATGCCAAAAGCACCATTAGCATAAGAACTGGCTGAGTTAGAAATGCCAAAAGCAGAGTTGGCATAGGAACTGATTGAAACTGTATTAGAACTGGCTGTATTAGCTATAGTGAATGCACCATTAGCATATGAACTAGCTGAATTAGCTATATCAAAAGCACCATTAGCATAAGAACTGATTGAAACTGTATTAGAACTGGCTGTATTAGCTACAGCGAATGCGCCATTGGCATAAGAACTAGCTGAATTAGCTATACCAAAAGCACCATTAGCATAAGAACTGATTGAAACTGTATTAGAACTGGCTGTATTAGCTACAGCAAAAGCAGAATTAGCATAAGAACTGGCAGACCCTGCACCACCAGAACTTGTATTAGCAGCAGCAAAAGCACCATTAGCATAGGAACTGATTGAAACTGTATTAGAACTGGCTGTATTAGCTATAGTGAATGCACCATTAGCATATGAACTAGCTGAATTAGCTATATCAAAAGCACCATTAGCATAAGAACTGATTGAAACTG